TCAAGAAGGTAGTAGAGGCCCGCATGGCCCAGAAATGACCAGACCGACGATACGTTTGACACGGCATAGACTAGATAGGCAGTGCGAACGATGGCGTCCATTGTCTGTTAGAACTACTTAACACCTAAACATTTATCGAGCGTCGGAATGCCCTCGTGGACAGGCTTGTTGCGGCGAAGGCGGAGCTGCTGCGACGCCTTATCCACCGTTTCGACTGTCAATGCCACGTACGACTTCACGTCCCGAGTCGAGACCTGTGTGTTGACCGACGGCATGTAGAGTCGGACGGGCGGCATGGCGGACTGGAGCGGTTTCGTAGATTTGAAGAGGAACTCGCGGTACTGCTGGATATCGAGCGTCCCGCCAAACATCCGAAGAATCCGCTTGTCGGGTGCGGGCTGAATTTCTGTGCCTGGGTAGAGAAACCCATACAAAGAATTCAGCAGCGAGTGACGGAGCCACCGGTCGCTCTGCGTCAACCGTGCTTCGGAATAGGTGTAGGCCAATCCACACTCGGGACTGCAAAAGTTGCCTTCGGCCCTATACATATTTGAGTGCGTGTCGTAGTGCGTAGGAACTACAAATGCCCTGTTGGAAAACCCGTGGCAGCACCAGAAGCAGGCGGTGTCTGCAGAGTATTCCTGGGCAAGGTGAAGCCTCGACACTAGATCGTGAATGACGTTCTCGTCAAACCGCTGCTGCCCGTGACCAAGCGACTCCCGCAGAATATCTGAGTACGGCTTAGAAGCATCCGACGGCTGAGGGTGTTTCGACGACAGGGGAACATCCGAGTTCTGCACGGACTCTACAAATTCCTTGGATACTTTCAAAACCAAAATCACGGGCGGTGGAGCGAGAAGCGAAGCATCTGTTGCCGTAACAGCATTCTTTTTGGAGCGAGGGGGCATTATGAATCTACGTGCTTCCTGTGTAAAACGAACCGGGGCCTGTCCCTGCAACAGGATGGCACAGGAAACATGGCATCAGGGTACAAGAAGCACACGCACCGCGAGCACATTCTCGAGCTTCCCGACACATATGTAGGATCGGTACAGAACTGCTCGGAGCTGATGTACGTCGTCGAGGAAGAAACATTCACACAGAAGGCCATTGCAGAATTCAACCCGGGCTTCTACAAGCTCTTTGACGAGATTGTCGTGAACGCCCACGATCAGGTCGTGCGTATGCGGCAGCGGGGCAGCGAGAACCCCGTCAAGAACATCCACATTGACGTCACTGAAGAGAGCGTGACGGTGCGAAACGACGGCGAGGGCATCGACGTCATCGAGCACCCCGAGTACAAGGTGTGGGTGCCGCAGCTGATATTCGGAGAGCTGCTCACCTCGACCAACTACGACAAGGAGGAGAAGAAGCTCGTGGGCGGCAAGAACGGCTACGGCGTCAAGCTCGCCAACATCTTCAGCAAGCAGCTCACGATCGACCTCGTGGACGGCGTGCGTGGAAAGAAATACGTGCAGTCCTGGGAGGACAACATGACGGTCGTGAAGCCGCCCAAGATCACGAGCGTCAAGACCAAGCCGTACGTCAGCGTCGCGTGGACGCCTGATTTCGCGAGGTTCGGCATGAAGAACATTACGCCCGACATGTTGGGCATCTTCCGCCGGAGGGCAACCGATCTGGCGATGACGGTCGGCAAGGAGGTCAAGGTCTACTGGAACAAGACCCTCATCAAGTGCCGCGACCTCGCCGCCTACGCTGGCGAGTTTGTTGCGACGCCCGTCGTACACTACACGACGGAACGCTGGAGCGTGGCGGTTGCAGATACGCCCACGGACGGTTTCCTCCAGGTTTCGTTCGTCAACGGGATCTGGACCTCCAAGGGCGGCACGCACGTCGACCACATTGCGAACCAGGTCGTGTCGCACATCGTCGACTATCTTGAGACCAAGAAGAAGATCAAAGTGAAACCGTCGCTCGTCAAGGAGAACCTGGCGATCTTTGTGACGGCCCAGATCGAGAACCCGTGCTTCAACTCGCAGACGAAGGAGCTGTTGACGTCGAAGAGCACTGCGTTCGGATCGACGTGCAAGCTGCCCGAGGACACGCTCAAGAAAATCCAGAACAAGCTGCAGTTGGTGGATACACTGATTGTGGCGCAGAAAGAAAAGGACGATAAGGACAACAAGAAGTCCGATGGAAAAAAGCAAAGCAAGATCTACGGCATCCCGAAGCTTGAGGACGCTGCTTGGGCAGGCACCGCCAAGTCCGCCGCCTGCACCCTCATCCTTACCGAAGGCGATTCCGCCAAGTCCATGGCTCTCAGCGGTCTTACGAAGACTCAGCGTCAGTCTTTCGGCGTGTTCCCACTGCGGGGGAAAATCATGAACGTCAAGGACAGCAGTGCGTCAAAGGTCGAGCTCGCCAAGGAGATTGCCGAGCTGAAGAAGATTATCGGTCTCGAATCGGGCAAGTCGTACAAGGACACCAGCGGCCTGCGGTACAGCCGTGTGTTGATTATGACCGACCAGGACTACGACGGGTCGCACATCCGCGGCCTGCTGGTCAATCTGTTCCACGAGCTGTGGCACGACCTCATGAAGATCCCCGGCTTCCTCGCCTACATGGCCACACCCATCGTCAAGGCCACGAAAGGTGCCAAGACGCAGACCTTCTATACGCAGTACGAATACGACCAGTGGAAGGTTTCAAATACAGGCTGGTCGATCCAGTACTATAAGGGTCTCGGCACCTCGACCCGCGAGGAGGCTCAGGAGTACTTTGCAGCACTGAACGTGACCGAGTTCTCGTACACGCCCGACAGCGACGGGGCTGTAGACCTCGCCTTCAACAAGGCTCGGGCGGACGACCGCAAGGTGTGGCTGCAGGGCCACTCGGCGTCCAATATAGTCGTGCCCCACGCCGACCACAAGCTGCCCTACGACGAGTTCGTGCACCGCGACCTCATTCACTTCTCCTACTACAATCTCGAGCGGTCCATTCCGAGCATCATGGACGGCCTGAAAACCTCGCAGCGAAAGATTCTGTTCGGCTGCCTCAAGCGGAACCTGACTGGAAAAGTCAAGGTCGCCCAGCTCGCGGGGTACATCTCGGAGCACTCGGGCTACCACCACGGCGAGATGTCGCTCAACGAAACCATCATCGGCATGGCCCAGGACTTTGTGGGCAGCAACAACCTGCCGTGGCTGGTTCCGAAGGGTCAGTTCGGTACGCGGCTGGAGGGCGGCAAGGATTCGGCCGCGTCCCGTTACATCTTCACCTACCTGCAGCCCTACCTCAAGAACCTCGTGCCGCAGGATGATCTCGGCGTCCTGCAGTACCGCGACGACGACGGTCTGTCGGTCGAGCCCGACTGGTACGCCCCCGTCCTGCCCATGCTGCTCGTCAACGGCTGCCGCGGTATTGGCACGGGATACTCGACCTTCGTGCCGTCCTACAACCCTACGACGCTGAAGGACGTGCTCATCCGCTGGCTCATCTCGGGCATGGAGTCGGACGATATACTGCGGAACGTGCCGCTCGCACCCTGGTACCGCGGTTTCGCGGGTACGATCGGGGGCTCGGAGGGAGAGTACACAATGACGGCCAAGTACACGTACACTGCAAAAACCAAGACGATTGTGGTCAGCGACCTGCCCATCGGCTACTGGACGTCGGGATTCAAGCAGATGCTCGACGCCTACTGTGAGAAGAAGGAGGTCGTCAAGGACTATGCAGACACGTCCACGGACGTCGACGTACATTTCGAGATTGTGCTGTACGACGACATGCCGATCGCCACGATCGAAAAGACGTTCGGCCTCACAGAAAAGATCAAGACCACCAACATGCACGCCTTTGATTCGGCGGGCAAGATCAAAAAGTACGCGACGCCCAACGAGATCCTCATAGACTACGCCCGCGAGCGGCTTGCTCTATATTCCAAGCGGAAGGAGCATCTCCTGCGGCTCCTCCACGAGAAGATGCCGTGGCACCGCAGTGTCGTAAAGTTCCTGACGCTCATGTGCGAGGACACCATCGACCTCCGCAAGAAGAGCCTCGCCGTCTGTCGCGAGATCCTTTCGAGCCACGGGCTCGAGTGCATCGACGACCTTCTCAAGCTGCCCTTCAGCAGCATCACCGAGGAAAACATTCGCAAGCACCAAGCAGAGCTGGACAGGCTGAACGCCGAGATTGCGGAGACGACACGGACGTACCCGCACGAGTTCTGGCTTAAGGATTTGAGCCTGCTGAAAGTATAAGATGCAGAACAACGGCAAGGCTATTTATCAGTCTCTACTCGCTGAAACCGACGAAGAAGCACGCGAAGACTATGCATACGACCCCCGCGTGGCCATGTTTGACACCCGCAATACGACAGATTTACCCCCGGAAGTAATCCAACCAGAGGTGGGCAGTACGTATTCCGACGAACACGTGACAGATCAACCTGCCAGCGACGAACGTGAACACGCCGTCCAAGACATTCCACCCACGGTAGAAAAATTATATACAGTCATCATCGACACGGCTCATCGCGACTGGACGGTGCAGCCAGATGCATACTCGAACATTTTTAATTTTGGGTACGAAAACAGCATAAATATCAATGGACCACAGACTCCGTATTACTTTAACAACCCGGTCGTACCCCTGGCGGCTTACGAAACGACCCTTGCGAAACTAAACTCGCCTATGGGTTCGGGAGCCCTGAACGCCATTCAGACAACTACGAATCGCAGTCCGCAATCGTTTCCGCCAGGAGTACCCGCTCCTTCGTACCTGAACCGCTTTTCGGACATGGTCAACCCAGTCTACGGCTGGAAGATTGTGTACTCGAACGGACAGCGTCTACACTCCCCGCAGCCGTTCAGTTATACAGACCCAAACGTTCGTGTATTCTTTTACCCACCGTACGACGAGAAGCAGACCCGGGGTGCCCAGATCGGCATAGACGTTCAGACACAGAGGTATGCCGTCCAGGACTACAACTACACGTCAACCAAGCAATTTTCCAACGTGAGCAGCATCCGCCTCATCCGTGCGACATTGCCCTTCCGTGCCTTGTCGCCCTATTCCTCCACCGCCTTTTCCACTCGAAACTACTACCCCGCCGGATTCCACAATAAACCCTACCTGCTTATGAACATTGAAAACCTGAACGGACTGCAGTACGGCGGTGCCCAGGAAATTCAGAAATCCTTCACGACGCTGGCACAGACCTTTCGGTCCTCCTACGCGATGGACACCCAGCTTCTCGCACAATGGGCAGACTACTACTGCTGGGACGATACTATTTCCTACAACTTCAGCCCGCCGCTCACGATGCTGTCCAACGCCGCCCTACAGCTCATGAGCTCGGTCGGGGAGCCCTTTTCGCACATCGACAACATCAACGTCGTGGCCCTACAGCTGCAGTCTGGATCAAACTTTGGCAAGGTCAAGTTCTTCGTATCCCAGGACACGACGCTAAAAACATCGTACGGGGACAACAATGCGTTTTATGTGAAAGACTTGGATGTGGGCGACGAGATCGCACTATACTTGCCTTCATTGACGAGCCTCGTATCGGATCCGTCGACAAGCCAGTACGGCACCGCGTTTTTCAACGCCCTTTCGAACGGCATGCTGGTGACGGATGTTCTGAGCAACGACTTTTCGACGCAGCAGATTTTTCCGACGATGGCCTACGGTACGTCCTTCATGGCCGTCCCGAAAGCGTCCAACGCATACGTCACGTGGTCGGGACTCATAAACACTACCTCCTCGCTCTGCCTCCAGCAGTACGCGACAGCCCCTCAACCGTTCCTGCAGAGTCGTTCCTTCTCGTACGACCGATGGATCCCCATCATGAACGTCAATACACAGGCTGCTTTTGCTTTGGAAATCCGTGTCAATGAACCAGACATACGTAAAATCAAAGAAAATATACCGACCAAGTAGATAATGAGCTCCGGACTCGGTGAACTATATCCTCTTCGCACGGACGAACTTGCCAAGTACTATGTCGACACGGCAGTGCCGAATGCACCGAAACACACTGGCTTTGTGCCCACGCTGGCCGACCCCGAGACCAGTTCGACGCAAGCGTTTCGGCTCTTCAATACCTACCGTGAGGATCCCAATCTCGCGTACGGCTCGACCTTCAATCAACAGGCCACGATCCGCATTCATACCTGCACGCCCCTCAACCAAACCTTTTTCTCCGAGGAAAATATCGAGAACCTCCAGGCCGAGCTTCGCTATCGAGTCTGGCTCAAGAGCGGCAAGCAGCATGTGATTGACGCCCAGCGGCCCGACGAACTGAAGACCATCATGCGGTCTTACTACCTTGAGTATGCTGGCAATGTTCCGGGTCGCGAAAAGGAAGAGCTGGACGGCCTCAACGAGCGTGTTCTCGCCTTTTGCGTCGGCGACGTCCTCGGCAGCATCAACATGTTCCTCCACAACCGCAAGGAAGTCCTCGACTTTCCGATGCCCATCGGCAACCCCGTCAACGCCGACGTCAAGGGTACAAAGACTGCGGAATTCAAGGCGTTCTTTTAGATGCGATCTTAGTAATGTTCCGCTCCTTTCGGGGTACTACATACGCAAAAACACCGAAAGGTCTGCTGGTCTACGAGGCCGAAAGTTTTCGACCGGCCGAAAAGATTGTATGGAACGCCATCCAGAAACGTGTCGAGCCTGTGTATGGTGCATACTGCCGCGAACTGTTTGACGCATATTACGGCTACGGCGACGCAGAGATGAAGGACTACTGCGAGACCCTCGAGCTGCCCGAACAAGTCGTGGACGTCGAGAACCCCGACGAGTTTTGGCGGTGGACGGGGCAGACCCTCGAGTGGCTGAAGGATCGCCCGATCGTCGTGCACCCGTGTGTCAAGGCCATGGGTCGTGCCGAGTACTTGCGGATTTTGGGGCTCCGTGCCAGGACGCTAAAACGAATGCCTCGTCAAATCCGAGGAACTATTAAGCAACGAAGACGATAATGAGGGTCAACTTGATTTCCACGCACCGAAATCAAACCGGACTCGCACAGGACGTGGATATTTTGCAGGGCGTGTGGGCTCTGACCGACGAAACCGTAAAGTACCGCCGCGTGAATTTTAATCAGCCGCAGTGCGAAGAAGCCGAGATCAATGTATTCTTTGAAGTGCTTAATCCGTCGCTGTTCACGTACGCCGCCAAGAACGTGTGGATTCCCAACGCCGAGTGGGCGTACAAGTCGTGGGGCACCTACCTATCCAGCATCGACGAGATCTGGTGCAAGACGCAGGAGGCCGTGGATGTATTCTCGAAAGTACACGTGAACGTCAAGTGTATCGGGTGGACGTCGATCGCCAAGGGGATTCCCGAGCGGAAGAATTTCCACAAGGCTCTTGTCTTGACGGGCAAGAACATCTTTCGCCACCCGCAGTTCATCGTGGACGCATACGGTACGATGCTGGACACTCCAAACTTGCCAGAACTCCACATTGTCTACGACGGGACGCGAATGAAGCTCGAGGTGCCCGAACACCTGAAGGGCATCGTCCACACGTACTCTGAAACTCTTCGCGAGAAGCAGTATACGGAGCTGCTGCAGGAGTGCGGTCTGGCCATCTGCGTATCGGGATCGGAAGGCTTCGGCCACGCCGTCAACGAGGCCGCGTCCACGGGCAGCGTCCTGCTGCTCAACGAAATACCTCCCTTCAAGGAGTTTGGGTACGAAACCGTCTGGGCCAAGAACGCGGGCACGACGCCCCACCCCGAGTGCTACGCAGACCTCTACAATATTACGCGTGAATCCGTCGTGGACGCTCTGAAGACCTACGTGGCTCTCACATACAAGGAACGCAAGGCCATGTCGGACAAGAACGCGGATCTGTACGTCAAGAAGCACTCCGAGTGGACTACGGCGATCCAGGCGTTTCTGAAACCGTACACGACGGATGCCGTATTCTCGGTGGATTCAACGGCGGTGCCGGAGGCCGATCTGCCGGGCGTGACGATCGTGACGCCTACGCGGGATCGCCTGCGGTTCATGGAGATCTGTGCGGGCTGCGTCAACTCCCAGTGCTACCCTGCCGACAAGCTCGAATGGATTGTCATTGACGACGGCAAGGTCACGTGTGAGGAGTTTGTCAAGGCGGTTCCCTTTGGCAGGCACGTACTGGCGGGAACGGACAAGACGATCGCCTGGAAACGCAATCTGGGTGCCAAGCTCGCCAAGTTTCCCGTCATCGTCCACTTTGATGACGACGACATTTACCCACCCAACAGCGTTCTGTTCCGCGTATCCATGATGCTGCGAGCCAACAAGCGGGCGGTGTTTTGCACGACCATCTCGTGCTACGACATTGCCAACTACATTTCCTTCGTAAATGTTCCGCCGATGCGGCTTCCGCAGAGCATGCGGGTATCGGAAGCGACGATGTGCTATACGAAGAGCTTCTGGGAGGAGAAGGGCTTTGACGAGGATACAAAAATCGCGGAGGGCAACACATTCATCCGCGGTCGCGAATATATGTGCAGCGAGCTTTCACCACAGGAAATTATTGTGAGTTTAGTGCACCCGTGGACGACGTCCTCGCGGAAATCGCCCAAGGGCATGGAGCCGAACGGCTGTCATTTCGGGTTCACGGAAGATCTGTTCAAGATGCTTTCGGAAATCGGGGTTAACGGCGGAGCTTCTTCTTGAGCGTCATGGCGAGGCGGAAGGCCTTCTTGTTGGCGACCTTGAGGGCACGGGCGACCTTCTTGACCGACGCACGCTGCTTGCGGGTCATGCGGCGACCGCCCTCGACGTCCATACTCCCATCTGCACACCTGCCATCCTGGGGGGTTGATCCATCGGCACACGCACCACCCTCCATGCCGCGGCCAAGGATCTCATTGCCGCCCTCCTCCAGAAGGCGAGCACGGCGACGGCGACGACCGCCCTCCTCGGAACCGCCGCGGCGGCGGCGACGGCCACCCGTGGCACCATTAAGAGGGAAAGGGCCAGATTCACTGCGTTCTTCTGCTGGTTGAACTGACGACATTTGTTTATACTTGCCCACAGACATTTTTTACGCCGAGCACATAAGACACTCCGGAGCGGCCTCTGGCTCGACTGTGAACTTTTGGGCGGAGGCTACGGCTTTTGTACGCAGATAGTAGCACCCCGTCTTCACCCCCTTTTTCCATGCGTACACATGCATGCTGGAAATTCGGGCGTACGTTGGGTCGGCCACAAACAGATTCAACGACTGCGACTGGCACACGTACGGTGCCCTGTCCGCCGACATATTTATGATCGTCTTCATCGGGATCTCCCAGGCCGTACGGTACCGCTCGCGGATCTCGGACGGCAGACCTGGAATGCCCTGGACGCTGCCGTTGTCCGCGATGATGCGGTTTCGCACGTCCGAGTTCCACAGCTTTATCTTGACGAGATCCTCGACGAGGTACTTGTTGATGATGATGAAGTCGCCGGCCAGGACGTGGCGGACGTACAGGTTCGACGTGAACGGCTCGAAGCACTCATTATTCCCGAGAATCTGCGACGTGGATGCCGTGGGCATCAGGGCGACCGACAGCGAATTGCGGAGCCCGTCTCGCATCACATCAATCCGCAGCCCCGCCCAGTCCAGGTCGGGGTCTGCTTCGGGTGCGACCTTCCACAGGTGCGGCTGCAGAAGCCCGTAGTCTGCGGGAGATCCCGTGAACGTTTCGTACGCCCCCCGCTCTGCCGCGAGATGGCACGACTCCTCGATGGCGGCGTAATAGATGTGTGCGAAAATCCGGCGGTTCAGCTCTTCGGCGTCCTTTGACGTCCACGACATCTTCATCTTTGCAAAGACGTCCGCGAGACCCTGGACGCCGATACCGATGGGGCGGTTGCGGAAGTTTGACCGCCGGCATTCCTTGGTGGGGTAGTAGTTGCGGTCAATGATGTTATCGAGGTTGCGTGCGAGGATGCGGGTGTACTTGCGAAGAGCCTCGAAATCGTAGTAGCACTCGGAGCTCCCCGCGTGCCGGACAAAGTTGGGCAGCGAGAGACTGCCCAGATTGCAGACGGCGGTCTCGTCTTGGGACGAGTATTCGATTATTTCGGAGCATAAATTACTGCTCTTAATCGTACCCAGATTCTTCTGGTTCGACTTGCCGTTGGCCGCGTCCTTGTAGCACAGGTAGGGCGTGCCCGTCTGGATCTGGGCGTCCAGAATCATCTGCCAGATCTTTTGGGCGGGCACGGTCTTGCGTCCCTTGCCCATCTGCTCGTAGGACGTGTAGAGCCTCTCAAACTCCTCGCCGTGGCAGTCGGGCAGACCGGGGCACTCGTTCGGGCACATCAGCGTCCAGCCCTCGTTGGCCTCGAGCCGCTTCATGAACAGATCGGGGATCCACAGGGCGTAAAAGAGGTCGCGTGCCCGATCCTCCTCGGCTCCCGTATTCAGCTTCATCTTCAAAAAGTCCTCGATGTCTGCATGCCACGGCTCGAGGTAGACGGCAAAGCTGCCGTTCCGCTTGCCGCCCTGGTTCACGTACTTGGCTGTATCATTAAAGACCTTGAGCATCGGGACAATGCCCGTGGACTTACCACGCGTGCCGCGAATGTCCGAGTTGCGGGCACGGATATTGTGGACGGACAGACCGACGCCGCCGGCCCACTTGGAGATCTGGGCACAGTCGCCGAGCGTCTCGTAGATACCCTTGATGGAGTCCTCCTTCATGGCCTGGAGGAAACACGAAGATAGCTGGGCGTGATCGGTTCCGGCGTTGAAGAGGGTGGGCGTGGCGTGGATGAAATAGCCGAGCGACAGGGCATCGTAGGTCTCCTTTATTTTGGGGAGGTCGGGCACCCACTCGAGGATGCCGTAGTGCTCGATCTGCTCGTTTTGGGTGTGGATCTCGACGGCCGTACGCATCCACATGTGCTGGGGCCGCTCGAGGATGACGCCGTGGTCGTCGCGGAGCAAATAGCCCTTCTCGAGCGTCTTGAATCCGAAGTAGTCGAACCGAAAGTCGCGGGAGTAGTCAATCATCTGCTCGATCTCGTTGGCGTAGGACACAGTGGCGACGATCAGAAGCTTCTCGGAAAGGCCGAGGCGAAAGACGCACTCGCTGAAGGTGGCGGGCGTGTTCTTCTGGTGGTTGTCGATGGCGATGCGGGCGGCAAGGAGGCCGTAGTTGGGGTGGCCGCGGCCGACCATCATGGCCGAGGTCTCGGCGGCAAAGCTGTCCAATTCAGACGTGTGGATCCCGTCCTGAATTTGACTGCATACTTTCTGAGTCACGAGAGTAGGGTTCACGTGCTCAAGCCCTTCGGCGAGTTTTTCGATGCGGGCGAGAACCTTGTCGAACGAGACCTTTTCGCGTTCTCCGTTTCTCTTTGTTACGTACATTGCGTCTCTTGGCTCGCAATGTGTAAATGCTGCTACGACGGCCGCCTGCGGTACCGGCTCCGGCTTTGGCTCGTATTTTGGCCTGTATTTCAGATATTAAACGATTCAAACCCTTTATTTTTGGCTTTTCTACATTGTTTATAATATCATACGCCTTAGCTGCTGCTTCTCGTCTTTTATTGAAAGCCTCTCTTTCGGCCTTCTGTTCCACGCCCAACCTTGCGTCGGTTTCAACATGTGTTTCTTTAAGTCTAAGTATACCATCAATTTCGCGTTCTTTTTTCGTTTGGTTTCCTTCTACTTCTTTCAGTGCTACGATAATGTCTCCTAACCTAGATAACTCAGCTTCGTTTCCAACCCCGTTTTGTAAAGCATATAATTGGTCCAATAACCCCGACAAAAGGTCTTCCTTACCTTCGGACGCAAGTTTGTACTTGATGTACTCGTAATATTTATCTTTGTCAAATACCTCTATTTCATCGTAATCAGCTTCGGCCGAAGAAGTTCCGCGAGCCCCTACACGTACAATTTGGGCATGACGTTCACTACTAGGTTCGGCACCAACCTTTGAAGGTCCGCTCACACTTCTTGATCCTAGTCGTATTCTCGGAACTTTAACTATTTTAAAAAATGCATTTTTAAAGTTTTAGCATCTTCATATTCATACTTCTCCTCAAGAAGCTCTATCCACAGCCTTACAGATCTGTTTGCTTTCTCCAATCTGTCTGCCTGTGATCCTGAAAGACCAGATCGGACTCTTCTCGGGGGATTATAATCTAATTCCAATACTCTCGACCTGATTGGACCAGCTGCAGAAGGTCCAATCCCTACTTTGGGAATTTTTCCGGAGGCTTCAAGTGCATACATTCCATTCATAAACTCAATCGCACCCTCAAGTTCAGGCTTTTCGGGGTTATATCCATATGCACCTGGGCTCAACGGGGAACTGCTTCCGGCCCCTGCAGACGCAGACATCTTACTCCTTCACAACATTTAGAATCTATCATAGCTACTAAAAATGTTGTGAGGGAGTAAGATGTCTGGAAGTCCAGATAGGAGATATGAGCTTGTACTTTTGGACAACCCCGATCCCTCAATACTCAAACAACTAGAAGACCGAATAAACGAAGACATCAAAGGCAGGTCGAGATGTCCTAATCCAGGAAAAATCGGTAAAGACGGAAGTGGTCCTCTATTACCATACGAAAATGTTAATGGTGCAACCGTAGTCCAGTTTATCGTGCTGGAAAAAGATGCCGGTGTTATAGGATATTGTATGATTAGATTTATGTACGACGATACGTATACCGACTCTAAGGATACCTCTACAAAATTAGTATATATATCTTCAGCTTGCTCCTTTACGCGTTCAAAGGATACAAATACCCCGAGCAAACGATCAGTTGAGGATATAATTGGAAGTGGCAGACAAAACGTTGGAAGGTTTATATTCGAGGCTCTTGGTGATAGAATATGCAGTAAGTTCGGCGTTGAAAGTACGATATTCATATTCAAGTCGGAAGACGACGCAGTACCTAAGCATATAAAAAATGGTGCGAAAATGATTGAAGACGGCGATATAGAGGAACTAAAAACGTTAACTACGGCAGGTGTAAATATCTTTGATAAAATGAACATAACAAAGTTTTTAGGGGTACAATATGATGGTGTCGAACAGCTTAAAGATTCTCTTAGGTATCATACGATTTTTCGGTATCCCAATTCCGAAATCGGACGCCCAGCCAAAAGAGCCAGAACCGAAGAAGGCGGCCGTCGTCGGAGAAAAACAAGGGCAAAGAAGCCCCGCGTCAGGAAAACCGTCAAGCGTCGCCGTCGCACATCACTCCTTCGTCGCCGTTAAGTAGGGTTGTATGTGCATCGACTCCAGTTCCTTGACCATCAGCGACATTGAGTACGGCATCCGCAGGACTTCGGTGGGGCCCGCGTTGGGCGTCGAGTCCAGCAGCCCCGTCTCCTGCTGAAACAGAACCTCGTGCTCGTCCGACCGCTTCATGAAACTCTCCTCGATGAACCCCGACACGCCGTGGGCTATGAGGCCGTCACGCTCCATCTCGCCGATCCGCAGACCCCCGCCCGCCGACCGCCCTTCCAGCGGCTGGTGCGTCAGCAGCGTCTTTGACCCAGTGTCCCTATAGTTAATCTTGTCCTCCACCATCAGCTTGCTGCGGAGGTAATACGTCGGACCTATGAAGATATCCATCTCCATAAGTTCGCCCGTCATTCCGTTGTACATCCACTCCGACCCGTTCGGCTCGAGCCCAATCTTCGTGAGAAGCTCCCGATAATCCTGCGACTGCGTGCAGAAGGGCGTGCCGTCAATGAGGACGCCGAGAGCTGCCCCGATGCGGGCGGACGAGGACTCAAACATCTGACCCGTCGTCATGCGGGACGGCAGGGCGTGCGGGTTCAGAATCAGGTCGGGCCGCAGCCCTTTTGCCGTGAACGGCAGATCCGACTCGTGCATGATCAGCCCGACCGTGCCCTTCTGCCCGTGCCGCGAGCTCATCTTGTCCCCCAGAATCGGCTCGCGCGACTCTGATACTCGGATCTTGTACCCCCGCAGCGTCGTCTTGGACTTGCCCACACCATTGGTCGTCGCGAACGACTGAATGCCGTCCACGATGCCCCGCTGGCCACGCTTCGGCAGTTCCGACGAATCCTTATCCCCCGCCAGAATGCCCACGAGCACCGTATTCTCGTCCACTTCCGAGCCCAGCCGAATCACGCCGTTCTCGTCCAGCTTCGAATAATCCTTGTCTGCTTTCAATTTTATGCCCCCGCCGGGGTGCAGCAGCGGGTTCGCGATGGTCGTGTGCGTCTTTTCGAGCACGTTGATCATCGACTCTGAAATAGTGTACGAGTGGAAGTACGTGGTCCTGAACAGGCCTCGACGCAGGGCTCCGGCATTCAGGATCACCGAGTCTTCTTGGTTGTAGCCGCTGTACGAGCACACAGCCACCACCACGTTCTCGCCGTAGGGCATGCAGCCGCCCCGACCCAGAATGTGCGAGTACATCCACGTCTCGCAGATCGGCCGCTGCGGCGTATTTATGATCAGCGTAATTGTGTCGAACCGCTTATTAAAGTTCGAGTGATACCACGACGCTCCCTGTCGGCACTGGGCACAGGAAAAGGCCGTACGCGTCCCTGGATTGTGATCGGAAAAGGGGATGATGGACGAGAGGGGCGAAAGAATGAAGAGGCCGTGGATCTCGGAGGGCAGGCGGTCCGAAAAAGGCACCATCTGAATGCGGATGGTGTCGCACTCGGAGGCGTCCACGACGTCAAAGAGTTCAGAAAGCATAGAATTCCAGGTCTTTTTGGCGAGGACGGACTCGGGGGTGACGCCAGGACGATAGATGGGCCGGCACGGGCGGCCGGGATCCGTCAGAATCACGAGCTCGTTGTCCGTGCGATCCCACGCGACCGAGATCATGCCTGGGTTGCTGCGGCGGTACTGAAGCAGTGCCACGTAGAGGTCTCGGGCGTTGGCCGTCACCACTCCGAAAATGTCACCATTGAGGTGAACGAGCGTCCATGCCGGATCCCACGAGGCAGGATAAATTGTCGAGAGCCGCCGGAACTCGGCTGTCTTCAGCAGGATCTCTTGAATGGGCATAGAACTCACCTGCGTCGATACCGTGGTCAGCAGAGAAAAATGCTTGATCATACCCACGTTGCGGCCGTCGGGCACGTCCGAAGGGCACGTCATGCCGAAAGAGCTGCCGTGCAGGCGGCGGGCACCCAGAGCTTTCACCGAGGGATCCATCTGCAGAGACGACCGCCGCAGCTGCGACACCGTGCCCAGCCTGGAAACCCTACTCAAAATCTGCGAGATGCCGTCCTTGCCGCCCCACTTGCCCTTGAACGACTTGCTCAGCTGATTCATGAATTCGTAAGCCGTCCAGTAGAACCCAATGTTCTCACGCTGGAGCAGAGTCAAAAGCCCCTTGCCGCTGTAGACCCGCTCCTCGAAGTGAACGCGGGTGTCCATCTTCAGTGTCAGGCTCTTGGAGACCTCCTTGTAGATTCTGCGAAACTCCTGGAAGCACAGATCGCCCGAGACGTCGAACCGCTTGAACTTGAAGTGGTCCCGATCTGTGGGCGGCCGCAGGTCGAGAGCATTGTCCATCGCGAGGCGGATGAGGTGGCCGAGCATGTAGGCCTTGCGGCGGTACACGTCGGCCGTATTATCCCCGGGCAGGCGGAGGCAGTGCGGGAACAGTTTGACCTGCAGATTGAAAAAGACCTCTTCTTGGCTCCGCGTCTTGGTAGCCACCCGCAGAATTTCGATGTCGGACGTACCTTCGAGGCTCTTTTCGTGACGCAGGACTAGCTGCATAAATAGATCCGCGTATACCGAGCGGTTGACTTCAGGGACGCCAAAGAGAATCGTATCGTAAATCTCCTTGTCGGTGTGGACGCCGAGCATCTGTAGGATGGAGAAGGGCGGGATGGGAATGCGGAAGCCGGGCAGAGTGATGACGGGCTCTCCTCGGATGCGGGTAGAGCCATAGTCAGTCACTTTCATTTTTTCAAGAACCTCCATCGGGTATTCGCGTTTGGCAGCAGGAATCACGAGGTAGTGCGAGTACGGCCCCTGCGTCCCGTCCTCCGATACACTGCGGATACCCGCGTAGTACTCGTGCTTGCCCTCGGCCGACTCTGTCTTGCCGCCCACCTGCTCCTCTTCCTCGGCGGTCTGAATAGCCCGCTTGCCTGCATAAAAAAGGTTGTTGCCGAGCCGCTCTTGGGTCAGCAGGATCTTTTCGCCGCCGTCGACGATAAAGTATCCGCCCAATTCGTGCAGATCTTCGCCCTGCTCGTACGACTGCTGCGGCGTCAAGGCCGTCAGGTGGCAGTACTTGGACATCAACATGAGCGGCAGGTGGGCGATCGGGACTTTTTCAAACTTTACGACCTCTTTCGTACCGTCGGCCAGCTGGTACTCGGTTTCAATGTCGGCGATACACTCGAGGCCGTAGGTTCGGTTCTCAGTGCGGCACGTGTTGGGCATGACGGCGTTCTCGAGCTCGTCGAGCGGCGGTTTGTACCAGATCTTGTCGCCCTCGCGGCCGCCAATGTAGAGGCGAATCGCTCGGTTTTCGGTGAGCAGTAGCTGAATAGGGTTGGAGGCCTTCAAGAACACGGGGATGCGGCGTTCGAGCAGGTCGTTGAAGGATTCAATGTGGTGCTGGACGATGGGGTTCAGAGTCCCACCAAAATAGGTGTCGCAGACGTGGCGTGCTGCCCGAACATTCATTATACCTTTGTAAGTATAAAGAATGTCGGGTGTAACTAGACAGGCGACCGTGGGCACACGAGAGTTCCGCCCGCCGGCACCTGTAAGCAGTAATGCTAAAAACGCCGTAGCAAAAGTATTGAGCCCCGAAGCTCGCCGTGCGGCACGAGTCCGGAGCGATATAGCAGCAGACGCCGCGAGTGCAGCAGAGGTAGCTCTGGACGCCGCTGAAAAGGCCAGACAGCTGGCAGTGATTGCGGCCAAAACATCCTGGGACGCGAGTGTGTCGTTTTTCGGGAGTCTGTCTGTTGACTTTCTCGTCGTTGTCGTGACGCTTGGTGTGCTGGCCCTTATAACATTTATCTACCTCAAATTGAAGCCCACTATCCTGCTACCCAATACGGAATTTTACGGCCAATGTCCCGACCGCTGGATATTCCGCGAGGACAATTATGCGGGCGGCAACGAGGTCGGCGGAAACTCTACCCCTCTGCCCAACCGCAACCCTAATCCGTCCCTGCCCGGCCTGCCTACTCTCTTTTCCACCCAAGTCATCGGCAAGTGTTGGCCCACATACCAGACCACATGCCAACCCTTCGATCCCTCGCTCTATACGGCGACCCGGTGCGACATCGCCAAATCGTGCGGCACCACGTGGACCGGCCTTTGTCCTTAAAGCTTAACTCTTTGAGTGTATAATATGCTATCCGAAGCCTTTCGACCCGAGACGTTCGACCAGATCATCGGACACACCGAAGCCAAGAAATTGATTGCCGAATATCTTACCGAGAATCCGCGAGGCGTGGCGTTTCTGATATCGGGCACGGCAGGGATCGGCAAGACCACATTGGCTCTGACGGCGGCACGGACGTTTGGGTATGAACCGCTGGAAATTAACGCATCCCGTTCTTTGCGGTCCCATAGCGACGTATCGACCCTCCGCGATTCGTGTATGGCTCCCGTGAGCTTCATGTCCCTGTCCAAGTACACGACTCCCCGCAAGACCTGCGTCATCCTCGATGAAGTGGACGGCAGCGACCCGCACGCCCAGCGGAAACTGCTCGAGTGGATGAAGGACACGTCACGCTGCGTCCCTATTCTATGCACCTCCAACGAAGTGCCCGTCATCTTCAAACGCTGGCCCGCGAACGTCCGCATACACCGTTGCATGCCGCTGAATGCCCGTGATATCTACGAAAATCTGCAAACGTATAATGCTATGCCGTTTGAAGAATTTCAATTGATTGTCAAGGAATGCCAGCACGATGTCCGTCGGCTGGTAAACAGGCTACAGTACGGCCAGTCCGATGTTTTGAAGCAGACACCGATCACGGGCGACCTCATCTACGACCTTTTTAAACACCAAGAAACGTTCTACTCAGGATACCCCACATTTCTGGGTCTTTGATCCACTGGAACCGAACGATGTTCTTGGCATTGTCCTGGTTGTTCATGCGGCCCCCAAACTTGCGTTGCTCTGTAAAGATCGCACTCTTGTCGACCGTGTTCTGCTTGTGCCCTATCACGAGCAGCACGTCCTTGGTGGGGAGCATCTTCATCGGCATGGTCCAGTCCCGCGTGAACGTACCCTCTTCCGCACGGTTCGCCGTCGCAAGAAACCGACGGCCTTCTGTCGCCGACATGCGGATCACGTAGGTCGCGGCCGTGGCGTGGTTGTGGCCGTAGGGTCCGACGTCCATCAAGAGGTTCTCGCGGGTCAAAAAGATGGACATGACTTCGCAGCCCGTGATATCGTATTTTGACTCGGCCCGCAGTGCCTTAACAGAAACCTCGATACGCTGGGGAGGGTAGTAGTCGTCGTCATCCCAGAACGCCAGAAATTCGGCTCCGATCTTCTTGGACTCGTCGAGGCAGATGTTTCGCAGCTCACCGATAGGTTTCTTCTCGTAGATCCGAATGTACGTCAGTTTAATGCCCTCGATGGTCTGAACGTCGCTCCAGCAGTTGTCGTCGCTCGTAGAGTTATCAATGACGATCCAGTGGAGGTTCTTGTATGTTTGGCGTTTGTAGCATGCACTCGAAAATTCAAGGCTGAATTTGCGATTGTAGGTTGGGGTGCAGACTGCGACGAGCGGTTCCGCCATTACTTAATCGACATAGTAGTATTTAAGCTAGGCGGTCATGCCGCCGACGCGGCTACGCGGCCGACCCTCGGCACACGGGGCAGCGGGTGCTCATGGCGAACCACTGCTCGGCACAGGCTCTGTGGAGATGGTGGTGGCAGCGGGCAAGCTCGCAGGCCGGTCGCACGTTGAGGTTTTCCTGGCAGATACAGCAGACGTCCGTATTGTCGGCCGCCGGAGTAAACGGCTGCAGAGCCGCCGCCATCTGATCATTCGTCAAAAAGACGGGCACCGAGTCCCAGAACCCCATGGGGATATTGTTGTTCCGGTTGGACAACAGAATGCTCGCGGCCGCCATGATGTTTGCGGTCTCAGCGGACCGCTCCAGCAAGCTCAGCATCCGCCCCTCGTTGCGTAGAGCCGCATTGGTCTGGTCTACCGTATGGTAGTGACGAAAAAACGTAGTGCGGGCGTAGGCAATGTCCCCGATCGTCCGCGTGAGATCGTGGCGTTCCTGGTGGTGGTTTGGCAGGTGGATCGGCAGAGCAGATGCAGCGGGATTCATTGTGTATGTAGATCTCTCGTGCTTAAGCTTTTGCCTTCTCTGCAGGCTTGAAGAACGCGTCCAGCGGTCCTGTCCGTGACCGCCGCACGGTGTTCTGGATGTACTCGGCTCCCAGAAAGAGCATACCATCCAGCTGCTTCTCCTTGTGTGCCAGAACCTTGAGTGTCGCCTGCTCGTGGTCGTCGAGCGTCTCCAAATACTCCTCGTACAGCTGATCGTACGTCTGCTTCTTCTTTCCTATGGCCATCGAGCGGTACCCTGGTATGTTTTCGATACAGAGGGCAAACAGCTGGGCGACGGGATTCTGTATCTGGTTGGTCACGTAGAACAGCGTGTCCAGCGGTAGCTTCTTCTCAGCCGCATACGCGATGTGCTCAATCTTGTCGCACTGCAGCCGCTTCTCGGGAGCCTGGATGTACACAAACTTCAGGCGGTCACCCACGTTGGGCTTGTTACCCGGATCCCGCTCGGCCATACGGTCCGCCAGAATTCTATGGGCAGGTATGGTCGCCGTCCCTTCGTACCCAGCCTTCATTGCCTTATAGTCGTCCCGCAGCTGCTTCGTGATTGCAAACTTTTCGATCGGCAGCTCGCCCTTGACCACCTTCAGTAGCATGGTCTTGACAAACTCGGCGGCTTTCCGGACATCCTTGTCGACCAGCAGGATGTCCAGAGCCCCGCCAAACACGTCCTTGACGATCGGGGCATTGTCTCGGCGTTTCAGAACAACCCCCATCGACGCACGCTTGCACTTGGTCGGATCCTCCTCGTACTTCATGCCGACGTACCGCTTGCGGCAGAACAGAATGAAGGGGTAGAAGGTCTTCTCGTAGCCAATGACGAACGCCCTGTGCGGACACCGCTTGGTAATGAGGTCGGCGGATTCCTGTGCGAGCTTGATAGTTTCGACGAGTGTTTTGCTGGGGTACTTGATGAAGATGGAGTCCGTGTTGTGGACTACGAGCCCCGATGGCCCTGCCTGGAAATGGTGGTTTTCAGTGGTGAGATCGTACACAAACGTACCTGTAGGCGGGGTAGGCAGTACCTGATGGAATAAGACCCTCAACCCTTCTTTGCCTCGTACACTCATGAGGCGGTCTGTGCACAGCAATTCCTTTGGTTTTACAGGATTGCCATTCGACAGCAGCAGTGAGTGGTCTTCCGTAACGTCGATGTAACTGCGACCGTCGTCATAATGGACTCGTACGATCGGTTTATCGACAAAGTGTCGTATAACCCGATGCACTCGCGTCCATCCTTCTTCGGTGTAGCTGCACGTGTTGTTTAATTCGTAGAACTCCTTGCCTCTGCTTTCGACCCACGTACCTCCAGGCTCCAACGTGTGAAGATTCTGGACATCAATCGTACGAATTTCGTCCCCGACTTTCACGGTTACAGATGTGTCTCCTGTTATGGAATCGCCGTACACCACCTCTGCCCCAAACTCTTTCTCGACGGTTTCCTTGGCGAACAGCAGCTGGCGGCGGCCCACGGCGGTCGTGCAGGCAGCCACGCAGATCTTGCGGATCGCGGACGTCTTGGAGCCCAGCTGACCGTAAATCGAGTTCGCGACGACCTTGTAGGCCAGCTGGAGACCGTTGTACACCGACTTTTGTGCGTCGTCCATCGTGGGATCCTCCATCTTCTTGCGGGCCTCCTTCCGCTTCTTCAGCATGATCTCGAGCGAGGTGGGAATGAGCCCGACCGAGAGCGGGTTGTCGGGCGTGGGCTGGACGTAGACGCACGTGGACCGTCCAATCACTTTGCCGTCGTCGTCCTTGACATCGTACGAGATCTCGTGGCAGTTGAGAATTGTTCTGACTTTCTCTGGAGCAATGCCTTCGTATTCAATGAGCTTGCCGTCGGCGTTGTAGGTCTTCATACAGACGAACGTGTCGGGTGACAGGTTTTCGCCGATCATGGACGACGGGTACAGGCTGTTAAAGTCCAGAACGGCGACGGGCGTGTCTAGGTACATGCCGATCTTGGGCGAGATGACGATGGCACCCTCGTAGCCCGTATCTCCGTCGAACGACTCTTGGGTCAGCAGCACTTGGTCACGCTTGGAGGCTTCGTATGCGACCCGCGAGAAGATCTTGATCCCCTGGCCGCGGAGGAAGAGGAATTGCAAAGGCACGAAGCAGACGTCGGCCATACCGCGGGCGTTGGAAAGCGTGTCGAGCTTGGCCATGAGCGTCAGAACGAGGTCGCAGTCCTGAATACAGTACTTGGCGATGGTGGCACGGTCCTCGTCCGTGCCCTCGTGCATTCGAAAGAGGTCGTGCGGGTGAATGTCGTCCTTGGTGAAGGACCACTCCAGCCCGTCTGTCGCATCGATCGGCTCTTCGACGGTAATGGTCTTGGTTGTCAACGCCTTGACGAGGAACTTCTTGCCGTCCATGTACGGGTTCATGGTGTTTCCGACGACGTCGAGCCGGATAAAGTTGCCGACGGAGAGGCCGCGGGTCGTCTTGGTGTGGATGACGCTGCCTCCCCCGAAAGGTTCACACTTGACCACTTTATCGCGGAGGAAGGTGGAGGCGACATTGTCGAGGGTGTACGAATCGAGGTTGTGCTCGCGACGCATGTTCAGCAGTAGATCGATCGTCAGGCGGCCAGGGGTGCGGATGTAGGTCACGTTGTACTTGCCGCTCGCGAGCTCGAACGTCTTGCGGTCCATCGCCTCGCCCCACACCGGGCCTCTCGCCAGGTTGAGCTTCAGACCGTTCGCGACGGCTCGCGTCATCAGAAAGTTGTCGTCGAAACCGTACGTGTTGTACCCGCAGATTACGTCGGGGTTCTCCTCGCGAATGAACTGCTCAAACCCCTCAATCATATCGGCCTCGGACGGGAAGCCGACGTACTCGGCGTGCTTCGTGACGCCGCCGACGACGAATACGCGACGCTTCACATTGGTCAGCATATTGTTCGACCAGCGAAAGGTCACGCCGATCTGGATGACGGGGTCGCCGATGGGGCCGCACGAACGCTCCAGCTCTCTTGCCAAAGCATTCCAGTTGCCCGACTCGATGATGAGCTTGTGCGTCCGCACAAACGCCTCGATATTGACGGGCCGCAGGAGACCGCCCTCGAGTGTGATTCTCTTCTGAATGATCTGCGTGAACGTCTCGTCTTCGGGTGCCTCGTCGAGATCCTTGGCGATCTTCTCCACGACGTATGACCAGTCCTTCAGGGGAACGGGGAACTGGCCGCTCTTGGACATGCACTCGATATCGTAGGCGGCGATGAGCAGCGGAATGTCGCGGCTTTGGTCGCTGCGGATGTTGTGGACGTTCACGATCCACGATTTGGGACCGTCGTCGTTCTTGAGTCTGGAAGAGGACACGTACGACATGGGCGACGCGGGAGAAATCTCGTGGTCGTGGTAGAACCGCAGCATGGGCGGCAGGTTGGCCTCGTAGATCCGCACGTCTCGCTTGAGCTCCTTGAGCGTCTTCACGAGCTGGCGGTACTCCTTTATCGAATCGACCTGGATCTTGCAGACCTTGACCGCCTTGAAGTCGTTATAACCCTCAAAGACATCGTACTTCTCCTGGATCGTATATATGCCCGGCAGGCCGATCGTCTTGCGGATTGCGTCTACGTCCGAACCCTTGACGTACAGATAGGGCTTGAACCCCTGGATACGCAGCATAATACATTCCTGTTCTTCGTTGCGGCCGTAGACATCAATGACGTACTTGTTTGCATAATCGTGTTCTATCCAATCACAGGGCTGCATCTCTGTTGCTTATTCAGAGGGCAAATAGGAATATCCGTTTTATCTTCTACAGTAGTATCAATGAGTTCCGTCTCACAGATGACCACGCCCAACCCTATGTCGTGGTTCTTCACGCCGACGCGGGGCAAGACTGACGTCACGCAAATGGACTACGAATTCCGAGACAATGCCGCACAGCAGGCGTACTATATGAACTCGGCTCCGAATCAGGCGGCCTCGTCGTGTCAGGACTTTGAACCCAAAGCCGACTGGGCCTCGCAGTTCGTCACCATGAATTACACGGGCAACTACGGAAACACGGCGGCGGGCGGGTGCGACACGGATCTCTACTCCCGCCTCATTCTGGGCGACGAGGGAACGCAGCGTCAGAAGGGGCACCAGCAGACGTTTGCCCGGCCGTGGGCCACGACGCCCAACCTCGGGGGCGGCCCGTCGGCGGACAACAAGGATACGGAGAGCCAGCTGATTCAGAGCATCCCCGTGCGGACGCCCAAGGAGTGCTCGACGGTCACCGACAAGTTCTTCTCGACGCAGTTTGACCCGCAGCTCCCGAGCGTACAGCAGGAGATGAAGAACGTAAACAACTTTGTGCAGACCTGGGCACGCGGAGGAGACCCCACGCGTATCGCCTACAAGAAAATAGTTCAAAGCTAGAATAATTGCCACATCATGAAATTTGCGATCTTTGCCCAACATATGCCAGACCCATGTGGTGCTTTTTTTCACGACATTGCACTGGCCAAAGAGCTTCGACGACGAGGTCATACCGTCACATTTGTGACCACCAAGCGTGCCAAAATGCCGCTCCGAGGCGTGTACCGCGATATTAGTTGGGTCTACTACAGCAATGCCGAACCCGAACTTCGGGCTGCCTCTGTTTGGTTTTCCCCACACTTTCCGTTTCTGGGTCTCGTTAGACGTCTCAACGAACGGTTTCAAAAACCCCTCGTGGTGACGATGCATTTCGGCGAAAATACCGAGAGTATTCTTCCATATACGCGTACGGGCGACTGGGCCGAGTTCTTGTGGGTCGTCTCGAACCATATTTTTCACCACGTGGTGAAAAATGTACACATCTCTCCGTTCTTCAAGACGGTCGAACCCGTGCGTCCGCTGATGATTGAGGACGAGATAAAGTTCAATGAGCGTAGCGACCTGCCCCGCGGCGACTGCATAACTCTGATTAATGCCAACGTCATGAAGGGTCTGGGGCTTTTCATCGCCCTGGCCGCCCGCTTTCCCGAAAAGAAGTTCTTGGGTGTCCGACCCTACTACAACATGATCAACGTTCCGGAGAAGATCGCAAACATTGAGTGGATCAACATTCAGGACGATATTCGCACGGTTCTTCAGCGGACTCGGATCCTGCTCGTCCCGTCAATGTACGAGAGCTGGGGCCGCGTGGCGTTCGAGGCCATGTATAACGGCATTCCCGTCGTGTACGCCCGGCCGATGGAGGAATCTGACCCGGGCCGCCGGCCGTCGGGCAGCACGGAAGGAATGGAGGAGTGGATCGGCGACAGCGGTTTCAAGTGCCGCCGCGAAGATATTGAAGAGTGGGTAGGTTCCATCCACGGCCTGGACGACCCTACGACCTACAAGATGTACTCGGAAAAGGCGTACGAAAGAACGTACGGTATGGATATTTTTCGCGACGTCGACACTATTGAGCGGAAAGTGGTAGACTACGGAGTTCAGTTTGCCCCGAAGATTCAGACGACGCCGCAGACTCAAGCTGCGGCACTGACGCCGACGCTGCGGATGACCGCCCCGGGTAATGTGCGGCCTTTCCGCGGAGGTCGTTTTTCGGTGAAAAGGTAAGGAGGTCTGCCAGCTTTCGGGCGTCGCGGAGCTTGTCGCGAACCTCGTCCGTCAAGCCGTCGTCGATCGTGGGCGGCGGAGGAATGTACTTGGCACCCGAGGTCTGCGGCGGCTGGCTGAGGGCGTCGACGGTCTGCAGAACATTTCCATCGTTAGCATCCAAGGCCGTTTGAGCCCGCTCTTCCGAAACGCCCGTAAAGAGAATGACCTGTTCTAGAGGGCTAGACATTTGACTGTTTGCGTGCCTCCTCTCAAAATCAAACACTCCCCATCTTTTTATTGTGTATACACAAAGCATCCTATGAGGTTCATCGATGAGCTGTGCCCCCCGGCCCTCCTGTACGCACTCTACTTGGCGATCCAGCTCGGTCTGGACGCCGCCGATTTCGCGTGGCTGACGTTCGCGTGGAAGTTCGTCTTTGGCGGAGCCACTGTGTTCATCCTCGACATGCTCTGCCGCCTCGACCTCGGCATCGTCTCGTGGTTCATCATGGCGGTTCCCTTCATCATTACTGCCCTGGCCACCTCGATCGCGATGGGCCTGCAACTCGACCGCATGGCGACTGACGCCGCCCGCAAAACTCTCGAGCGTTTCATCTAACTTACATAGATGAGAACAGATGATATAATGGACGTAGCCGTTTACACAGCCGTCAGATACTTTGTGATCGCAAAGGAGCTGATCACTTCGCGTTGCTGCCCTCGAAAGCCAAAGTCGGCGACAACCGACTACGAAGAGGTCTGGTCTAGTGAGAATTCAATGACGTTTCGCACCGTCACGGCCTCTTCAGGATACGAGACTCGGACCAAGGTTCGGGTGTACTACGATGATTGCGAGGAACCCGCAATCTTGAAAGAGGCCATGTTTTTTGACTGCCGCCCGCCGTGGTTCTTTATAGGGTGCGACGGAAACCAAGACAAGACGAGTGATTTAGAGCCCTACATCTGCAGGGGTAACAAGATTCGCCCCGAACTGCTTCGCCATCTCTTTCCTGGGTCGAAGAAATGGGTCTACATTCACCCGACGACGTTTGAAGAGACCGATTTCCCTTCGAAAGGTATAGCAATTGAATATGATTGACGCAAAAATCATATGGGAGTTCATTGAACTCGACAATAAGCTGTCTCCGTCTAATTTTTTAGAGAGAGTCAGCCTGTATTCTTCCTTGTTTATCCAGCCTATTTGGAGCATACTGTACTGGATCACGTGGCTCCTCGTCCCGAGTCTCTTCGAGTACCTCGGCGGCTCGTACGATATGGACGTGCTCCGGATGGGTATGACGATCGCCAACACACTCAGCACGGCGTACTCGTCCTATACGCGGTGGAGCGAGTGGGTGCGGCACTACACGCTGGGGACGACGCTGCTGGGCTGGAGGATGCAGACGCTGCGTGTACCCAAGATCCACATTCGCTCGCGGGACCCGAGGCATCAGTTCTTCAAGTACGCAGCGGCTATGAGCCAGTTACACCCGAAAACATCGTCCCAAAGCTCTTGACGAGCTCCGCACCCTGCTGCACCTGCGGTCCGAGGGCGGACAGCGTGTCTACGAGCTGCTTCTGCGTCTCCATGAGATCCTTGGTATCGTTACGCATCTGTAGGACCTGATCGGGCTTGAGCTTCTGGAAGGCGTGAAGAATGGTCGTCCCCGCATCGAGGTGGGCTTCCTTATCAACGTGCTCGTGCTTGTCCTTGTCCTTCTCCGTATGCGGATCCGGGGCGTCTTCGTCCTTTTTCTTCTTATCAGAGTCCTTGCTGGGATTCTCGTACCGCTCCTTGATGGTTTCTCCCGAGATGTAGATGACGGCGGCGACGGTGGCAACGGCTCCACCGACCGAGACCGTCCATGGCATGCGGGCACCGTACTTCATCACGACCACGACGACCACGAGCCATGCCGCAAGGTATGCGAGTTTGGATTGGACGAGGAAGACGATCGAGGCTAGAAATATAACGGCAGCAACCGCAAAGTCGGCCGAGTTACTTTTCATTACTGTATGGCACCGAATTTATACATAGGTGGTATACGGTGGAACGGGGACTGCGTCTGCAATGCCACCCGCCCCTGCTCCAGTAAACGTGTAGCCTGTACGGGGCTGCTGGAGAGCCAGCATTCCGCCCTTCATCGTGCGGCGGCCACGCTTGCCGCCACGCTTGCTGTTGCGGCGACGCCGACGGCCACCCATAACTTCCTGTGCATCTCCGCCGCTGCAGCTGCTTCCGCCCCGCAGGGTGCGACGACGCCGACGGCCGCCCGCTAATGTGTTGTTTCCGCCGCGTCCAGCCGAACCACACTCTCCGCCCGTAGACTTCCAGTCAACATTCCCCGCACCCGCTCCGGCTACATTATCAAGAATAGAGCCACCGAAGCCATAGCCTCCGCCGCGGTGCCGCCTGCGTTTCACTGTCTTTGCCATTTTACGAGGCATTTGTACTTCCCCGAGATTCTATTATAGGCGACCACGTATCGTCCTCGGCGTTCTTCACGCATTCGAGACGGAACACCTTGCCCATAGCGGCCAGCTGCCTAGATAACTCAAATGTTCGCACGCGGAGGTACCCGCCTACAGCAAGTCGATACACGTCCGGAACGTCGGTGGCGTGAATCTCGTAGGTTGTCTTTGCAGGAGCAGCAGAAAACTTGCCTAACGACCCTGCGACGTTCGAATAATATTCGTAACCGCGTATATTGCTCGTATGATTTCGCAGTTCAATAGCCCTCGATTCAAACTCGGGGCAGGATGTGTACACCAGTGGAAAGATCGACCGCAAAAAGTCCTGTCGCCAGGCAAAGGTCCGTTTCTGAAACAGCGGAATGCCGTTCCACAGCCACACATCCGCGATAAACACATGTGTGGGCGTGTACTCGACTCGTAAAATTGTGTCCTCGAAGCACCTCTCGTCCATGACGATGCGGAGAACCTGTACGCTTCCGTTACGCTGCACCCAGTAGGCCGCAGGGTTCGAGGCATTGTCTCGCGTGAGGCAGAGCCAGCCCGGAATGCCCGTTCCCTGGGCGACCTTTGCGTCGTATGCGGCCGGCGGCGGACCGCTCGCCGTCATGCGTTTGTCTGCGTCCCATCTGTACAGGGCCTTCAGTCGGTCTACGGCCATTGTGTGTTATACCCTCTTATTCGAAGCTTAATTTCCCCCTCCCGGTCCCGGTGTCGGCAGGGCGGTCTGGCGGGATTCACGCGTCTCGATGGGCGGCGGCAGGGACGGCAGTTGGGGCTTTTGCGGCGGGGCGTCGTAGGTCGGCAGGGTCACGGACGGCGGCGGCGGCGGGGGCGGAGGAAGCTGTTGCTGCTGCTGTGCTGGCGGCGGAGGGGGGAGCTGTTGTTGGACGGGAGACGGAAGGTAGACCACCTTTGGCTTTGGCGGCTGGATGAAGCGAGTCACCAAAAAGACACCCACGTGCAGCACCACGACAACCATAAGGGTGGCAAGAGCTGTGTAGACAATATCGACCATTTCTATTTCTATTCTGTTCGCATGTTTGGAAATCCCGTAATTAAACATGGCTCTCAGAACAATGTGCGGCATCTGGGGGTTTCTAGGTCAACAGGAAGGATATGATTTCGAGCCCTGCGTGGATGCCCTCTCGCCGCGAGGTCCCGAATACACTGCTATTCGCGACATCACTCGCCAAATGACGCTCGGATTCACTCGCCTCGCCATAAACGGCCTGACTCCCGCCGGCCACCAACCCCTCGAGCACGACGGTGTACACGTGGTCTGTAACGGCGAGATTTACAACTATAAAACTTTAGCAGCAAGGTGGGGTATTCCGTATACGGAGGACGACAGCGACTGCAAGGTTCTGGGCCCTCTCTACTCGCAGATGAATATGACCTCGCTGTGCCGGACGCTCGACGGAGTCTTTGCGATGATTCTCGTGGATACTACCCGCAACATCGTCTACGTGGCTCGCGACCCGTACGGCGTGCGTCCCCTCTTCGAAGGCAGGCTGGGAACGGGCTACATGTGGTCTTCCGAACTGAAAGGGCTGCACACCGCCTGCACCGAAGTTCGGCCGTTCCCGCCCGGGACGTGGCAGTGCCACGACCTTGTCTCGGGCCGCCTCATGGAATCACACAGGTACCACGACATCCCGTCCGTGAGCATTTCGGCAATCGACGAAGATATGTCCAAGCACCTTCTTCGTGGTGCGTTGATTCAGGCCGTACGCAAACGCCTCTTGAGCGACCGCCCCATCGGAGCCCTGCTGAGTGGCGGCGTCGATTCCAGTTTGGTTGCCGCCATCGTCGCCCGCGAAATGGCCCCCCGGAAACTACAGACCTTCAGTATCGGCTTCGAGGGATCTCCCGATTTGAAGTACGCCCGCATGGTGGCCGACAAGATAGGGTCCACGCACCACGAGATCGTCGTCACGCCCGACGAATTCTGCAATGCCGTCCCCGATGTCATCAAAGCCATCGAATCGTACGACATTACCACCGTCAGAGCATCCGTAGGCAACTGGATGGTCGGACAGTATATCAAGCAAAACACAGACTGCAAGGTAATCTTTAACGGCGACGGCAGCGACGAGATCGGCGGGGGCTACAAATACATGCGTTTCGCCCCTTCCGACGAAGAGTTTGAACTAGAGACGGAGCGTCTTCTTGCGGAAATTCACTTGTTTGACGTTCTCCGCTCCGACCGCTCCATGGCCGCCCACGGTCTGGAAGCGAGGACGCCCTTTCTCGACAAGCAGGTCGTCGCCCTCTGGAAATCCACCCCATCAGAATTCAGAAAAACATCACCGAAGCGTATGGAAAAGCTCCTCCTGCGTGACGCGTTTCTGTACGACGACTACCTGCCTCTGGACGTTCTGTACCGCAAGAAGGAAGCTTTCAGCGACGGCGTCTCGTCTGCGGATTCCACACCGTGGTACGCCCGACCCGACGAGGCTGCATACTATAAGGAGCTGTTTTCAGAGTATTACAGGCCGTGGGCGTCCGTCATTCCGCATATGTGGATGCCGCGGTGGACTAACGCAACGGATCCGTCGGCACGGCAGATTCAATAAATAAGACATCGTTCTCCGCCCACATACACTTGTTGTACACGGTAACCTTTACGGTATCTACGTAATCTATTCTCGACATGTGGTTCGGGTACGGGAAGTCCATAACGATGACGCTATTGGGATCCTCGCACGGCATGTATTCGCGAAACGTCTTTTCTACGGGGTTAAGCACTCGCGAGCCAAACCACACGAGGTTGGTCGTGTAGACGCGTATGGGCGGCGGCAGTTTAAAATTATATGCCGACAACCGACGAACGACGCAGAGTGTACGCATATTGCAGTATAGCGTGGGATAGGTTTAAACGTACATCAGGCCCCACGTGACGGCAAAGAAGACGCCCGCGTGGAGGAGGAGGCCAAAGCCGGTGGGCTTGCCCTCTTCGGCAACGCGGAACATTGTGTATGGACCCGTGACCTGGACAATCAACTTGTCCACGACCGAAAAAGTAATGGGGTTGGCGAGAATGTAAAAGAGCAGAGCCTGGAACGCCGAGATCTGCATTTTCTGTGTGTGCGACAGTACTGCCATTTATTATGTAGATTCAGACACTTTTTCGGGCGGCACTTCAAACAGCTTGTGGAGGTTGTTGACGACGCTCGTTGCCGCATACCCGAGACCCATCGCGAGGCCGCCACCGATAGCCTTGCCCGCGGAAAAGATCGAAGTGTACTGTAACATCGGTATGCCCGCCATAACTACAAAGAATCGTCCATAAATCTTTCTTTCACTGTACTCTTCCGGGAAAAAGTGGGACTCTATTACGAAAATTAGACCCATAAACAAGACAGCCAGGATCCGTTCGATCGTGTCAAAGATCCCTACGTAGACGATTCGATGGTAGTTTGCCAATGTGGTCAGCACGGGAATGAGCATACACGCCTGCCAGAACGGCGAATCCACCTGGTTCAGCATGTAACACATGGCCGTGCCGATGACGGCTATCACGGACAGCCCCGTGTTTCGCAGGAACGCGATCGTAAAGAAGCAGACGAGCAGGACCTTTACGAGATCCAAATATCCTGGAGAAATTTCGATTTTATTGTCGAGTATGTCGTCGTAGGTTTTCATCATGACCCCCGCCAGGGCCTCGAACAACATTACTTGGAGGCCAGATTTTACGACCGCGACGAGAACGTGTTCTTCGTGTCCTGAATCGTCTGTATCCACTGCGGAATCTTCACGAGCATTGTCCTGATCTCGGCCTCGTTGCGACGCGGGGACTCGCTGGTGTCGAGGGCTTCCGTCGCGTAGACGATGGAGGCCAGCAGGAAGCACTGCTTGGATTTCGCACTTGCGGGGTCCCACCGCAGGCAATACATCTTCTGGAGAGCATCAATGTACCGATTGGTGCTCTGCAGGGGATCCCAGAGCATCCAGAGAAGGTTGCGGCCGTACTTTTTGTCTACATATAATCGCTCGCCGCACTGGATGGTTTCCTTGGTCTGCTTTTTCTTCAGCGAAGCGTACTTGAGCATCCAGGCGACCCAGTAGAGGGCACGCGTCGTGTCCCGCGTCTGAATCGCAAAGCAGTACTCGTTGTACGGAATGGCCAGCTCGTACGGATCGTCCGTCTTGCGGTACGCCAGGCTCGCGTTCTGCGTCGTTGCTCGTAGGTTCTCCTTCATTGTGAGCGGCTGAAACTCGTGCTCGGGCTTGATGGTTGGCAAGGCAATACTTTTCTGCTTCCGGGCAGTGGCGAGAGCGGTCGCGGTCTCGCACACGAGGTTGCGGGCGTCCTCGCGGTTGCGGATGTCGGTCATCGTGGCTATAGAAAAGTGACTCTCAATGTCGGAAAAGTGCTCGTACTGTGCCGCGAGCCAGGGCATCATGTTGGGGCAGGCTCGGTGGACATGGAGGGCGGCCGATTCGAAGAAGGTCGACCACAGCGAATGAACGAGGCCGCTGCAGAGCATTTCCAGACTCCAGTAGCACGCGTAATCAGCGTGGCCGAGGGCGATGCTCTCCATGAGCGACTTCCCGGCCAGCTTGCGAGAATGACCGGAAAACGTAAAGTGCTGGAAGTCCGAGACGGTGCGAGTATCGCGGATCATCGTATTACTCTAAAACAACCCAACATTGACCTGGAACGAACGAAGGGTGGTGTTTGGAGTTGTATCGTCGCCACTAAGAGAGACATACATCAGGTCTCCGTTGTGAAACGTGTACGAGTTCAAATTGTTTGAGGTATTTGTAGAACTTCCGGTCAGGCTTATCGAAAAAACGGGCGTGGACGCTGTAGTCATATGGTACACGTTCAGGGTCATCACGGACGCACCGAGCGATGCGTTCGCAGAGAGGTACACACCTCGCAAAATGCAGTCCTGCTCGATGATGAACGGAGCTGCGTTCGCAGAATTGGAAATCGATGTAGACCGCACCATCGTTCCTGGAAGAAGGTGGTAACTCTTGAAAAAATCCGTACTCGTCCACGAATTCGTATCGAAAATTCCAAACACGATGTTGGTCGGGATCTGGGCGGGCGTGAATCCGAGGCCGTTGGCGTTGTGGTTCTGAAGCCTCGTGTAGCTCAACATAATCTCACTGGACGCATTCGTCTGCGAAATCTCAGCGAGCGAACAGTTTGTGATGCTCGTGGCGTCGCCGGACGCCGAAATGACCGAGGCACGCAAGTCGAGGTATCCTGCCGACACTGTTTCGCAGCCGATTAATTTGGAGCCCGTACAGTTTGTGCCCGTCACAAAGAGGTTCGTATCGCGGGCAGACGTCCTGTTCGAGCCCGCCACCCGAATACATTGAGCGTACCCGCCCTGCTGGCCCGACGCGTTCACATTAATGGTCGAGCCGCGAACTGTGTCCGCCGACGTCACGTTGGCCGGGGTCGTAGAGTTGCCCGTCGTCAGAAGACCCACACAGCTGCCCGACGGGTTGTTGTTGGTTACGTTTATTACCATCGTCCGAAGTTTCGCAGACGGAATGTTGCCGTCGTCCACGTTCACTGCAGTGTAGACTGCCCCTGCCGTCACGGCCGTCGACGAGGTGAGCGTCAGAGTCACGTCCTCGATGCGGCAGTTGGAGCCCAGCGTGAACATTGTCACAGACGTCGTGGCGTTTAGCCGCTGGATTACGACGCTCTGCGTGCCGGCCCCACGAATCGCCACACCCGAAGATACCGTCAAATTCGAAGCCTGTGTGTACGTCCCGGGCATGATTTGGACCAGCTGGCCATTTGTGGCTACCGACAGGGCCTTGCTGAGTGTTGCGTAGGGGTAGGTTCCGACCGCTCCCAGCGTATCGTTGCCGTACACTTGATCGACACGCAGGACGTTGCCGAAGGACGCAGCTGGCAGCGTATTGCTGACCGCAAATACCTCGAGAGATGTAGAATAGGCCAGCAGAGAGTAGCTTGTAATACCCGTGTTGTTACGGATGGGGTTTATGTAGGTCGCCCCTGAAAAGGTGGCGTTCAGAGCCGCAGTTGAGGCGTTCAGTACTATCGAGTTCGACGGTTGGTTGGTCGCACCCGCCGACGTCCCTATGGCGATGGCGTTGTTGCCCTGATTGGTCACGCCCGCCCCCCAGCCGATCGCCACGGCCTGGATACCTTGCGATACATTACCCGCGTTGGATCCGATGGCGATGGCCCCCGACAGCTGGTTGAGGTTGCCCGCGTTGGTGCCGATGGCGATGCGGTCGGGCTGGGCGACGCCCGTCGAGCCGTTGAAGGCCGCCCCGAAGCCGATGGCGATCGAGTTGGGACACAAATTCGATACGCCGGCGTTCAAGCCAACGGCGACGCTGTTGGACTGCTGATTAAACAGACCCGCCGACACTCCGAATGCGACGCTGTTCGAGCCCTGCGAGATGTTGCCGGCGTTCAGGCCGACGGCGATGGCGTTCGAGAGCTGGTTGGAGTAGCCCGCGTTGGTTCCGATGGCGATGCGGTTGGATTGGGCGGCCACCGTCTGGAACGAGGCGGCAGACACGCCGATCGCGATGGCGTTCGGGCAGAGGTTTGAGAGACCTGCGTTCAAGCCGATGGCGATCGCACCTGCCTGCTCGCTCGAAAGGCCAGCCTGGAATCCGATCGCGATGGCGTTCGAGCCCTGGAGCGTAGCACCTGCCGAAATGCCGATGCCCAGCGTGGTACCTGCGTTTCCGTCCTTGATGGACACGCCGTTGAAAGTGAGGCCGCTGACGTTTCCAGTCGCCTGGAACGCATTCTGGAGAATCGTGCCCGTCGTGGGCTGGGCGGGCTGAAGCTGCGTAAACGTGGCTGTCGAAGGATAGTAGAACGCAGTTGTCCCCGCAGTATTGTTGCCGTGGAAGATGATGGGCACCGTAGCACCCGCATGTCTGTCCTGAATGCACGTGAACCTTCCCGCGATACCGTTTGTCTGTGTAGCTCCCTCGCAATAAAGTACAGTGTTCGTAAGATTCATGTAAGACGATCCAGAGTTGTTGAACTGGATGCAGCACTTATTGCTGCCTTGCGTAGACAATGTGCTTCTGTAACGGAGCACGCAGTCGTTAATGTAGTTGTAGGCCCCCGACGACCCGCTAATGTTTACGAGAGCAGCAAGTGGAAATGCACCACTTATTGTTTGTTCGACCGTGCACCCGTACATGTTCAGCGTCGCAGCTCCGGCAGTCTGTATCGAGCTTGTCAACGATAAAAATGACTGAATCGTAGTAGTCGTGGCCTCAAACACGACGTTGCTGACGTAAACACCCTCTTGACCGTACGGATAGATCCCTACCTCGTGGGCGGAAAGTTTGTAAAGTTCGACGTTATTCGCAGTGGGTTGGTACGCCTTCACGGCTTGCACTGAGTTTTTGGGGGCAATAAGACACGATGACATTATGAATGCCGTACCCAAAGCACCAGCAGTTCCTGTGAATTCGACGTTGTTCAGAGTAAGGCCGCCGATACCGCACCCCTGTTGCGAGAGAGTCGATACAATATTGAACGTGATTGCTCCCGATATGTTGATGCTGTTAGGGAGAGAGCTGTTGCCGTAGACGAATGTCCCGTTGCGTGTGATTGTGTTGCTCGGCTCCGAGTAGACTCCTGGGGCAAGGTTGATGTTTACCGGCACGCCGTCGGGGATCGCACTCGTAGACACAATCGCCTTCGAAATGGTGAGCCATGGATTCCCGATCTGCCCAGTACCCGTGATGTCGGATCCGCATACACTCACATAATAGTTGTATACAAAGTCAGACACTGTGCCGTTTGCACCTGTCGCACCCGTAGCACCTGTCGCACCCATCGGGCCGCTGCTCGGCGACACCCACGAAAGATTGCCAGTGCCGTTCGTCGCAAGAACTTGACCCGAAATCCCCGTTGTTCCTGGCAGAACCAGATTAAAGTTCTCTGAAATGTCTGCGTTCGGGAAGATGCTCACGGTATTTCCGCTGAGATTCAGCAGTGTCAGCGGATTATCCTGTAGAACAAGACCATCGCCGCTTGCAGACCAGAGAAGTGAATTGTTTAAAGGAACGTTAATGACGGTCGTACCGGTGCCCGCCGGAATCGTGATCCCCGTCATCAACGGCCCATATGCACCCAACTGGTTCAATGGCATTTTCTGTTTGTTATATGCTATTTATATTTTGCTTACACATCTATCGTATACACATACCCTGTATTCAAGTCAGTGTACGTGTCCCCGATACCCGGGATAGAACCCGACGGATCTTGCGAGGGAACTCCGTGCCCGTAAAACTGGTATGGAGCCCGCGTCTTGGCCGCACCCCAGGATAGGGTGACCGTTTGTGCGGGGTTCCATCCAGACCATATGGATGCCTGGAATCCAGCCACAGTCGCAACGTCCATTGATGTATTGGATGCAGAGTCCGTCCACATCGACGGCCCGTCAGCAGCCAAGAACAGCAGTGCGGTTCCCGAGATACTCGCTAGCGGAACATCAATCACATAGGGTGCCAAAATATCCACATAGGACGTGGTCCATCGGAAGTTAGTCATGAGAAGACCGGAGGTCGCCGTGCTGTCCGTTGTATTGCTTCCAAACCATACAGGCGATGTGCTGTTTCCACATGGTGCGTTCGAGTAGTAGCCCGCGTCGCTATATACGTTGGAACCGTTTGCGTAGAAGGTCGTGACGCCGGTGTCCCGGACCAGCGTACAGAAAGTCCACGCATTCGTCTGGACGGGGGTGTTCAGGGCGACCACATCCCCGCTAATGAACATGTAGAGGTTGTTATCGGCCGAGATCGTCACCCCAAAGTACCCGATGCCGCTCAGATTGGCTGCTATACTGAAGATGGGCCCGGACGAAGATATGTTTGCAGGCGAAGACATCCACCAGTTGATCGTATAATCGCGGGTCCCGATATCGTAGTTCGCAGACCCAGTCGCGGTATGGGCCCAATTGTTGGACGGCTGCGTCGCCGAAAAGTATACACTTCCGCCCGTTCCGTACGTTACAGTTTCAAACTTCGGACCGTAGGTGTTTGTAGGCTTTGCGTTTGCTCCTAACGAAATGTACGTGTCTCCGATGTTTCCCATGTTGATGTCTGGCGGACCCCCATTGTCGTTTCGCGTGTGCACCGCTGCGGCAGGAGGGAGTACAGAGTTTGGCAGCAGGGAGCGGTTGGCAAAGTTATTGACTTGGCCGAACAGTATATTTGTGGACGTGTTTGTAAAATCGACGCAAGGAGCCCACGCCGTGTCCGTGGCCGTCAGGCTCATCATTGTATTCACACCATTAATGCCATACCCCCCGACAAGCCAACGGGTTCCGTTCCAGCCCAGGCAATTGAAAAATCCACCCACAGTCGGGGCAAAGATATCCCACGTATATCCGTCATAGCTCTTATACGTGCTAGTATATCCGTTTGCGATCCAATACTGTCCGTTCCATTCAACACCCCGGTTATTGCCCTGAATCTCCGAGTAAAAGACCTTCTTCCACGTCTTTCCGTCCCTGCTGAGATAGATGTAGTCGTCCAAGGTTGCGAGCCAGAAATTGCCGTTGTATGCCACGCAGTAACCGGTTCCCGAGATGACATTGCTCGTATCTGCATCCAGCCCGTTGTACCACATCGTACCGTCAACAGCACTCGCATACAGAATAGCACTATTGCCTTCGCCAGCATACCCTGTGGCAACAAGTGTATTTCCTCCGTCGGTGGCTATAGAGTATGCTGCAGCACTTCCGCCCAATGAAACATTCGTTCCGAAATAGGCTGAGCTTGCGGATTGACACACGGATGTCCACACACCGGGCGTCTGACCTATATCCGTGTTGCGTTTTATAACGTCCCGGCCACATACGTCATATCCTACGATATACCACGTCGTATCGTTTTTAGAGTAGCAAATGGCTTGTGTATTATTGGTGTGGGTGGATGTGGCTGCAGACGCCCATACATTGCCGTTCGTGCTATAGGTTATAACACCTCCGACGCCTAGTTTGGAACCCACTGCCACCCACGTGTTCTTCCCGTCAAACGCAACGTCCATACCTTGGTCGATGATCGCTGACACGTCCAGTACAGCCCATGTTGTTCCGTCGATACTAATTTGCAGAGGTGAGCGACTGTAGTCCATCACGTTTGTACCCGCGGCAACCATGACGTTCGGCGACGTCATTCCTCCTGGGATGCGAGACGTCAACGCATCCCCACTCTGCGTGACGGACATCATCCCGTTCGGAATGCTCACACTCCAGACGTCAGATGTGCTAGTGTTTGTCATAATCAGTGTCTGGTTCAGAATGTCCACATTCGATGCATACACAGTAGACCAACGGTTGTCTGCCGACCCCAAGTCGCAGGATGGGTTCAGCGGAGTAATGTTTCCGGAAATCGTCAATGCTGTCGATATCGAAAAATTCTGGATACTTGCGACTCCGGTCGTGTAGTCAAACATAAGATTGGGGCTGCCCGACACTGTTGTCCCGCCTACGTTGTAGAGTATTTGCATATCATTCCCTCCGATCGGGCCCGTGGCACCCGTAGCTCCTGTAGCACCTGTGGCACCTGTGGCACCTGTGGCACCTGTAGCACCCGTAGGGCCCACGGCTCCACTTGCGTACGTGATTTCGCTAGTAACCGCGTCGTAGTACAATACGGACGATCCCACGCCACCACGTACAGGTGCCACGTAAAAGGCACTCGATGCAGTAGAATTCAAAGGGCCACCTAACGCATTTAAAATGATGGAGTTATCGTGCTGGTTGAATATCCCTGCTTGATATCCAATCGCGATTGAATATTGACCCTGGCTGACTGTTGCCGAACTACTCCCAATCGCGACAGCTCCGGTCTGTTGGTCTGTAATTCCGGCAGAACGTCCAATCGCAACCGCGTATTGTCCTTGTGTCGTTTGGCCTGCAGTATAGCCTAACGCTACTGTATCCGACTGTTGATTATTTTGGCCAGCAAGTGTGCCGATCGCCACGCTGCCAGATTGTTGACCAATTTGTCCAGCATCCGATCCAATAGCCACGGTATTGTTTTGTTGATTGCTTTGTCCAGCTTCAAGACCGATCGCCACTGCATATGTCTGCTGATTGCTTTGCCCTGCAGATGTTCCGATCGCTACTGACCCCCCAGACTGATTAAGTTCCCCAGCAGAAAAGCCAATAGCGGTTGAAAACGAGCCTTGGCTTACGTTGCCTGCGTTTATACCTATGGCTGTGCCCCCCTGCTGCTGGTCAGTCTCACCCGCGGATGTACCGACTGCAACAGATTGACTCTGTTGGTTCATTCGCCCTGCTAAATTTCCTATCGCGATTGAATACGCCCCCTGATCTATGTAGCCCGCACCCGCTCCAATCGCAACCGTATTTGATCCAGACGAAGAACTGCCAGTGGAGATGTCTCCGACCGAAAGGCCGCCACACGCGGTCAAGTTTATGTAAACACTGTTTAGAGGATAACCGTTCGTCGAGAGCGTAGTCCCTGTCCATGAAAGGATTAGGTTGTCGTAGACAATCGTATCATCTGAATTTGCGAATAGAAAGTTTCCAGTGGCACCTGTGGCCGTGCTGATAGGGAGCGTCGGGCCTGTCGCACCCGTGGCACCATCAACTCCGTTACTGCCCGTGGCACCCGTCGCACCCGTGGCACCCCGAGCTCCCGGCGGACCACTGCCGGCGACCGTCCACGAAAGATTGCCCGCTCCGTCCGTCGTCAACACCTGTCCGGGTGTCCCCCCGCTAGGATTCGTGTCTAGCGTGATCGAATGGAGATTCGTAAGACCGTACCCGGACAGATTGACGTTCTGTGTAGCAGGGTATCCGCTCCAGCCAGTCGCGTTTCCGCCGCCGCTGCCAATCATACCTGAATTCCAGATGGTCTTGCCCCCGCAACTGCCGCCGATATTTGACGCCATCCTGCGACTTTACTTGGATAGGTAGACAAGATATTGGTACTCGTACCCCACAGACGTCATATCCACCATCTCCTGCCTCGAAAACCCGCTAGACCGCAAAAGATCCAACATGTCTGGAATCGTCGGCATGTGAAGATCATGGATGTTTTCAATGTACTTGTGCGGATCCTTGAACTCAAAGACCTCTTCAAACCTCGCATTATCGTCGTCGGGATCTTTCAGGAACCGGCTCTTGTACTTGAACTTGTCGAAGAACAAATCAGAATCGATCACCCGCTCCACGCTGTACTTTTGCACCGAAAACGCAAGGAACGGCGACGCGGCGGGCAGGATCGGGTCGAACTTGGCCGGGTCGACGAGGTGAATGACAAAGATCCCGCCCGGCTTGAGCCACGAGTAGATGTTATCCAAAACCATCTTGATATTTTTGAATTGGTAGATCGAAAAATAGAGCATCATGGCATGCGAAAAGCTCTTGGGAGAAAAGGTCTCCACCCGCGTGACGTCGGCCTTATAGAACCTCGCCGACTTGCACTTTTCGCGGGCCTTCTTCAGCATGGCCTCCGACTGGTCGACGCCCACAAAGTCCACACCCTCCTTGCACAGCCACTCGGCCAGCGGGGCGACGCCGCAGCAGACGTCCAGCAGCTTGATCTCATCCTTCGGCCACTCGGCCAGGGCGTACTCGCGGATCGACGCTTTTTGAAAGGAGATCAGGGCGGGTGTTTCAAATAAGGTAGTATACACGCCCGCATAAAAGTCATCGTAGATCTCGGCATAGTCGTGCCGCTCCTCCGTCGGCACTCCGGCCTCCTTTTTCGCCGACCCGCCACCCTCCTTTTTCGCCGACCCGCCACCCTCCTTTTTCGTCGAGGCGTCCTCATCGCCGCTCTCGCCGTCGCCGCCATTCTTGAAGCCTTCGTACATTCGGTTGTAATCGTGCATGTTTGCGACGAGCCAGAGCCCCAGAAATACGACAATCGCAAACAGCCAAAAAGAACCTTCCATCCTCCCTTGTATCTATGTAAGAAATGTGGGCGGAACTTCCAATCCAGCGATACGGAGACCCCCCGGGCCCCGAGCTCGAATGTATCCGCCCCGGCTACGTCTACCCCCGCTTCGACGACGTCAAAGTCTCCCCCTGGAAAGACGTGCCTCCAGACGTACAGGCCTGGGCCCTCAACATATGGTCAATCGCCTTTTCGGTCGTCCGCACTCCCCTCGCCCCCAACGACATGCTCATGTGGATTCCAGACTGTTCGACCCTCGTCGCCAAGCGGGGCGTATGGGCGAGTGATGAAAAGTCTACCCGCATGCACTACGTCACCCTAAACTACGTCATTCCGGCCAAGCGAGGCCAAAATCTCGCCAAACGGATGATTCTCTCCATGGCTCACGAACTGTCCAAAGCAGACAACTCCGTAAAATTCATTTTTGAACTTCACGACGTGCCTCGCAGCTTGAACGATGCCGTACCGTTCCTACGCTTTTCATACGCATGGGTGCCGTTCTTTGCGGCAAGTGAGTGGGTTCCTGCCGATGCCGCAGGGTTCCGCCGCCCCGGGTTCACGCCCGACACGTGGACAGGCTTCGAGCTGTTCAAATGTGGAGACAATCATATTTTGATCGATCCGCACGATACCATAGTCTGGTACGACAGCTTTGAAAGCCTCCTGACATTCGACAAACGACCCGGGGCAAACGTCCGCTTCTTCTGGCCGTTTGGCAACGTCCGAGCCTACGCAGAAAACACACACTTTTCGCACGGGGACTATTCGCACAAGTTGTTAGCGTAGAGTCGAGCCAAATCGCATGTAATGTATGGCATCACTCCCCTTATAGTACGCCAAGTACAGTACAATCAGTATCATGATGGCCAGAATCACATCGAGAACGGTCAAAAAGGAAGCAGGAAAGCCGGCAAAGTAGGATACTAGCGGGATCTGCTCGCTGACGATTTGCTGGGTGGTCGCCACCGGAGCGGGGGTCGTCAGTTCAATGTAACGGTTATATGCCGAAAGTTTGGCTTCCTTTTCCTCGAGCAGGTTTCCAAGAAAGTCGATGGTTCCGTTCGCACTCTCCTTGAGAGCCGACTGCTTGTTGCGAATATTGGCGATCGAGTCTGTGTAGCCCTTTTGAACGTCGACCTCGCTCTTGAGCATGTCGTACTGCTGCCGGTACTTGTCGATCTCGGGCTCTAGCTTTTCGGCCTGCACCTTCTTCTTCTCCAGCTCCAACCATCCCGGTCCCTCTTTGAGAGCCATGTAACGGATTCTCGCCCCCTCGTAAATCTCGGGCTCCGTGTAGCGGTTCCGAGCCGCCGCCTCGAAGAATTCAAAGGCAGTTTGGAGCTCCTTTTTTTTCCGTTCGCTTTCGGTCTCGACAACGTTGTCCATACTATTGCTTCTTGACCACAAAGTATATTGCTGCACCAAAACCGCTCGCAAGAATCAGAACCGCGAGGCCCGTCGTGATTGTTGTGGGCAGAACAAAGCCGACGACGGCAAATACCACAAAGAGGCCGAGAAGGGTCGCGGCCAGGATCTGTAGGGGCAGTAGGGAGTTGGTATATGCCGTCGAGTCCTGCGAGGACCCCAAGATCTGCCTACGCAGCTTCTGGCTATCCTGCTGCGTCGTCTCGATGGGCCCGTGCAGATTCGTGGCTTCGCGAATGACGTTCGACGCCTCCTTCAACGTATCCCCTGCCAAAATTTCGGCGTTCTGCATGCGGATCTCCCCGCCGAGCGAGTTGACGTCCCTGTCAAGTTCCTTCACAACCTTATCCGAGTACGACACGACATCCGGGGCGTTGTCCGTATCCAGTCGCTGAAAAATGTTGCCGCCCGGGCCCGGTTCTACTGTGGTCATGTACAGCATGTTGTTGGTGGGATTCACAGACATACTTGTAGGCTTGCGGCCGCCCGTATCCAGCGGCTTACAAGAATCGCCCTTGTCGTACGGCGGAGTACAACGCATCGGCCTTCCACTCTTGTCGAGGCCGTAAATCGCAGTGTTGTCGCCGTCCGCTGACAACGGCGTAAAATCTTTAAGGCCGGCAAGGTCCTCCCACGCACCCTGAGCAGACGCGTCCGTCTGGCGTAAAATTTCGTGCCCCTCGGCGTCCGTCTTAGAGGCATATAAGTGTCCAGAACTGGATGCTTTTGCGTTTTGCACCCTATCGTTTGCGACCCAGCTATTGGTCGCACACGGCTTTGCACACGCTTTGGAGCCCAAAAAGAGAAATTTTTCAGTCATCTCAAGAGAGGCATCCATGTCCGTACTGCTTGGTTCCACTGACGGAGCTTCGATCCACGACCACTCCCCACTACCGTCTACGGCTTTCCTTGCAATGAACCGACGACCATCCGAAATCACTCGCATGAAATATACGTGCGTGTTGTCGGCGAGTACTCGGGTGAGTTTAATAAAGGATCTGTGTTCGGCTTGTACAATAGGAGTGTGCATGGTCCAGTTCCCGTTACACGGCTCTTTGCACGAGTAGACGTTGAATTCAGAATTGTAGCCCCAGATGTACCCGGCCGGAGACACTGCAATCTTTTCGAGACCGCCCGGAACATTGGTCCAGATGCCCACTTTTTCCAGTTGGTTGCGGACGTACTGCGTGAGCTTTGTACTTTGCTCCATGAACTGCTTCACGTACTCCCCCATTATGTTACTCACTGGAAATTCTGGCCAAACATCTTGTTCAGAGGCACGCGGATGCGGTTGCCGTACTGGATATCCTGCAGTTCTTGATAGTCAAAGGGCCTCTGGGAATAATTAGCAGTGGGCAGCGGCGTCGTAGCGGCAATGGCGTTCAGCCGCCGGGCCCGCGTGAGAGCCGACGAGTCGAGCGTGTTGATCTTCTTCCGAGGCGGTACATAGTTGACGCACGAGCAGCCGTTCGTGGTTCCAACGAGGATTGACGATAGCAAAGGCATTACTTTTATGGAACATATTATAATGGAGACCGCTTTGGACTCGTACAAGACGGTCAAGGACGGATACACGCAACTCTTGCGATCGGCAGCATACAAGACTGGGACCGAACGCAAGGATGCTCTGACCGCTCTCGAGAATCAAAACCGTCGGCTGCAGGATGCCGTACAAAACCTCCTCAAGATTTACGAGAGCGGCAAGTCGAAGCTCGACGAGTTTTCCGCGTATTCTGTAGACGGGCTGCAGAAGGATCTCGAAAAATACAAGAAGGACCTCTCGGATCTCCAGGGCAGCCGCGACGAGCTGTCGACGCTCCAGTCAGTCTACAACTCGAATCGGTCGACTCTCATAACCGACCGCTATACGTATTTTGCCTACATTATCGCGGTCCTCGTCCTCCTTGTCCTTGACTTTATCCTCTTTGTGGTCCTGAGCTTTTCAGGGTCTTCGAGTTCTTCCCTGTTCGGTAGCGGCAGCAGCGGCGTCAGTAGCGGGGCCGCGGACTTCCCCATGCAGGGCTGAGGATATTCACGTTCAGACCGCCAGGGGTGCCTGGTGTGCGAGGCGTACCGGGTATAGATGACCCGTAGCCCGTACCGAATGCCGGCAGCGAAAAAGAAGATCCGTACGCCGACTGTCTCACCGCATTGGGGTTGTAGAACGAGATTCCAAATATAAAAAGAAGGAGGAGAGCGAGCAGACCGAACCTCCAGAGAATACCGTACCCGTTCGTGTAATCAATTGGCTGAGCGGGCTCCTCGTTCTTCAGCCAATTGTCGTATCGCTTCTTGGACGTCTCGTAGCTGTCCTGGATCTTCTGGGCGTTCTTGTACATTCCCCCCGCCCGGTCCTGCAGCTCGCCCAACGAGTCTCCGTCTTTCTTGTACGCCCCCACAAAGTGCTTCATGTCCGATCTCTCCTTGTCCACGGCCTCCCGCCTCCCCGAAATTATACCATGGATCGCATTGCGGGCGTTCTCGTAGGCCTTCTGGAACTGTTGGTTGCCCGTCCCCACAAACTGGACGTAGTTGGACTTGTACTCGTCCAGCAGTTTGTTGAAGGTACTGTCTTCGTCTGCCGGGACACTCATTATACATTTGCGACACAAATTCGGTAGTATGGCGTTCCGCCGGCCGTCTCGCTGTTCCGCAGTATCTCGACCACGTCGCCCGGCTTGGCTCCGATCCACCGAGCGATCGCGTCCTGCGAGGAAATGTGGGGAACGGGCAGATATTCCTTGTGCACCATCGCGATCTGCTGCAGCGGCGGATTCTCGGCGTTCAGCCGGATGTGGTCCTTCTGCATCTGCCCCACAATGTCGTCCATCACGATGTTATACTTCTCGAGGTACTTGGGCACTTCCTCCGCAGAGAGGATCCGATGCTTCGGGACTTTGCGGTGCGTCGTAGGATTGTACTCGAGCTGAGCCGCATGGAAGATCTGCAGCGTGTCGCTCATCGAGCTTATCGCTCCTAGAACCGTTTCGGACGGCGGGATGGCCACGATCAGAACGCCCGTCGTCGAGCCGCTCTTCTGCACAAAGGCCTTGTATGCCGCCACATCCTTTTCGTTGATCCTCTGGCGGTTCACGACGCACACGACGGTGGCGTTGGGCCCCTCGCCGTACTTGGTCGCGTCCGCGGGGAGTGGCATGGCGTCAAGAGCCTCCGTCTTCGATGTATCCACCCCACGCTGCTGCAGCATTTCGAGAAGCTTCGACATCCTAGTATGCAGTTATACTCTGCTACAGAGTTTTCATCCGTTTTTGTTCGCCAATGTATAATATGAACTGGTTGGCGTTGGCTATTTCGGCTCTCATCATAGTCGGCGTCCTCTTCTCAAACCAAAAAGAGTTGTTTGGCGTTCCCGAATTTTTGGATCGCACTAATACTCGTCTAAGTTCAGAATCATCGTACGCACAGGTGACAAATCACGCGGAGGCTCCCTCTGGGGGGTCTCCGCCGCGGGGGGAACCGACGGGGCATCGGGTGGGGCAGTGGGAGTCGTATACTGCACCATTTTAGACGGGTCTGCACGACACTCTTGCACGATCGCCCAGAACGCCTGAAGATCCGGAAGGTACTTTGACAGCCAATAGACGTCTCGCTGGACACTCTCGACTCGAATGTTTTCCAGCGTCCAGAAGACTACGCGGACATCGTCTTCCGTCAGCGTCTTTTTCCAGTCGTTTGGCTGAAGACCTTCAGGCATGTACACGATCTTTCCGTTGTCGTAGACCGCCAGAACGCCCTTGTACGGGGACGTGGACGCCCGCCAGGCCGTCTGCGTGCCCGTCTTGAACTGCATTTCTACGTAGTCGCACTTGTGTATACCCGTACACTCCATCTGCATCTGCATCTGGTGGTAGTACGAGTCGGGGATCGTCGAGGTCTGCGTGAACACTCGGCTGATCGGGCACTTGAACTCTACGAGCTTGCCCCACTCCAGATCCATCGGATCCTTCGTGAAGACTATGCCGTCCGGCGACGCTCCCAGAAAAGGATACGTAGGATGCACGACGCACGTAGTGTCCACGACTTCGGCCCCGCCCTGAATGCTCTCGTAGATCTTCTTGGCGATGGGCTCGAACTGCGTGCCCCACAGACACGCCGTCATCGTCGGACCCTGCGTATTTGTCGAAGGGTTGACCTTTCGTAGCAGGATTTCTTTGCGAGCAGACGGAGATGCAGACGCGAACGCCTTGGTCACTTCCGACGCCGTAATCATCTCGCTGCGTTTCTGCAGCCACGCGTCGCTCCGCTGGTCGGCCTGGCCGTATAGCTTCAAGACCCTGCTGATCCGTCGCCGTCGCTCCCATATTTCGCCGAGAGCTGTTTCCCCGAAGGCAGTGACCACCTTTTTCTTCAGTTGCGTGTAGCTTACTCCTTTTTCACGCGCGATCCACTTGAGCTTGCGGTTGAGCTTCCTGGTGACGTCTATGGGCAAATTGAACAGCTCCTCCATTGTTCTAGTACACGCCAATCATGTATGACATCCGATTTACAGACTATTGTGGAAGGACTTAGATAATGAGCGACGAAAGCGGGGCAATCGTAGCGACTCAGGAACAGTGGGTCATTCACCGGTTGGAGGCATTTTACACACCCGCACGGATCGAAATCCTGCGCGAGACTTTGGGCGGTAAAGTCTCTCTCCGCGTGCTCGACTGGTTCGTCACAAATTACGCAAAAATGAACAATGTCTCGTACGTCTCGAAAACCGGCAAGCACGTTATCGTGTACTTGGCTTACAAATCTCACTTGAAAGCCTACAGCAAGCGTATGTTTGACCCCTTTTGCCGGCATGAAAGGATTGACTTCCACGGCATCTCGACGACCGTCGGGCAGCTGAACTTTTTTGCGTGGGCCATCGAGGACGAGATATTGGACTACATGAAGGAGCGTATGAACGATATTCACGCAGACATGGAGACCCGCATGACGAGCACGACCAAGAGCGGCGGGGCGGCGGGTCGGAAGAAACGCCACGAGCTGTCACACTCTGCCACTAAATCAATCAAGAAGCACGATGTGAAAATTATGGTCACATTTAAGTAATGAGCTTGGCGTGGCAGGTTGCCGCCCTTATAGACAAACAGACCGGAACCCTCGAAGACTTTATAGCCGAGGACAAAAAATCAGGTTCAAAGTACACCGAGTGGTACCAAGAGCGACCGCGAGACGGACACACTGCATTCACGCACGCCATCAAACTCGGCCGTCTCGATATCGTCAAGTACATTGTCGAAACGCACCCCGGCATCGAAAATGAAGAGAACGACTTTTTCGGCATGCCGCTCGACTATGCTCAGCGGGAGAAGCAGGACGAAATCGCCGAGTTTCTGAAAAGTATTGGAGCTGTCTTGCGAAAGGGACCGGCACCCAAACCGGCACCCAAATACACCGCTGACCAGTTCGCGGCTGCAGCGGCAGCCGCTGGTCCGCCGTCCCCGTTCGAAATCGCCAAGTCCGAACCCGCCAGTGGTGCCTTCAACGTCATAGTTCTTGAGCGCGAGGAAGAGGGGTTTACGGTAAACTGCCTGTCCGTCCGCAGTCAGAAGCGGTTGTTGACCATGTCGGACATAAACGAAGTAGAACTGAAGAGTCTCATAAAGAGCATTCCCGGAAACCCGTGCAAGAACCAGATCGGGGCGGTATTCATGCAGAGTGCTCTTCGAGAAAACACGCACTTTTTCGTACTGTATAGAGGCGACGCAGAAAAAGAAATTTACCCGTACGGCTTCATCTTTGCGAAGCCCGAGGGTACGGGCTACTTTCTGGACCTCATTTGTGCCACCAAGAACGGGGCAGATCTCCTGAAGTTCTTCATCAAGTGGTGCACTTCGAAAAAGGCATCGCACATCCACCTGCACGCCCTGCCGCACGTGATGGGACTGTACACGAAGTTTGGCTTCCAGTTCCGCCGAGGTTGTGCGGATCCAGCCATTCCTGAGACGAAGGAGTTCAAGGCACGCGTAGCCGCCGCCGGCAAAGCCTTTCCCTCGTCCGTGCCCGACGTGTGGAACAACGAAGACTTCAAGTACGTTCAGGATATGATCATGGTCCTGCAGAAGAAGGGCTTTTCTGCGTACGAGTCCGCCCCCGAAGAGTGCTTTGCCGACGACTTGACGCCCGAGACCTTCAAGACACACAAGTGCGACCAGGAGGGCTACACGATGGTGCGGTGTAAAGAGACTCGGAAGAATACCCGCAAGCAAAAGAGGCGGCAGACTCGGAAAAAAATCGCAAGGAAGGGTAAATGAAGACTTCGCGGATCATGTTTTTTATCGCACTCGCGGTGGTGGTGTCGTGGGGTATCAAGATGTTTATAATCGAGGAGCAGAATCCGATAAAGAATCCCGCGGCCGAACATATCGCGTGGTTCATCATGGTCGTCATAAGCGTACTCATCTTCCTGCCGTCACTTATAACTGGATTTATCGGGTATTGATGCCGTGCGGTAGTGCACATCCGAAAAACGAAGGGCAAATAGTAATGCTCGCTGACGACGGTAGGATCTATCCCGTCATGGAGGGAATTGCCGACTTTGATCTGGACACCGATATTGAAGAGTACGACTACGACGGCCGCACAGTCTTCCGCGGAAACATCGATCTCGACCTGTCCGAGGGCGGCCGCGAAGTCTACTGGCTCTACGAGAACGACACGCGGGTCGGGCTGGCCGAGCACCGCGGCGATACGCACAGATGCTACTGGTACCGCGACAACGTCTACTCGACATTACTGCAGGAAGACTGGCAGGTCTACGACGAAACTATATGGAACATCCTGCCGCAAAGGGCCTACGACGAGTGTATGCGGCACGGGTGGACGACGATCCCAAAGCTCCAGGCGAGGACGCGGCTGTCCCTGGCGACGCCCGGCGACTTTACAGGAGACCGTACAGTGACCGCGGAAGTGTGCGAGAGGTGTGCGGCCGAGTGCTCGCATGCGGGTTGCGTGCCGATCCAGCGGGAAGGTCTTAACGAAAAAAATGTCTTTTCTGTTATTTTTTTAGATGATGAAGGCACTATCTACGTCCCGCCGTCCGATACGAAAGCTTATGCGACCTTGCGGCGACGCGGTGCTGCTGCTGCTGCCGCGGGTGCTGCTGCGACCGGCGGAGGCTCCACGACCGCGGGCGGTGGAGGAGAGGCTGCTGAACCGGCTCCGGCATCCGCGGGATACTCGTCGTCGTCATCGTCATCGTCTGCTGCGAACGCTGCCCGAGCACCGCCTGCTACGACCACGGGTACTGCCTCGCCGTCATCCTGATCCTCCTTGAACAGGTCACGAGCCGTCACGCGACGACGCTTGCTGACCTCCACGTAGCACGGCTTCCACGTCAGACCGAACGCCTGTCCGATGACGTAGATGCTGCCCTGTGCGATGACCTTGCACGCACAGCCCTTACCGAACGCGTCCGGCAGCTCCGACGGATGCCCGACCGCGACGTCGTTGCTCGCGTCGTCGATGATGTCCATGCAGACCTTGCCATCGTAGACCGGCAGCTTGAAACGCACGCTCGGCGGATACTTGCCATTCGGCACCCATCCCTCGGACGTATTCTCCTGCGAGACGCTCAGGAACTTGTTGAATGAATCGCGAACTGAGCTGAGCTCACGCTTCTTTCCAAACCACTTCGGACTGTTCTCCGTCGCAGTCTTCAGCACAATCTCCTGAAACTCACGCAGGAAGTTGTAGGCCTTTGAGACGTCGTCCGTGCCCGGAGCAGGATCCGTACCGTACGGGTCGCAGCCCTGTAGGCTCGCCGACATCGTGTACGACGTCGTCGTGCTGCCGTCCTTGTTCTGGTTCTCCTTCACGAGCACGCCGCCCGGAAACGTCATCTGCGGAAAGCGGAACTGGACATTCTGGTTGATGTACTTGAAGCTCACGGAAATGCCGCCTTGCTTGTTCTTCTTGGGCTCGGAGAATGAGATGTCGGAGGCATTGATCTTGCAGATATTGACAGTTGCGGGTGCGGCCATTTCTTCTGTTGTGTGTGAGATGTTTTGGAGGCTCGCCCCCCGATCCGTTTTATAGTCATATTTTCATATCGCGACCGGATAAGCGTAATGCGGTGCCTCGCGTGCCAGAACAAGAAAACGACCGAACGATGTTCAAAGAACGCACTGCATGGATGTGTCTACTGCGGAACGCATATGCGAACCCGTCGCGTGACGTCGTGGCTCACCAAACCTACACTGCGTGCGATCCGAAAGTTTCAGGCGGTCGTGCGTGGCGTCCTCGTGCGGTCTTACGTTCGGACGGCGGGGAAGGGCTGCATAGACCGGCGTGTCTGCAACAACGACAGCGATTTGGTCACGTGCGACGAGAAGCACGAAGTTCACCCGATGGACTACTTTTCGGTGGAGCAGGACGGCAGGGTGTGGTGGTTCGACCAGCGATCCTTCTTCCAGTGGTCTCAGAACGACCTCGCGATATGCAACCCCTACACACGTACGCCCCTCACAGCCCAGGACACCCGTCGACTGCGAGCCCTCGTGCGATACCGCAAGATGCACCGCAAACCGCTGTACCACGACGGCCAGCCCCCACCCATGACTATACTCGACACGCGGGACAATCGCTGGATGCGGGTCTGTCAGATCCTCCGCGAATTCGCCTACCCAGAGCACCACGAGCACTTTATCTCACTGGATTACAGCCGTCTATGCACGCTCGTGAACGCCCTCGTGGAAGACACGCGGCACTGGACGGTCATGCCCAACCAGAAGTACCACACGATACTCAAGAACCTCCGAAACTTGATGCACACCTACTACACGGACCGCCAGCTGAGCCTGGACACTGCCACGGTTCTCTTGACGATCCTCATGGACATCCCGTCTGCCTCCAGGTTTGCAGGGTACATTCACGACGCATTCGTATACTGCACGGATGGCATGCCGGTAGACACGGATGAGGATGTTGTCCATTTATAGATTTTTGAATTTTGGGTAAAACGGACATTGTATGTCGTATAAATTACAACAGTATACAATGTCTTCTAGAAAATGCGAACACGGTAGACGAAAGCATAGGTGTATAGACTGTGGAGGAACCTCTATTTGTCAGCATGGTAAACGAAAGGATAGATGTATAGACTGTGGAGGCAGCGAAATATGTGAACATCTTAGGCGAAAGCATACGTGTATAGACTGTGGCGGAACCTCTATTTGTCAGCATGGTAAACGAAAGGATAGATGTATAGACTGTAGAGGCAGCGAAATATGCGAACATCTTAAGAGGAAGTCTAAATGTAGACACTGCGGCGGTAGTGAATTATGTCCAAATTGTATTTCTTGGCCAGATGGTGGTCGTAGGGGGGTTAAGAGTTATGACGGTTATTGCATTACCTGTTTCAAACAACACTTGTTTCCGTCGGATCCTCGTAGCAAGGTGATCCACGTACATACTAAAGAAATAAGAGTTCGCAATATGATCAATGCGAATTTTGAAGGATTCATTCACGACACGCCGCTTTATACTGGCAGCTGCGATTGCAGTCATCGGAGGCGTATTGATCACAGGAAACTTATTGGAGCAACGCTACTGTGTATTGAGACAGACGAGTTTGCACATTCTGGATACGACCAAAAAGATGAAGAGATTCGGTACGACGATCTCTTCATGGTCCATGGCGGCAAGTGGGTATTCATACGATTCAACCCAGACGGAAAGGGTGTAGATATGGAAGACAAACTCGACCATCTTTTAGAAGAAATTCAGACACAGATCCGTCGCATTGAACACGATGAAAACACAGATTTAGTGGAGATCGTCAAGCTGTTCTACTAGTATCGAGTCTAATCTACCGATAAAGCATCGACACTCATCTTGAACTCATGATTTTTGAATTTTGGGGGTAAAATGCAAAGTTTTTCGGAAGGACGGCCGACCCCTCCCTTGGTTTTCTCAGACTTTGGTTTTTAAGTTTAAAATTCAAAATTTGGAAAAAGGGACGGGCATGCCAAAATGCAGTTTTACAGGGGAGGGGGTACCCCCAAAAACGCGATTTTTGAATTTTGGACTTTTTTGACAATGTTTTCAAAAAGGCCGGGCTGAGATTTTTTCCATTAATTCATCATTTTTCATTGAAAATTCAAAAGGGACAATTAATTCCCCCTTTTTGCCAAAAAATCTTTTGAGCCGTATGGCTCCACAGATTCGTTGGAATGTAGGTAAGGAATCAAGTCTATTATATGTAGGTCTGATACGATGCAGCAGCGAGATCGACGGTCTGGTAATTTCCTCCGCTGCCCGCAGTAGCACCCAAAAACGCATTGGACGACCCAAGAAGATTTTGAAGATTGACACCCGCCTGACTGCTGCTGACGAAATTTCCGCCCTCACTGACGGACCATGAAATCATGTTGGAACCGTCGTAGGAAACGTTTACAGTTACGTAGGTCGTTGTAGTGCAAATGTCCAGTGCGATTTGATTCAAGCTTATACTGGACGTCGGGTACGGGTTAGAAAGACTGTTCAATGAGATTCGCGTGAAATTTTTAAGCGGATCAACGACAATTCCTACAGCCGATGTTGCACCTCCAATTAGTCCGAGCGACGACCCGCCTGCTCCCATAAATCCGGAAAGAGTAGAAAATGCTACGCTGAATCCATCGACAACATTCCCGACCAGGGCCGTTCCGTCGAAAGACGTGCGGAACGTTTCCGAGACGACGAACGGGTATGTGACATTCAGCACGGCATTGTTGTTGAACGCACTGGACCTAACGCCCGCGGTGTCAATTAGAAGATTGATCATATCCGGGGGGTGACGTAAGTCGCACTGCCGTTAAACGTCCACGTACTGCTATTGAACGGAGAAAACAAATCGATCGTGCCTGACGGTACAGGTGCAGGTTATGTTGCCCTGGTGATTTGATAAAAGCGTGCATTCGGAGGGGCGATCAGTGTAACGTAGTTCGTGGTTCCAGATGTGCCATCGTGTACCCGAACAATTCCAGGGGGGTTCAATTCATTTCCAAGACCCGGTTCAAAGCCAAATGCGACCACGACCTTCGTGCCGATAACGCCCGGAATGACTCCATCTGGACCAGTTTCATTGTAAAATGTATATATTGCACCAGGTATCGCAGCGGAGACGAGCGTGTAAAAAATATCTCCACCTGGGTCAGGGTGTCCATCACTTGTCGTGAGCCGAACGGTTATGCCAGGAACAGAGCTCTGCATGTTCCGGCGAACCAGCGTTTCGGCTCCATACGCATCCCCATTCAGTATGGCAGAGGATAATCGAAAGGGATTCTTCTTTTGGGTCGAGGCGTAGGTGGCGTCCGCCTGCCCCTGGGCGACGATCTTGATGTTTCGCGTGACCATGCTGCTATCTGCTGTCCGGCCCTTCTTTGAGGCACCTAACCCAACTCCGTGGCTGCTCATCTTGTATACCCCCAACAAATAAAATCGTCTCCAAACCTATTTACGCCGTCGGGCCCCGTACTATACACAACCGCGTTAGAATGCCCGCAACGACTTCTCACTCTGTATCAAACATGAGCTCCGCCGCATCTGCTTCCGCCGAGACCAAGAAGACCGTCAAGACTGTCAAGGCCGCCGCGAAGGCGACGCCCGAGGTCGCTGCCCCTGTCGTCGCGGCGGCGGCTGCCCCGGCCCCCAAGAAGGAGAAGAAGGTCGCCGCCAAGACGGAGGTGACGGTCCCTGTCGTCGCCGCCTCGGCGGTTATCGCGACGCCCGCACCGGCGGTTGAGGTTGCAGCCGCACCGACGGCCGCCCCCACGACGCTCGAGATTGTTGAGCGTCTTCGCGACCTCCGCAGCCGCTTCAGCACGGAGCTCAAGGCGATCGTCGCCGACACGATCGCGGCTGCCAAGTCGACGGCTCGCGAGGTCAAGGATGCCCGCCGCCGCAAGCGTGTCCGCAAGGATGTCTCGGAGATGACGGCCGAGGAGAAGACGGCCTACGAGCTCCGCCGCTCGAAGAACGCCTTCCTCAAGCCCCGCGACCTCTCGACGGAGCTCTGTGCCTTCATGGGTCTCCCGACGGGCTCCCAGCGGTCGCAGACGGACGTCACGAAGTTCGTCTCGAGCTATGTCAAGTCGCATGGCTGCTTCGACCCCGCGAACAAGCGTCGTATCGTCCCGGACGGTGCCCTCGCCCGCCTGCTCAAGGCCACGGACGCGGAGAAGCCGATCACGTACCTCAACCTCCAGAGCTACCTGAAGGTGCACTTCCCGAAGCCCGTCGCGACTGCGTAAACTAACAAACAAGTAATGTAAAATGCCCGCATACGCTTCATAGCGTATGCGGGCTATTTTTTTGGCTTAACACATCGTCCTCTCCTTGTCGTGAAAGGCTACAGCCCCGTCCTTCCACTCATCTGTATACAATTCCACCGACTGCACTATACACGTGCGTAAACACGTGCCTACGCAAATATCCTCGGCGTCCGAGACGGTCGAGTCCATATCTTGGAGCTTTTCGAGAGACGACCGAGACACGTAGTACAACGGGCCGCCGCAGTAGTTTGTTCTGTTCTTTGTACACGTTACAACCCCAGCATAGTCTGCGAACCGTAGCGTGGGGATGGAAAGAACGAGGGCGTTCATGTTCACGATAACATCGTCGTCGATTTTGAATACAAATTCCGGGTTAAACTTGGAATGGACGAAGCGGAACCCTGCATGGATCTTGTATGGAAGACCTTTATAATCGTCTGGGCAGCGAAGCGTAGCAATGTGCGTCGCGGGGTCGTACGAGACTTCAGTGTCGAGGTCTGGATCGCCGTGAAGAATGACAAACTCAAACGGAATCGTTTGTATCCATTTGAGTTTTTGTAGAGTCGTTGACCGCTTGTGGCTGCAGATCATCAGCATTCTTTATACGGGAACCACATATACTCCTGGAAAGAAATACCACGGACTGTGTTCCGCTTTTGGGAAATCCGATGGCACACAGATGGGTCTATGCTGGTTCAAATAGGCACCCCACCAGGAGAGGGCTGAGGTCGATGCTATCCCTGCTTTACATCGCACCATGCGTGCGAGCAGTTCAGCCTCATTGTAGTTTATAATTTGGTAGTCTATACCCTCGAGCCATTTCGGGACGTCTCGGACATTTATATCGCCAAATACCACAAACTTTTTTATACCATGCTTATCTCGAATGAACCGAACGCTTCGAGAGTAGTAGTTATCGGTGCATTCTTTGTTAATATGAATGAAACACGACGAAGCCTCGAGTGATCCGCCTACTGCGGGTAGCGTTACCATTTCGTTAAACTGCTTTGGAATGAACTCGGGATTCTGCAGAGGACCATGTAAATAGACGCATAGCTTGGTATTCGAATACTTTGAGAAAAACTCTACACATTTTTCGTAGGAAGGGCTGTCTTTGGCAGTTATATACACTTGTGTGGTCTTCTTGCCTATCATAAACGCTCCTGAAAAAATAAACATCTTGGAGAAGAGGAAGCGAGATGCCCCGTTCAGCATTCCGTCGAACAATGCGTATTTATTTCCAGAACCAGATGCTAGTTTGACAGCAGCTGCAACCTGAAATAAATGGTCTCCGAGCCCACCTTCTAACTTGGGTATGAGAACTCCCATTGCGTATTGCGTAAAATACATTTCGTGCGAGTTAAACTAACTCCTGGTCGGTGTTTGGAGACGCACTCGCCAGCTGCTGCAGCTCTGTAACGCGATTGGCCCACGTATGAAACCTGTGGACGCGGAGACACGCGGTCTTGGCGATGCGAATGCGGTCCGCGTCGTTCTTCAGAAACTTGTCGATCTGATTCCGCAAGTCTGCGATACTGGACCACACGACGTCGCCGACATCGTGCGGCGTGGCCGTCTGTGAGAGGCACAGAATTCCACACCCTGCGACCTCGTTGCGTTGGTCGACCAGTGGCGTCGGGGGAGCAGCCGTGTCGTTGAACACGACCGCGATCTTGGCAGACCTATAGATTTCGGCCTGCTTCATCTCGCCAAGCGTCGTCTTGTCTTGGATAAACAGCTTGGGGCCGTACACTGTCTTTAGGTCGGCCAAGACCTGCTCGGGCACGCTGGGCGGGTTCAGGATGACAATCTCGGGGTGATCGAGAATGAAGGTCCCGACGGGGTTGAACACGTCCTTGGCAAAGGAGGGGCGGAAGGAACTTGATGTGATCTGGAGGTCGACGAACGGAAGCCTGCGGCTCGACCACGAGATGATGTAGGCTCGCATGCACCGCAGCCGCAGAATGGTGTGCGTGCTCAGGATGGAGGGCTCGTCGAAATTAAGAAAGACAAAATCGGGAGTAAACGTCATGATCAGCTCGCTGACCCGGAGGTTGGTCTTGTCGTTGGCCGGAACGTGGCGGTAATTCTTAGAAGACCGCTCAAGCTGCATCGAGAGTTCGGCCGTTGTGCCGCCAATGTGAAGGACGTTCTTGAAGGAAAATGGTGTGCTCGCCTCACGCTTGCGGTACTTGTCAAAGTTCAGAACGCAGGTGGTGGGGTACTCGTAGGGCGGCAGAATGCTCGTAGTCCTCCCCGAATTGTCTCGCGACTTGTTCTTGTGGCTGTGCACCGTCACGATATCGATGCAGGGGTTAATGATGTTGAAGCCCATCGATTTCAGCTCGTAGGCGAGGCGGTTGTCGCACGACGGCAGGCCCATCTGGAAATCAAACGAATCAATATCTTCGATCTGGTTCTTCCAGCACCAGACGTCCTGCGAGCTGTTTTTGATGTGGATGGACGCCCGCTCGTTTTCGTGCTCCCACCTCTGCAGGCAGACGACAGTACTGGTCAGTTCGAGGTACCGCAGCATCAAGATAGAGGGGGTAAAGATTATGTCGGCGTTGGCCAAAATGTTGATGTCGCCGTCCTGGGCGTCTGTGTCCGCAAAGCCCATCATGACCTTGTACGTGGGGCGGGCGGAGACCCTATGAATCTTTACAGTCTCGGGATAATTTGCCCGTATAAATGCCTCAGACTCGGCGTCCTCACAGACGACGTGCACCTCATCAAAGAAGGATGCAGTGGCATTGCGGGTGAGGCAGTCGCGGATCTCGACATTATGGTACTTGTCTGCCGAGTCGTTGTAAAAAGAGACGAAGAATCGCATGCGGCCCGAATTCACGACCGTGGGCGATGTTTTGAGCAGGAGGTTGTTGACGAAAGACTGCTGCTGTGTGGTGGCCGGTGGCGGAGCGGGAGCCATGGGTGCCGGTGGCGGAGCGGGAGCCACAGCGACCGGAGCCGACTGCTGCTGCGACTGCATCCGTTGCCTTTGCTGTAGTGCGTTCATTACAACCCGGCTATAAAAGCCTACATTTCTTTATACGCAGTCCACCACATTCGCCTCTGGAAAATAGTATCCCGCGACGACGTAGCTCGGATCGTTGAACCACTTGGCCGGAATACAGATCGGCCGCTTCCGATTCAGGAACGCTCCCCACCACGAAAACGTGGAGTTTGCGGTAATGCCCGCCTTACACACGGTCATCAAATAGAGCGAGTCCAGCTCGTTTTCTTCGATGACGATGTAGTCAATGTCCGCCAAGCACGGGAGAGTCTTGCAGTAGGCAGAGTCATTGGTAAACACGGCGAACCGCTCTATGCCGAGCGACTTCATGTGTGCGATCGACGTGCGGTAATACGCGGCCAGATCTACGTGGTGTAGAGGATGGTTCACGTAATCGCCGCCGCGAATGTGGAGGAAACAACGCTCGCCGATGTCGGGGTACTTTTTTGCAACGGACTCGTCGAGCGACAGCATCTGCCGAAAGAACCGCGGAACCTTTGCGTGATCCTGAAAATATCCGTAGAGAAGCTTGTTGTCGTGGCCTTTTAGCTGAGATTCGTCGATAGGAAGCCCGTGCGGTGGTTCTCGGATCGTCCGTATGGGACCTGGGTTCTGCACTCTCTGAATATTCTTAAAAATTGTCGAAAAATAGTCCGTCTTGGCATGGGGGCTGGGCGAACAGTGCATCGGCGAGATTGCGTATGGCTGTCCAAACTTTGTAGAATAGTGTGCAGCAGCTGCGGCTTGAAAGAGCCAATTTCCGAGGCCACCCATTAAATGCGGCACGATCATTGCTATTTCGTGTTATAAATATATAAGTATTAAATGGCCGTAGCCTACGTGATAAATTTAGACAGTCGGACAGATCGGTGGGATCAGATCCGGAAGGACTGGAAGAATGCGTTTCCGTTGGAACGCGTGTCTGCAGTTCAAGCGACTCCGGGATGGAAGGGCTGCTCACTGTCGCACATCAAAATTGTCGAAGAAGCAAAGGCACGGGGGGAACCGTACATCCTTGTGTGGGAAGACGATTGCGTTCCCCGTAATAGACATCCTGTGGCCATTCGAGCCATGTGGAATGAAGTTATGGCAAAACTCGCCGCCAACCAGGACAAGTGGGATGTTGTTCTGGGTGGAGCGACGTGGGCGAGCGGCACGACCGTCACGGAAAACTCGGAATTGACAACCCAACATATGGGCGTCTTCAACCTGCCGCGGGGATTTACGACGCACTGGACACTCTGGAACGTAAACTCTGTGTTTGATCGGCTGATGGCGTACAAGGAAGTCCTCGACGTCCAGATTGACGTCTTCATGTACCGCCAATTCCGAGTCAAGGTCGTTGTGCCGTTTCTGGCCGAGCAGCGGCAGGGGTATAGCGATATCGAAAAGACGACCATAGACTACTCCAAGATGTTTGACTTTGCGGAGGCAAAGTACCCGGCTCGCAAGCTGTCTCAAATACTACGCAATACGCCCGCAACGCCATCCTTTACGTTTATCGGCCGCTAAGCGGGCCCGCTGAGATACTTTGTCAGGTAAAACCATCGCGTGTCGACCTTTCCATTGTCGTACTTTTTCTTGCCCCACACTTCGGCCTTGACAACATCAAACATTCCAGGATCCGTCTGCCACATATGGACGTATACGTCCTGATCCTTGCCGTAAAATAGTCCATTCTCTGCGAAATGAGCCAGAGACTCCATGTATCTCCTTGTAAACAGCGACCAAGCACGGATATTTCCAGCCAGTATAGTCCCGCCTATGTACCGGTCAAGGATGTTCAAGATTGTAATTTTATCGGTAACAGTTACACGGGGAGTCGCTTCGGCAAATCGAAGTGGGCTCTCTAGATTCTCGGGGCTGCGGAAACAGCCAATGTCGCACCACACGAAATGCGTGGAACCATACATGTTGCGTTGTATTGCCTTCTGTACAAACTCCTGCTTCAACGCCCATACAATGTACAGTTCGGGACTGTGAATATCGGCCTCCGGGTCAATCTCGAGTTGTTTCGTCCATTTCTCCATCCATTCGGGTGTTGTAAGGTCGAAAGAACCAACCATGGGTGTCTCGATATACGTCACCACGGAATGCGTGGCCTCTAGTGTTTTAAGAATACGTGAGTTTTCGCAAAAGCACACGACAGGGCTTGTGACCGACTTGAAAAAATTCTGGATCCACGATAGATACTCTCCGAACGAGTGCTTTGACTTTCCAAATTTGTAGAACGCAGTGACAACTGTCGTATCTGACATTTATTTTAAGCAAGTGCTTTCTCGTAAAGCTTATGTAGGTGCTCTACGCGGACATTCCACGACAAATGTGCGAGGGCGTACTCTCTGATTTCAGCCCTGCACTTCACAGAGACCTCGCGATTCTCTGCGATCTTTTGAGCGACATAGCCAACGTCGTCGAGTTTGTCGTCGGGTATAACAGTTATCCACGGTTTCGTCAAATCCAAGTTGGCGGCCGCGACCCTGCTCACAACTACGCCCAGGCCGCAGATGAGTGCCTCGCACACGACGAGAGGATGGGCTTCCCCGTCGCTGAGCAGCACTAGGTTGGCGTAGTCTGTGAGAGAGTCGTACAGGACCTTCTTTGACCATTCCCCGAGGTATCGAGGCGAGTCTCGCCAGAACTTGTGGCAGATGATATTCCCCGCAAAGTAGAGCGACTCGATAAAGTGGTACTTGTACTGCTTTTTACGCTCCTCGATCTTCGCCAGATACATCGACCGGTCGGGATACTTACATGTCTCTGAATAGCGAAAGACATCACTGTTCGCACCATTTGCGGCAACTACGACCTTCTCGGGCTTACACCCTGCTGCTATGTACTTGTCGCGAATACCATCGGAGAGTGCACAGATCGTAAAATTTCCATGAACAAACCCTCGAAAAATTCGGTTATAGTCGTGGTAATCCTTGAACGTTGGGTGTTCGAGATAACCGTAATGAGACGTTGCAAACTTTACGCGAGACTGAATGTGGTCGAGAACGCCATAAAAGTCGTCGTACTGTAGGTGAACTACATCGGGCTTCAGTGCGTTGACCTGGCGAATAATTTCGGCCGGATTCGGTGTATTCACGATATGTACTTCAACGCCAGGAATAGTTCTGAGCCGCTCCGCAATGTCCCAAATAAGGCTTTCAACCGCCCCCCAGCCCGAAGGAGGGATTGGCATAATTCCAGGACCAATGATGACGACACGCATTTACTAAATATACTCGAGATGTTGTAAATGGATCTCGCAGCGATTTTCCAGTGTTATAAGAACCCACTCGCAACATACGAATGCCTAGAATCTTTTCGACGATTTTACCCGGATAGCCAAATCGTTCTTTACAGTGACAATGGATACGATTATACCGAAATGGCCAAGCATTTTAATTGTACGTATTTTTATGAGAGTGTAAATCTACGCGGGGCTTCAGTGAGGGTGCGTGACGGTGATTACTTTCAGAACGTATGTCGTCTGAGAAAGATGTTAACGGTAGTCGACGCACCGTATTATATTTTGCTCGAAGATGACGTTCAAATGGTTTCGAAATATACTGAAGACTTCAAGGGTGATATAAATGGAAACTGTATTAACAGAATCCGCATGTCCACTCTGAATAAGATTCCATTTAGCAGTGTAAAAAATGAAGACAAACTGTATACTGGTCATGGAGGGTCTGTATACAGGACAAAATCGATTGCTGGACTTCTTAACAACGAGGAACAGATAAAGTGGCTGATAGAACATTGGGAGGATATTAGTCTAGGACCTGTGATTGACGATGATATCTTTCTGTCTCTGCTTGTCGTGATTAACGGAGGAACGATACATCATTTGAAGCAGCATAAAGATCTACTGACAAATCATGTTCGTTGTACGGACGGAATAGCTGCACTCCATCAGGTGAAACATTCATATGGCAAACAACTGCCAGATAATCTCAAGCATCTAGTCAATGAAGAAGTCGGCGGTCCTCATCGGTAACTGTCATATGAGCGGCATCCGTGAAATTCTAAAACACACGGATTTCTACCAGAAATATACCGTCGAACAGTTCGCGAACTGGCAGATGATTGAGTCTAGATCCGCCCCTCCTACGAAATCCCTTGCCTCTGCAGACCTCATCATTTATCAACCGCTAAGCGATGTTCACGGATGCTTCAGCACAAACCCGAAAAACCCAAACAACATGCTAAACGTATGTAAGTCCGAGTCTACTGTGATCTCGGTTCCGAGAATACACAACAATAGCTTGTGGCCGATTTTTCGAAAGCATTCGCAAAAGAACATATACTATGGTGGCAACTTTGCAGACAAGCCGCTCGAAGAATTGCTGTGCCTATACGATTCCGGTCGGCTCGATTTCGGATTTGAGGCGAGGTACCAGCAAAATAAGACACTGTCTCTTGAAAAAGAGCGTGATACGGATGTGAAAGTATTCGATTATATCGATGAAAATCTTAGGAAAAAACGCATGTTTTTGACGCAGGATCATCCTACGACCGACGTGTTTATCCACTGTACCCGTCAGGTGTGCGATATACTGGATATTGAATTTCCGAAGGAACTTGTCCTCGATGATAACGTAACTGGACTTCAAGATAGCGTGTATCAAAACCCGTCGTGCCGTTACCCCGGAAGTACCTATGCCAACCACCACTTTGGGTTTGAATGGCCTGCGGACGATGCGTTCTATAGGAACGTCCTCATACAGTACCGAAGAACTTTGTGAAAATGCTACCCGGTATACCAGGGGCTGTGTCTACAAATTCCATCGAATGTACAGACTGACTTGCCAACGCAAGTGCGATCTGTTCGTTGTCCATCCTCGACTTTGCCATCATTTCTTGGTCCCAGATACGCATGACCTCAGTCTTTACGGAAGAGAGTGCAAACGGGCCCATAATCCACATCCAACCCGCCAAGATACGCTCGTTTGTACAGATGTACGCGTCTGGAGTAAGCGAGGGGATCAGCCGCTTGGTTGCATCAGCCTGAATAAAGAATTTGTCTTCCACGCGAGGAATGAACGAGTAATTTTTCGAAGAGTCGTAAAAACGCGAAAATCCCGCATCAATCCAGCCAAACATGGGAGAGTTGAACGTGTTTTTCTTGATGGACGATTCTAGCCACCCGAATTTTCCATACTGAATCACGCAGTATTCGGGTAGGGTATTGGTGATGTCGTTCGGATATTTCAGTCCAGCCTTATTTTTCTGGATGTCGGCAATCTTTTCGCGATACTTCCACATAGGGGTTTCGGAGAGGGCTGTTTCATAAATTTGTATAGGACCCGCAGAGGTCCTTGCATCCAATACCTTCTTCTTGAGGTTCAACGACTTGTCCAAAAAGAGAACGAATGGGTCGCGGATGGTGCGAAGAGTAATGGAAAGCCAACGCATATACTCTGGAATCGATCGGCCATCCACTCTCTCGCGACCGATATCGTATAGTGCTGTTACGCAGGTTACATTGGACGACTTCATTCTGAGTGCCCGAGCGAGATCCCGGGCCCGCTGGAGAAACGTATGATTCTCGGCGACGTACTTCATGCACTCTTTACGCCAGGCGATGTCGTTTTCTCTACGACCGACAATCTGTATTACTTCCGACGGGTCCGACGTGTATTCTACGTAGTCTCCAAGCAGTTCCTTTACTCGCTTGGAATTTGTTATACCGGTCTGCCCATAGCTGATTGCTTTGAAGACCCGGCACGGGATGTAGCCAATGTCGAGATGATTCGTGCCGTTCATAGGGCCGTAACGCTGTAGCTGTGCGGGGTCTCCGCGACTTCGGAAATCGGGAGCACAGTACGACTCCTTCATTATGCGAATGTTCTCTTCGAAAGAGACGGGCTGCCTCCACGGATCAACGTGCTGGACGCGTACACCCGCCGACTCTGCGGCTCGCTTGAACGCATGGAACGGATGATCGTGACTTATTGTCCCGATATACCCGACAACCTTATTGCGGACCAGAGCTGCGTCGGAATACTGAAACTCGCCTGGAAGCAAGTCGGTTGCCCAGTACATGTAGACAGCCTCGTATGGCGTCTTGTTGACCGGACGGCCCCGCTTGCTCGCCACCGCCGAGTCGTCTGGGACAACTTCGTACAGCGTATCACGGCTAAGATTCACCGCCTCTTTCGGAAGAACATAGTCGTAGTTAAAGTCGTGGATTTCTTTGACGTTGTACCGAATCTCGATGAGCCGTGCACCCTTTGAGAGATACCTAGCGGGATCCTTTGCGATATGAACAAAGTACGTCGAAGAATCGTTGATGGGTATGTTGTCGTCCGCCCATCCTTCCGTTATGAAGCACGAGTTCGTGTAGTCAAAGTCCACAGGGAACTCCTTGTCGTGAAACCAATGAACCGGAATACCAATACTCTTGAACGTCTTGACCCACGCACCGTGAATGTAGGAATGTGTGTGTGTATGTAGCGGAAATCCCCATACAATAACCTGGCGAAATGACCGAAACACGTCGAGTTCAGGGTAAGACATTTGTATTTTACTAGTTATAATATTAAAGTGTATTATTACAAATGTTACGAAAATTTCATACGCAGACAGGAGTATTCAATGTTTTTATCACAGACACTGCTTTCGTAGAGTGTTTTTCGAGGGGTCAAGCATGGGAAAAAGACATAATTGATAGATTCTGCAGTATTGTGCCCGAAAAAGGTACAATTCTTGATATAGGCGGACATATAGGCACCCATGCAGTGCCGTATAGCTTGAACAGACCAGATGCTTCGGTTATAACATTTGAACCCCAGAAATCAATCAGAGATATCCTGGAACGTAATCGTGATGAGAATCGTGCTAAAAATCTGAAAATAATGGCATTCGGCGTAGGTCATACGAATAGGCACGTTCACTTAGCGAACGACTTTACATCAGATGGCTATTCTAAAAATATCCAAGTGTCCTATACATCAAAAATACCTGTAAACTTTGGAGGATTGGGAATAACAAACGACCCTGCCGGCGAACGTGTAGAGATACGTTCCCTGGATTCGTTGAATCTAACGGATGTTGTTTATATTAAAATCGATGTAGAGGGGGCAGAAACACTTGTCGTATATGGCGGGCAAGAAACCATCCGCACGTATAAGCCTATTCTTTTGATCGAACATTCTGATAAAAATCTAACTCATTTGTATGAAGGTGATTTTCCGGATCTTAAAACATTCTCTGTATTAGGCTTTCTGACTTCGCTAGGGTATAGTCGTACCGACTTAGGCCGATGCAATTATCTGTATACATACAATGGAAATCGATCTCAATAGATTTGAGGCAACTAGATATTCAGAATCGGGAGAGGATGGGGTTTTGTTTAAACTCTTCGAGTTGTTTGGTACTACGAACAAGTTTTTTGTTGAATTCGGTGCAGAGAACGGTACACAATGTAATACGCGTGCACTTCGAGAGTTCAGAGGTTTTAACGGAGTACTCTTCGATATGGATTACGAAAATAAGAGTATAAATCTTTTTAAACACACCATAACGAGCGAAAACGTAGTTGGGCTATTTGAAACATACAATGTCCCCAAAGAATTCGATCTTCTCTCTGTCGATATTGACTCTCACGATTTTTACGTGCTCGAGGAAATTTTGAAGAATTACGCCCCTAGGGTATTCGTATGCGAATATAACGCAACCCATCTTCCGCACAAGGATAAGGTGGTGCTTAAAGAGGCCAATACCTTCAATGGAAATTATTTTGGAGCAAGCATTTTAGCATTTTATAAGTTGGGTAAAAAATATAACTATTCTCTCGTATACGCAAACAACAAGGGTGTTAATTTGTTTTTTGTGAAAAATACGGTTCTAGAGGACTCTAAGCACGTCATACTCAAGAATATCAACGACGTGAATGCGATTTACAGGACTCCAAAATACGGCAGTGGGCCTAACGGAGGACATCTACAGGATAAATTTAATACATCCTACACAGACACCGCGACTATTTGGAGTTAGATTTACGAATTCCACTTGTTCTGATACTTTACGAGGATTCGCGTGAACTCCGCGTCGTCGCGAGGTTTTCAACAGTCTAGCTCTTCTAATTTGTGATTAGCTTCTTCCAACTTTTGTCGAAGCGTCAAAGCCTTCGAAGATGACGACTTCCACTTGATGTTTCGGGTTTTTATGTCTATACCAAAGCGATCGCCGTGTGCACCGCTTGCTTTGATATACCAAACGTGCTTAGGCAATTCAGCGAGGGTTATTCCACAACCTTCCGGAAGTTCCGAACGCCGTGGCCTTCCTCCTCCTCTATTCGTGTTCTGAATCGACTGACTGACAATCCGCAGATTGCTTTTCCGATTATCCAGGCCACTGCGATTGATGTGGTCTACACTTTCCGTTGTCCCCTTACCTGGAAAGGTAAAGCGATTCATTACAAAGTTATGGAGATACAAAACCTTTCGCGTTCCGGATATGTTTACATGCGTTCCTATGTAAAGGCCCCCGACGCATACATACCACTGTCTCGATTGGACCTTTTCTAGATCATCCTTATCAATCAAGAATGTTCGCGGTTCGCCTTTAAAGAGCACTCCACATTCGAAGTGATCCCCAACGTCTCTATATTCGACAGGTCTTGCTGTTTTACCTCCAACTCCACGCGGTTCTTCACCTTCAATACGGATCATTGTTTGTGATCTATATTGAATGTGTGTTTCAACATCCATTTTAAATTTTAATTATAAATACAAAACAATAAATATCTGGGAGGTAGTCTTACACTAATTCGAGTACGCCAACCCGCCCATGCCGCTCATCACGCGAAGCACGTTGTAGTTGACCGCGTAGATGCGGACCTTGGCCGTGCGCTGGTCACGCACCGTGTTGACCGACAGCGTAAGGTTGAGCGTGGCCTTGTCGATACGCGAGAAGTTGCACGTGCCGCTGGGCTGGTGCTCCTCGGGCTTGAGCGCGAACGAGTACACGTTGATACCCGTCGACGGCGTGCGGGTGTGGTGCTGCCACGGCTGCACCTTGTCGAAGTAGCGGCCCTCGCGCTCGTCGAAGCGGTCCTGGCCGTTGAGCTGGATCTTGGCGACCTCGACGGGGTTCTTGCCCTCGCACTTGACGTTCGAGGCGAGGATGACCTTGGCGAGGAGGTAGTTCGTCGTGCCCTCGAAGAAGTTGTCGTCGCCGCCGCTGCCGTCGCCGTTGCCGTAGATCTCCGAGCCCGTGGAGAGGCCCGCACCGCTGGCGGAGCCGAGGCCGTTGATGACCGGGGCACCGAAGGCCGAGCCCGTGCCTGCACCCGCACCCGCACCCGGCTGGGGGTTGTAGGTCGGGATCGTGCCGCCCGACGTGGCGAGTGCACCGCGGCCGAGGACGGCCGTGACGATGCCCTCCGTCGTCCAGTCGTCCGAGTAGTTGAACGGCTGCTGGCCGAGGGCCTCGGCAATCCAGGGCGTCGGCGGCGAGTTGCAGTCGACGAACGAGTCGCGCTGGACGACCCAGATAAGCTCCTTCGTGGGGTGGTTGAAGTTCATCTGGATCTTGTTGGAGGACGCCGTGACCGTCTCGTCGCCCGTGAACTGGAGCTGGTCAATGAGGTACTCGTGCGATTGCTGGGCGAAGCGGCGGCGCTCCTCCGTGTCGAGGTAGACGTAGTCGATGTAGATCGACGCGGCCACCAGCTGGAGCTGCGAGATCTGGCTCACACCGTTGCCGAGGGCGTTGGTGGGGAGCGAGTTGGACGGCTGGTCGTTCCAGTCCGACGACGTGAGGAGATCGGCGTAGCAGCAGTTGTAGTTCTGCTCGAACTCGACGTTGATGCGGACCTCGTGGTACTGGAGGGCAATCAGCGGGATCGCGAGACCCGGGTTGCGGCAGTACCAGAACTGGAGCGGGATGTACAGCGTCTTGAGGGGCGTGCCCGCGCGGGACAAGCACGAGTTCGTGGCCTCCGAGGCGGCGCACGTGGCGTCCAGGGCGACACCGCTGCCGTCCTTGAGGAGGACGAGGTCGGCCGAGTTGCCCACCATGTCGTCGAACGACACCTGCGTGCCGAGGGGCTGCGTGAGCTGCGTCCAGATCTGCATCCAGTCACCATACTGGCGGTCGATGCGCGAGCCGCCGATCTCGATCTCGACCTGCTTGATGAGGCGGTGACCGACGTAGTTGAGCCAGCGGAAGCGGACGTTGGGGCTCACCGTCAGGCTGACCTGGGGGAGTGTGACCTGGATGTACGTGCGGTACATCAAGTCGGCGTTACGGCTGATAACGGCCGTGACGCGGCGGCCAAAGTCGGCCTGGCCGTTGAACGTCACCTCGATCGACTCCATGGCGAAGTTCGTGTGACGCTTGTAGAGCACCTTCCAGAACGTAATCTGGGGGTTGCCCGAGATATAGATATCCTGCGCACCATACGAGACAAGCTGCATCAGACCACCACCCATGTTTGTTTATATCCCGACTAGAGAATATTTTTGGGGCGACCGCACGTTTTCTGCGTTTTTCCAGTCGATATTTTTTTCTTTGCTAGTATGGAATGAACATCTGGCTGTTTCCTACGGCCAATGCTGTATTGAACACCTTCTTGCGATCGCTCGTCCTCATCGCAGCAATGATCGTGGGCTTCCAGACGTCGTGGTACGATGCGTATTGGGGTGCCGTGATTCACGACGCAATTTCGTTGGTTTTAATTCGGTCATATGTTTAATATGAGTAGCGGGTCGTCGCTGTTTAGCACGCCGATACCGGGCATAGTGACGGCGGCTGCTATTTATGCACGAGGGGCATCGATTCTATTTTTCGGAAACAACCTAGGCACTGTATTCCGGTGTAATGTATCTTCGACGCCCCATAATTTCCAGACTCTTCAGTTGCCCGTTTCGCTCGGACCCATCCTCGGGATTGCAGTGAACGGACAATTCTTGTACATCGTCTCGCTGGGCGTTCTGTACCAGATCGATATCGTCCAGAATGTTCAGCTGTTTTCATACAGCACTGCGGATCAGTCGACGATTGTCGTGACGAACGGGGTCGTGGACATTACTCCGGCTGGATTTATACCGTCGGGGGGAGTTGCAGTGACGGCCTCGAACGACATATACCTTGCCGTAAATAACAGCCAGCTGATTTCGATCCGAAGTGGTATCGTTAACGTTTTGGTGACCTCGACGTCGGGGACGCTCTACGTATGCCTGGCGATTGACGCTGCGGAACAGTATCTGTATTTTTCGAACAAGTACAACGGCGTGGTCTATTCGTACAACATTGCGGACAATGTGAAGAACGCAGTGCTGCTTGTGACGACGGGGCAGGACTGGGCCCAGGGGGTTTCGTCGGGAAGTACGGTCCTGCTGGTCTTGCGGACGCCGAACGCAGTCCCATACGAGGGCCGCGTGCACGCAGTAACTCTTCAACGCGACGTCATTGTGGCGGGTGGCGGAACGGCCTCGAGCGGGGATCCGCAGTACCTCCGAATACGCAGTGACGTCTCGGTAAATTCGGCTGGGTTTGCGATCGACCCCGAAACAGGGTTTCTGTACGTGTCGTCGTATAACAATCCCGGTTCGATAATGTACATGATTGAGTTTGCGGTCTTACAGCGACCCCTGCCAACCGTGGCTCCTCCGAAACAGAAGCAGATCAACTGCGGTCTTGCCGAGTTTGGCACGTGCAAGAGAGTTACGATACCGTTCAGCCCGCGGGAATACTGGGGCTGGGGATCGCCGAACCGACCTTATTTGACGCCGGACCCAAACGTCGGATGCGTGCCGGCTCACGTGTATATCGGCGACCATCCGTGCCCTGACGTCCGCCAGCCAATACTTCCTATTCCACCTCCGCCGCCGCCTGTACCCCCACCCGTCATCGTGCCGTCGACAGAGCGGGCGACCACAGACTTTGCTTCGCGTAGTTTCAATTACTTGACGACGGGCATATCCAGCCTGACGCTGGTGGCTACGATATCCACTAGCAGCCTGGAGGCCCCGTCGGCACCCGGATTGGGGCCCTACGGCGAATTGTACATGCTGACCTCCAACGGAAACATCTACAGCCTTTATGCAGGTCTATCAAATTCCACGGGGGATTCTCTGGTCGATACGTCCCCCGCGATCTCCATTACGAGCGGAAACGTAGTCGTTGCGACCGCAAACAAGGTGACGGCGTTTGATCCGAGTCTGAACGTTTTGTGGTCGTCCAACATCGCAGGGTGCTATTCACCAGCGTTCGGAGGCGGAAATACAGTGTTCCTCACCGACGGCCCGAACATATACGCGATAGATTCGGCCACACAGTCCAACGTGTGGACATTCAGATTCAATGGAAACGAGACGGCGACGTCGCCGCCCTCTACCGACAGCGGCATTCTACTACTGGGTACATCGACCGGCAACGTATACTCGTTTGACCAGACGTCGGGGAACATCATATGGCGATATAGCACGGGGCTGAACAAGCCCGTATACAGTGCTCCGAACTATACGTGGAACGACAGGGTGATATTTGCGTGCAGCAACGCCATTTACAACATTGATTATGACCGCATTCCGCCGTACAACCGGACACGGGTGTTTGTAAACGACGAAGCGACTGCCACGTCCTCGTTCGCGACGAGCTTTGATCCGTCGGGCAATCTGTGGTGTTATTTCACAGGTGCTGCGGCAGCTCTGTTTGGAGTGTGTATGCTGGACGACAGCGGAAACTATTTGGCGTGGACATCGTCCAATCTTCCGGGGACGGACGTAATCACACCCAACATGACTCCGACGTTGGATCCGCTGTACGTGTACGTGACGAGTCAGAGAGGTCGCGTCATGCGGTACTTGGCGTTCCCGAGCGGTCTCGTGCAGAACAATATAGTGCAAAAAAGTTACGTGGACCTGTATTTTCTTCCGGAGAGTACGGTCTCGCCGTCGGTGGTGACTACGGCATCGAATCAGCTAGTGGTGTTTGACGCAGTGGCGACTACTTACATTTTCCAGTGAAGCAGCGGCGGCAGAGGGGCTCGTAGGCTTCGGCTCCTCCGACGAGGACCTGGCCGCCCTGATCGACCTTGCGGTGGCTGAAGAGGGCCGGGGTGCCGTCGCGGCAGCAGGAGCAGAGAGCGGTCAGTCGCGTGACTCTGTCGGCGAGGGGGATGCAATCGAGAACTTGGCCGAATGGTTTTCGGTTAAAGTCGCCGTCGAGGCCGACGACGATGACGTCTCGCCCGAAATTCTCGACCTCGCACTTGGCGAAGAGGACGAGGTCGTCGAAGAACTGGGCTTCGTCGATGATGATGGTCTGTACGTCTCGGGTAATGTCGTGGGGGATCTCCATGAGCCCGGCGTTGGTGGTGTAGCAGGCGACGCGGACGCCGTCGTGGGTCACCACTTCGGAGGCGGCGGAGTAGCGGATGTCGGAGCCGGGCTTGACGACGAGGACGTTCGCCCCGATGCTGCGTCGACGCCTGACGGCCGAGTCGATGAAGCTGGACTTGCCGGAAAACATGGGACCCATAACGACTTCGAGGCTCATTCTGTTGTGTGCTATGAGTTTCTTGGGAAGAGGAACTATCCGTTTTCCCAAGAAAAGTTATGTGGCTTGAAGGTAAGAATTAAATGTCGGCAGGAGCAGGAGGACCAGACCCAGCCGCAGTACCATTGGATCCAAGGGCTGCCACACCTGTTGGTATGCTCATAGACTGGATTACAAAATACGAAGGCGACGGGTTGTTTTCATCTCCGAGAAGCGAAAAGCTTAAAGCGGCACTTAGTGCTTACGGCGGTGATCCGAGTCCCGACACGGAGGCTGGAGTATTCAATGTTTTGGCAGAAGAGAAAAAGGCAAAAAACGATACCGAGAAGAAAAAAGATGAAGAGCCGTGTGACGTCAACGAAGTTCGTGAGCTCCTCAGTGCATTGAAAATAATAGATCAAGAGATTGCCGCTGCTCCGGTCGCCGGAGGCGGTCTCGGGCAGACCGGTGGCGGTGTCAAAGAGTTTTTGCTTGACCTGCGAAATGCTGTTTTGAAATGCCTGGGTCGGTGCGGAAGAAAGGCCGGTGCTGCCGCAAATTCCCTAGGGGATCTTGTGATAGGTCTGTTCGATCCTGAATCTGTTCGACGCCGCCAGGCTGCGAGGGCTGCACTGCCTGCCGTCGGAGACGATGCTTTGGTGCAAGAGGGAGCCGTCATAGCCGGGGAGCTTGCAGTTGTCGGTGTTACTGTAGGGCTGGGCGGGGGATTTGATCCTCTTTACGAGCCCCTCAAGGCTCTCCTCCTGCCAATGGTGTATGGTGCAGTTATAGGAATTCCTTCCTTTATTATGGCACTTGGAAAGCGGTTAATTGCGATGGGTGTAGTTGGATGTGCAGGCGGGGCGTTGACCTTATTTGGGCTCCTAAAACTCGCATTGATTCGGAGAACTGCAAGGGGGGTAGTCTCTGCAGCAGGGGCGGCAGCAGGGGTAGTTGCAGGGTCTCCAGATGCTATCCTAGACGCACTTAACGTTGCAGCAAAGGCGTCGGCGTATGCGGTATTTAAAACACTCAAGGGTCCTGAATATAGTCGAGCACTTACAGCTGCAACTGAAAGACTCAAAGCCGCGTTGGCTCTCCCAGAGGCAGCGGCGGCAGAAGCAGGAGCGGCAGCCGCAGGAGCGGCGGCGGAGGCAGGAGCAGGAGCGGGAGCGTTGGCGGCAGGACTATTGCCGGCAGAAGCAGGAGCAGGAGCGGCCGCTCCTGCAGCGGACGCGGCGGCTGCAGAGGGTATTCTCGAAAATGCCGTCAGAAGGGCTCCGGCGGCGGTTGCCGCCGCTATTAGAAAGGTAGCTACCGCAGGAAACATCGCAATGAATGCTATAAAGAACGGTGCAGTGGGTGCTGCTGGTAACGCACTTCTAATTGCGAGAGGAACCCAAAGTCTTGTAGCGGCAGGGGTGGTCGGGTTGATCAAGAAATTGGTAGAACGCCAGTCTGCGGCCATTGCAGACATCGACTTTGAAAGAGTATTTGAAGAATTGAATGGAGCAAGCCTTGCTGAGAATCAAGAAGTTCGCGAGGCGGTGGCGGCAGCAGACGCTTTACAGCAAAATGCAGCGGGTGAAGGAGAAGCAGCAAGATCAGCAGTAGAAGCAGCGGTGGCAGCAGCCGCGGCCCCGGCAGCAGGGGCAGCAGCGGCGGCAGAGGCAGCGGTTCAAGCGAGACGGCCTCTCGTACGTCCACGGCAAGACGGCGATGAATCCGACGAAGACGCGGATGCAGGACCGCAGCGGCGGCGGACTGGTGAACCAGTAGCAGAACCGGGAGCGGGAGCGGCGGCTGTACTGATTCCAGCGGAAGACGAAGAAGCAATGCCGGCAGCAGGCGAAGGCCTCGGGGGCGGCCACCGCTGCCCCAAGTGCGGCAGTACGGACACGATCGCGGAACGCCTGTTTGGCACCGTAAAGAAGCCCAAACGCAAGACCCGCCGGGCCGCACCCAAGAAGGTCAAGAAAAGCAAAAAGAGCAAGACATCTAAGAAAGGGGGAAGCTACCGCAAGAACCGCAAAATGTCGGAGAAGCGGCGTCGTTAGCACTCCTTATTCCGTCACTGACGTTCCTGGCTACACGGCGTCGCTAAACCTCCGAGCTCACCATCCGCGGCGAGATGTGCATCGCCTCCAGCTCCTGTAGCCACAGCTTGACCGCGTAAGGAATCGTCCTATCCTCGAGCCCCGTCTTGATGCCGCACGACCGGCATTCGTACACCTTGTCCTTCTCGTTCATCGTCGACAGCGAGCCACAGCTAGTGCAGACGCCCGTCGTGAACGGATCGCTGACGTCCATCAGCCGCTCCTTGGTGAACACGGACACTCCGTGCGATATGAAGCAGTCACGCTCCATCTCGCCCACCCGCAGGCCGCCGTCCCGCGATCGGCCCTCGCACGGCTGCCGCGTGAGCGACACGATCGGCCCCCGCCCGCGGCCGTGCATCTTGTCAATCACCATGTGCTTCAGACGCTGGTAGTGCGTCGTCCCGATAAATATCTCGACGGGCATCATCTCGCCCGTCATGCCGTTGTACATCATCTCGTTCCCGTATGGGTGCAGACCTAGATTCAGCATGTGCTGGCGAAGGTCTTCGAATCCGAGGTGAGAGTACGGCGTCCCGTTGCCCAGAGCTCCCCGACGCACGCCGATGCGGCTGTACATGGTTTCCAGCAGCTGGGCAATCGTCATGCGGCTCGGGATCGCGTGCGGGTTCATGATGATGTCGGGCCGCAGACCGCTCGCCGTAAAGGGCATGTCGCACTCGTCGAGAATCATGCCGCACGTACCCTTCTGGCCAGATCGCGAGGCAAACTTGTCGCCGATCTGCGGAATCCGCTCGCTCACGACTCGGACTTTTACGAACGGATAGCCGTCCGAGTTCTTGTCCTGCCACACACCGTCAATGCGTGCCGTCTCGCTGCTCTTGTGCGTCGTCGACAGATCCCTATAGACGAAACCGTGCGGGTCGCTCTTCAAGTTCACGACCTTGCCGATCACCACGTCGTTCTCGTGGACGACCGAGTGCTTGATCGGGATGCCGTTCTCGTGGATGGCGGCGTAGGAGGTGTTCTTGTACCCCCGCGTCGCTTCCTGCCGCGGCTTCGAAAACCGCTCCTCCCGCCCGCTCGCGACGTTGCGGTGCTCCTCGTCCTTGTACACCGTATAGTACAGGCCTCGCATGAATCCGCGGTTCAGCGAGCCGCGATTGAGAATGACCGAGTCCTCCTGGTTGTAGCCCGAATAGCAGGCGATGGCCACGATGGCGTTGGAGCCGCAGGGCATTTCCTCCATGTTCAGAATGGACATGATCTCGTTCTCCACGATCGGACGCATCGGCGAGCAGAGAATGTAACCGTTCTTGTCGATCCGCTGGTGGTAGTTGGAGGCGTACAGCGACATGGCCTGCTTGGCCATCGCGGACTGGTATGCATTACGTGGCGACTGGTTGTGGTTGGACAGCGGAATGATCGAGGCCATGTGTCCCAGGATCATCTGCGGGTGAATCTCGCAGTGCGTATGAAATTCGGTGATTTCCGAGGGGAACATGGCGATGCGAATGACTTCGGACTCGCTCGAGTCGACGTACTCGATGCAGGTCCGCACCCAGTCCATCCAGTCGTCGCTCGCGGGACGGTCGAGCAGCTTACCTTTCTCTACGCGGAAGAGGGGACGCACGAGACGACCCGCGTCCGTCTCGACGAGCATACGGCCGCCCAGAATGTCCCACGCTACGCTGACCTGTGGGTGCATCCGCATCGTGTACTTGGCCTTCTTCAGAACTCCGTGAACCTTCGACGGGTCGGCCGTATATCCTACGAGAGCTCCGTTCACGAGAACGGCGACGGGACCCGTAGACCACATCGTTTCCAGCCACTGAAACTCGGGAATCTCGCGGAGAATGTTCAGGACGACCATCGACGGCACGTGACCCGTCAAGGTCGACATCAAGCTCATTGTCTTGACAATGCCGACCGAGTGACCTTCGGGAGTTTCTACGGGGCACACAAAGCCCCACGAGGAGCCGTTGAGCTTGCGGGGAGCGAGCAGCTTGCCCGACTTTTCCACGGGCGTCTGGATGCGGCGGACGTGCGACAGTGTGGCGTTGTACGACATGCGGTTCAGAACCTGCGAAACGCCCGACTTGGTCGCGTTGGACAGCGAGGTCGAGTTGGACGTGCCGAGACCCTGAACGGTAAAGTTGCCGGTCGCCAGAGCCTGCTTCAGCTTGCCCTCGATGGACGAGACTTTCAGGATCTTGTAAAGGTTGCTCAGCACGAGAGCGTCCATCGGCTTGCCGGTCTTCTTCCAGTTGTCATTATTGATTTCGTGGACAAACTTGCTGCGAATATCCTTGCAGACCTTCTGGAACAGCTGGCGGAACAGGTGGGTCAGCAGGGCACCGGTAGTGACGACACGCTTGTTGGGGTATGCGTCGCGGTCGTCGGGGCCGAGCCTGCCCGTGGCAATACCGATGAGCTTGTGCACCATCGCGGCGATAGATTTCAGCTTGCGAGCGTTCAGAATTTCAGGGGTAATCGCCTCGCCGGCCAGAGCCACGTGCGGCAGCAGTTCCGTGCTCAGGAGACCGAGCGTGTGCGGGACCTTATCCTCGGCGGCGGGAGGGTACTGCAGGTTCTTGCTGAGGTACTCTACGGCCTGCTCGCGGCTGAAGATGCTGAGATCGGCACACTCCTTGAAGGAGGCGGCGAGGTAGTCGTCAAAGCACGACTCGAGCTGGATGAGCCGGAAGACCTCCTTGTCCGAGTTGACGCCGAGGGCACGCATGTAGACCATGAACGGAATGTCTTCGCGGAAGCGGGGCACGCACATATTGAGGGGGTAGCCGAGGCCGTTGAATTTCGACGATATGCGGATCTCGGCCTTCTTGGGCGGCAGCGTAAAGCTCTCGTGCAGGCTCTTCAACTCCACGCTATGGGTGTGCTTTGTGGTCGTCTTCTTGTTTTGGAAGACCATGATGCGGTTGTCGGCCACCTTCTCCTGCGACAGGATGATCCGCTCGCCGCCGTGGATGATAAAGTAGCCGAAGGGGTCGTGCGAGCACTCGCCCAGATCTTTTGGAGGCAGAGGATAGTCTTTGAGCACGCAGAGTGAGGATCCGAGCATGACGGGGATCTTGCCGAGCGAGATGCCCTCAAACACTTTCTGCTCCTCGTGGATATCCGAGAGCGTCGGGCCCGTATACGACCGGGCCACAAACTTGATGTCGACAAACATCTGGGCGGCGTACGTGAAATTGCGGATCCTCGCCTCGTGGGGCAGCATCTGCTTCAGCCGCCCCGTCGCCTCCTGGATGCGGGGCTTCATGTACGTCACATTGTCGAACGACAGGCGGAACTCATACTTGTACTTCTTGGTGGTTTCATCTTGTTCGTGCCACACCACAATCGGGGGCGTGGAGCGAAGAATCAGGGGAAGTTTGTTATGGAGAAAGTCCTCGTACGGCTCAATCTGCGACTCGCTGAACCGACCGACACCGCCGCCCGACTTGAAATATGCTCGAACTGCGTCCATTCTTATGTACCTCACTTCGTCTGTAAATAACTTATCCATTTTGAATAAGAGATGCCGGGAGGAGATCTGATAATTACAAAGTTGGGAGGAGACGAACTGCCCACAAGTTCGGTGGGTGGAGGCGATACGTGGTCTCAAGATGGCGGTATTCATAATGCATTCATCCCTTTGAGTGGAGCCGCCCCGAATGCATCCGCGAGTATGACGGGGGGCGGCAAGCGGCGGCGGCGTGCTCGCAGTACAAAGACCTTTCCGAAGGGCATTCTCCGCAAGACGTCCAGGCATGTGGTGGCCAAGATCCGCCCCACGCGGAATCCCTCCAAGTCCGACACCCGCAAGGTTCGGCTGGCCACGGACAAGGGTCTCGCCAAGACGCGTAAGAGGGCACACGAAAAGGCGGCCAAGATGCCGATCGCCGAGATGAAGAAGGAGCTCATCAAGCGTAGAATCCTGGCGGCCGACAGCAAGATTCCCCCCACGGAGCTGCGTATTCTGTATCGCACCTCGGTCGGTGCGGGGCTTCTTTAGTCGGTGCGTAACATAATGACCAAAAAATGGGGGCCGTTGGGCTGGGCGACGCTGCATTCAGCAGCCGCTGCCTACCCCGATTCGCCCACAGAATACGAGAAGGAAATGCTCTCACGCTGGATCAAATCGTTCAATGAGACCATTCTCTGTCCGTCCTGTATGAAACACTTTGCCGACATGCTCGGCGACTACGCACAGAAGCACCCCGACTGGCGGAACTCTCGCAAAGACTTTTCGCAGTTTGTGTTCCGTGCCCACAACACGGTCAACGTTCGGACGCGGAAGCCCGTCTATAGTTTCAAGCAGAGCATCGAGCAGTTGCGAGCAAGCATGCCGAGTGCCGCGGTGGCCACCCAGCTTCGGCGACAGTATCTTGTGTACATCCGCAGCGACTGGATGCGGAACATGACGCTGACGGGCATCTCGAGCTTTGCCAAAATCAAGGAACTCAACTTGATCGAGAGCGACTACTGGGGCACGCGACCGTTCGAGTGGGACGACCTTCTGCCGTTCGAGGCGGCGATAAACGTCGCACCCATTTCGGAACAGCTCAGCGTTCTGAACAGCACCCCCAACGTCCCGAAATTGACGGCCCCTACAAAAGGGTTCAACCTCAAACTATCGGGACGGGTCGGGCAATTACGCAGCCTTCGATGACCGGCAGCGAGATGCGGGGATCCACCTCCCAGTCGTACTTTCGCATCCACGGAATGCGGCCCGGGTCTTCATAAATCTCGTCGGGGTAGCACACTCGTTTTTTTGCCGTTCGCAGAGATGCCATCGGCAAGATGAACTGAAGCTGCCGCGTAATGTTGAACCGCGGCTCCGCGTCGCTCAGAAAGACAACGTCTTTTGTCTCTTCGAAGCGAAGCAGTTGCGACACCAGCGGGGCTTCCGGGAATCTGTAGACAAAATTCCAGTCGATGGTTGTGTTCAGCAGAAAGTAGCTGTACGACCAATAGAAGCAATACCAAAAGACGCGGACAACATCGATGGGGTCCGCCCCGTCCTGTAGGTGGGCGTTATACCGTGCTTCAAAGTGCTTCCCGTCTGGCGAGAGTATTATAGATTCGTACTCCTTGTCCCGTGCGACAGTCTTGTACACGGCCATCTCGTACTTGGCCGCGTGCTGCAGGAACGTTCTCCGCCCGGCGGCAGACAAGAGGTCGGGCGACCCGCAGTCCAGAAACATCTTCACGGCTCGCTCGTGCCCGCCTTCTCGCAGCGAAAACATGCCGAGAGCCGGCATAAAGTCATTCCCAAAGCAGAGCACGCAAAGAGCAAAGTAGGACTCGACGGGGAGGGGCAGGACTTTGACGAGCTCGGCGATCGAGAGCTGCGAAAACCCCGCCTGACTTGTCTTGAAGTTGGCGTTCTCTCGGAGCAGCGAGACCCGCGTGTCCTTGAGCGACAGGAGAATCAAGTCAGCGTCCAAACCGTATATCGTTACCTTCCTTGCAGTGATAGGCAGCCACCGAAATATCTTGTGCTCTCCTTCGCCAGGCTCTAGCGTCGAAGAAATGATGGCCGAGGGAAAGCGGGCGGCGACGGCGTCGGTGAGTTCCTTCATGTAGGGCGTCCCCGGCGAGATCTGGTGGCGGTCAAATACTGCCGAGGGGTTCTCGGGTTTGCGGAAGCGGCGGTACCGCTGCTGCACAATCTTTGCGTACGGCACGAGACCGTCCATCGCAATGTAGATGGTGTCTGCCTGAACAATCGTCGAAAGGATCATCTGCAGTGCAGCCAGAATACTTTCGATGGGATTTGCGTCATCCATATAGTTGTGAATCAAACAGTTGAAGTCGATGGCAAATACATCGGTCGAAACTCTGCCGTGAACCCGCGAGACGATGCGGGGGTGACGCTTGATCAGCGACAAAAAGTAGTACGGGATGCCCATACCTTACGAGCCGTGTTCTTGTTAAATCGATACGTGAAATATATGTACAGTATACAATGGCACCCCTCTATATCGCCCTTTTGGTCGCACTTGCAGCTGTACTGGTGGTGGGCTTTTTCTCGATGACTGTCAGCAGCCCCCCGAGCAGCAGCGGCGGCGGCTGCAAAAGCTGCCCGCACGCTCAAGATTAGTTCGTGTTGTTCAGGCATATCTCTGAAACCGTAGCCATATCTTTCTGAAACGACTTGCACGTCACAATGTTTGTGTTCATGGGAGTCAAGAATAAATCCGTAACCTCCATGCCCTCCGAAACGTGTCTGCGTAGAACGAGATCGCCGACGGTGGTCGGGAAATCCGCGTAGTATTCGGATGTCAGATAATACCGCCTCGCCCGCCGAAGGATTGTTTCCAGGTCGTCGAAGCTGTAGAGAAAGCAGGTATACGCAGGGTAGGCGATGTGGCGACTGCATTCCGGCATCTTGGCGATGATTTCGTGCGGTACGTCCGTCACACCCAGGAGTTCCTCGAGTGTTTCGCGAATTGCGGTTTCAAACGGCGTCTCGTAGTGTTTGGACGTACCTCCAAAGCCGCTGATCTTGGAAATCTTGGGCTGGAACCCAGCCAGGACGAGGCGACCGTTCGTGAACATGCATCCCGCTGCCACTGCCATTACACATTAAAACGAATTATATGTGTAAGACGCATGTCTGGTGTATCGCAGAAAATGAATATCGCCGGTGTTTTGCAGCTCACAAACAGGACTCTATACGGAATGACTGCTCGAAAAGTGCCCCTCTATCTCTTTACGCCGCTGAACCGCAGCTTTCCGAATATGGCGGTGGCCTCGACCGCTCGCAAAAAGGACAAGAACTTGCTGGTCTTGGTCAACCCGATCGGCGTCTACGAGGAAGGCATGATGCAACGCGGAGCTATCCGCTCCGTCTTTGGCGAGTGCGGCGATATGTCCGCGGAACGCAAAGCTATTGACTGTGCCTATTCCCCCGTCCGCTGGGACACCTTTCCGGCCATCGTCGACCCCCCTGGAAAAACGCACCGGTCCATAGAAGACGTTCCGACCATCAACATCGACCCCGCGGGCTGCCGCGACATTGACGACTGCGTCTCGATATGGCACTCGGACGGCTGTACGCACATCGCCGTAACCATCGCGGACGTGGGCGAGTGGGTCAAGAGCAACCCGTGGATGGAGTACGCTGCCAACATCGGACAGACTTTGTACGACCGCAATGGCAAGATCCTCCACAACATGTTTCCCCACGAACAGCGAATGTCGCTGACGCCCGGTCTCCGCCGACTCGGTATTGCCCTGATGTTTGACTGGCCTGACGATACAGCCGGTATACGCAACATGCGGTTCGAAGAGGTGTCCATCGTCAATAAAGCGTCCTACACGTACGACAACGTACACGATGCTACGGACTTTCCAGTGAGAACGCTGCGGGCTCTCTGCGAATATATGGCCAAGAAACCGCTGCCCGACGCCCACGACTGGATTGAAACGCTCATGACGACCTACAACCTGAAATTCGCCGAGATGCTCTGCGAGAAAAACGTAGGCATCCTGCGATCCCACGACGCCCCGCACGTGCTGAAGAGTCTCGCCTACGAAACGCTCGACCTGCCGAACCACCTGGCCATGTCCTCGGCACGGTACGAGCCCGCGTCGAGCCGCTCCACGCACTACCTCTTTGGGAAACTCTACTGCCACGCCACCTCGCCCATCCGCCGCTGGGCCGACGTCGTAAACCAAATGGCAGTATTCAAGGACACCAGTGAAAAAAACTACGCGACGGACGCCGAGTTCTGCAACGTCACGCAGTCGCACGTAAAGGCTCACGCACGGGACACACAGTTCATAGAGATTCTTGAAACTGCCAAGAAAACCGCGGAGGGCATCGTCGTCTCCGATAGCCGCATCTGGGTGGCCGAGTGGAACCGCCTGATCACGTGCCGCAACGCCTTCAGCTTTGGCGACAGAGTGACCGTAGACTACCATCTCGATATGTCGCGGCCGACCTGGAAGCAGCGTGTAATATTCCGTTCTCAAAAACCCGCAGAATAACAAGTGTATGTCACAGAGGTGCCCGGCGTGTAGGGTGAATCCGAAATCGCACAGTTTTGACCATATAGCCACCACTCCGAATGGCACACGCATTTTTTACACGGCTCCCGTACTGGCCGAAGAGCCCGAAACGCCACAGAAGATTGCCAACCTAAAAATTCATCTAAGCGAAGCTCTAACGACACCGTGGGTGTGGGTGATGGACTGTTCAAAAATGCAAAGCCGCCATAGATCCTCCCTCCACTTTATCCGTGTCATATCGGATGTCTTGTCGAAGGAGCACATGGGTGTGCTACAGAATATAGTGATTTTAAATGCAGATATGTGGGTTCAGTGGATCGGAACTATGATTCAGACCTTTTCGGGCGGCGACACGGTCATGTCTCGCGTGGTATTTTCAAACAATATTTTGGGAGATTTCATGAAGCTTCGTATGCCCATGCCCGTCATACACGCAGTGCTCGTGCGAAATCAGTCGTTGTCGGATCTGGACCAGCAGTAGTGCGAGCAGTATGTTCCGCCCCACTGAGACCCTTCTACGACGCGGCCGCAGCCCTCGCAGATGTCGTCGGCTACCTCTATCTCGCGGATAATCTTGGTTCGCACGATCTCGTACTTGACGCCCTTTTTGCTGCCGTAGCTGAAGGGGAACCACTTCATCTCCTCGTCGGCGGCCCGGCACACTTCGAGGAGCGTGGGCTTTCGGCCAGTGCCGATGCTAGCTTCCAGGTTCATCCTGACGGCATCCTTGTAGTGCATGTAGACGTCGGCGTCCGTCGGCATTGGGACTGCCTTCTTGATTGCGACCTCCATCATCGGGTCGAGCTCGTCATCCTCCAGCTCGCCCGAGCGGAACATCGACCACACTTGGCCGCTGAGTTCGAGCCGAATGCATTCCTCCGTCCGCTGGACGAATGGAATCGCGAGAAGTGCGTTGATGATCCGCTGCTGCGGGTCGTTGGTCGCCGGCATCGGGACCATGGCCCTGATCGCGGCTTCCATCGCCGGTTCGAGCTTGCCCATCTGCCCAATCCTCTGCAGTTCCGCCACGCTGCTGTCGAGTTCCGCTTGAATCCGTTCGTCCGTCCGCTCCTTGAAGGGTATCTGGAGAAGTGCGTTTGTGATTTGCTGCTGCGAGTGGTCCATCCTGTGCCATTCTTTCGACAAAAAAGAGAATGGATCCGTTTTGGATTGATTGCTTGCTTCAACTTCGTAGTTTAGCTGTGTTGCGGCGGCCGCATGCGGACGGCGGCGTCAAACACCTCCATGCGGGCTGCTCGGGTCTCGGCATCTTCTTCGTGTGGGTAGAACTGGCGGAGTCTGTCTGGGAGGAGACGCGTGTAGATCTCCAGTTCTATGTCGGGGATTCTGCGTATGAACCTCTCGAAGGACCGGATCGCCAGTTCGTCGGAGTTCTCGCCTGGCGGTGCGGGCGGCGTGGTCCAGTCCAAAGCCCAGAGGATCTTGATGCGGTGGGCGGCGAGGCCGTGCTTTGCGATGTACTGGAGGTGTCGCATGGTGTTTGCGAACGAAGCACCGCTATGGCCCGTTGTCATCTTGCTTCCGATGGCGGAAAGCGTTGGGTTGGACGTGAACATGAATCCTTCGTTGGGGTTGACCTCGAAGTTCTTGAGCCACTCCCATCCAGCCTCGACGGAGTCTACGGCACGCACGCCGTCTATGAGCTCTTGCTGCGTCCACTGGCCAAGGTAGTCGAACGATCCGTACTCTGCAATCTGTGACTCCATTCTGTACTGCGTATGCCATTTTGGCAGGGCGTACCATCCGATTCGTTTTGGAGGCGAGCAATGGAAAAAGGACACCTACTTTCGCTCGTTACACTCTCCGTCCCACGGGAGAGTGCAGGCACTAACCGAATAGACTTACGCTTCGATGTCCCCTATTTTTTGTTTTTTGTTTTTTTGTTTTTTTGTTTTTTTGGTTTAACCCAGACGGAACGTGAGCTTGAAGCCGCCCCACTCGGAGTTCCGCAGGTGGTTCCAGGTCATGTCTGGCAGATCCATCCGCTGGTTGATGCTGGCGTGCAGGGGCTCCTCGCTCTCGCCCTCGAAGTAGTCAAACTCCGCGATCGAGACGTAGTGCCCGGGCAGCTGGCTTCTAAGAATGTGTGCGGCTACACCCTTCAGCGTGGCGGAGATGCCCTCTTCGAGAGGGACGCTGAACTGCCAGTGGTTGCGGGTAATGCCGTCTGCGTCGTTCGTCCCGCCATCGAGCACGAGGACCTCTTGGCCGTTGTCCGTCGTGTTGAGCCAGCAGTTCGCCCCGCCCGCGACGAAGCCTGTCGCGTCGACGTACTCTACGACGCCGACCGGAACGTCGCCGTCGCCGCCGTCGCCGCCGTCCTCGCCACCGCTGCTGCCGCTGCTGCCGTCGACATCCATCGCTGCATGCTGTGCATGCAGTTCTGCCGCCTGAATCAGTAGGTCGTTGTACAACTCAACTGCAGCGTTCATCTTGTCCTGTCCTGTCTTGTGCGTGCTTGTCCTGTCTTGTGCGTGCTATAACTATGGGGGTAGTTATATTCTGTCGTGGGGGCTGTCTGTTGCTCTGGCCGCTCACGGATCCGTTTTGGTCAGGTCAGGTCAGGATGAACCAGGCGTCGGAACACATGGATGTGGCGGTTTTCCACATGCATTTTGCCAGCCCCTCTGCGTCTTCGTTGACTAGGACTGCCCGTGCAATCTCTGGCCGCGTCGGCGAAGCGAAGGAGAACTCGATGAGCTTTGGCGGTTCGTCGCCGTCGATCGGGTATCCGCCGACCCGGGCGAACTTGGCGGCAGTGGCTAGACTCTCGCATATCTTGGCCGTCATGGGCTCCGTGAGAGACCACTCGGTGGCGTCCGCCCTCTCCCCAAAGAACTGTACTTGGTGCACGCCCTTGTCGTCTGTCATAATCCATATCTCTGCATAGGCGACCCCGTCAGCGTCCTGCATATGCATCCGTCCAAAGTATCGCCTGTTCATAGTATTCATCTGCCACTCTGGTTTGGGTGCTGTAGCCTTTGATCTCTGCATGTCCGCCTGTGCGATTCAGTACAGTATCCGAACCATTCCGTTTTACCGGAAATCAAAACGGATCCGTGAGCTGCCATGGAACCAGATAGCCCCCACGACTGAATATAACTACGTCGCAGACAAGCAACTCCTTTGCGTCCCCATAGTTATAGCACGCACAAGCACAGCAAGCAACAGCAATCAAGATGCCCTTCTCTATGTTCGAGCAGGTTTCGCAGCGTAACTGGCCGGCGACACGCGTGCGTAACACGGTGAAGCAGTACGTGGAGTGCCGTGCCCGCCAGTTCATGCCCATAAGCCCGGAGCCGCCGAAGCGAATGGCACGGAGTGCGGCCATTGCGTGGTTGGCGGAGACGGCGGGGATAGGTATCATCGACCTGGAGCTTATGAATCCGGTCGCATTCGTGCAGCAGTACCTGCTCGGCAGCCGTGAGCCAGCGGAGGGAGTAAAGGCCTTCCGGATGGTGCACGGTACTAGCAGCATGGCGGGCGTCGGCCCTGACGGTGGAGCGGAAACCTGGATGGTGGAGATGGCACGCAGGGAGCTGGCGGCACCGCCCGTGGTTCCGGCTCTGACGCCCGTCGAGGACGTGGTTCGGTGGCTCGCAGAGCAGCAGCAGCCTGCCGTCGTCGAGGCCGCACCCGCACCTGCCGCCGTCGAGGCCGCACCCGCACCTGCCGCCGTCGAGGCCGCCGCCGAGCCACCTGCGGTACGTCTCGACGCCCTTGCCGACACGGTGGAGGTCGCAACGGGCAACGCCGAGACGCTCGCCTTCCTGAGCGACCGCCTGGTAGCCGTCGAGGTCCGCATGGGTCTGCCGGTCGATGCAGTGCCCGGCACCAGCCAGATGGACGTGATGGGCCGCATGCTCTCCGTCATGACCAAGATCGTCAACATGGACGTATAAACACTGCAAATACACATTAAAATACAAAAATATATATAACCCAAAACCGCCGTCGAAGCATAAGTCTATTCGGTTAGTGCCTGCCTCTCCCGTGGGACGGAGGGGTAACGAGCGAATGAGACGGCAAAATAAACATTTTTCCACGTCACTCGCTTGCTCGCTCCTTCCACGTCACTCTCCGGCGGTTTCATAAACCGAGCAAAACGGATCCGTGAGTTGCCATGGAACCAGATAGCCCCCCACGACTGAATATAACTACCCCCATAGTTATAGCGAGAGCAAGCACAGCAAGCACAGCAAGCAACAGGAGGCAACAGGATGATGTCGCAGGGTTCGTACGATATGGATCGTATGGAGCGGGGGAGTGGCGGAGGAGCGGCACGGCTTCGTCGTAGGCAGCAGAGCAGCAGCTTCGCGGAAGACTGGTCGTTCGAGCTGGGCCGGATGGCGATCTTCGGTGGCTGTGGCGACGGCAGCGAGGAGGCGATCGAGCGGGCGGAGGCACGGGTGGCGGATCGTGCGGTCGTGGAGCTGGCAGAGGGCGTCGAGAACGACGAGGCTCGCGAGCCCGAGGAGCCCGAGGAGGACTACAACCTCGGTACGGTCTTCGTCGTGAATCGGTACACGCATGAGACCGTCGGCGAGGCTGCGGTGGTATCGGTCACGGACCAGGAGACGGGCAAGGCGATGGTCGAGTTCCGCGGCGTTCGTCTGGATCGGAAGAGGTCGGAATGGACTCTCCGGGTCGAGTACAGCGAGACGGTGCTCGAGACGATGCGAGCCGTGGGGGCAATGGCCTACAAGGGCGACGTCCCTGGCCCCGCGATCGAGATCACGCTCAGCGGGTTCGACACCAGTCTCGACAGGTTCGTCGGCGTCGAGTCGCCTGCGGACAAGACCTGGACCGACGTGCAGCGGACCTTCAGACTCGTCGGCGAGTTCGATCTGTGCATCACCATGCACAACCCGCACGCAGTCATCGTCCGAGCGTAGAAAACAAAAAACAGAAAAAGAAAAAACAAAATAAAAATTCGTATAACCCCCAACCGCCGTCGAAGCATAAGTCTATTCGGTTAGTGCCTGCATTCTCCCGTGGGACGGAGAGTGTAACGAGCGATATGAGACGGCAAAATAAACATTTTTCCATTTCAGGCTCGCAGTTACAGCCATCGCGTTCTCACAAGTAATGCCCGAGATCGGAAAGTACTATGCGGTTGCGTCGGTCGTCTCCCACTGGGACTTGAATACGTACACCCCGTTCTTGCGGTTGGGGAAACTCTTGCGTGATGAAGTGACCGGGGCAATACACGACCCGGATCCAATGTATACGTTCGAGAAGGGGGTGATCTGGGGGCTACACCACCGGTACAAGGAGTACGATCCGTTGTCGCCAGAGACCGAGTCCGATAAAACGGATCTATTTGTAGACCGCGGAAATGTGAAGCATCGCTGACAGGATGAACTACTTCAAGAATGATGATGACTACAAGCCCACGTACACGTACTTTGGCACGCTTATGCTTCAAGGATTTCCCAGTGCAGAATTGTACACGTACTACAGCGAGTTCGGCGAGCTACGCATCGACGTCCGCGGCCCGTACTACCCCTTCGACGTTCCGGGCGAACACACGCTCGCCACGTCCCTGCACTTTATAGCCTGCAACCTCTACCGCTGCGAGTTTGCGGCACGGGGCAGCGGCCAGATATACGACGAGAGCTGCATGCCGCGAGGAACGCTGAAGATCGCTGCGTTGGACTACTACATCCGCCGGCGGCAGTTCGCGGAGCCCACGCACGTCAAGGCGAACGAGGAAGACCGCGAGGCGTACAAGAACAAGACGTGGGAAGACCTTCTCGCCGAAGGAATGCTGGAGGTCGATATTGTGTACAGGTACGTTTAAAGTGAAGTCATGTTTAAAATTAATGTCTTTTTTTGGTATAAATGGGAGACCCAAGAACAGCAGGTCCGAGCGAACTGCAAAAAATGGGGATAGTCAGTACTATAAAAGACAGAATAGAATCAGAAAAATCGAGTCCATACAATCTTTTTTTGGCACGTGCTAATCAAGGCCGAATTGCTGAAGGCAGAGCTGCGTTTGAGGCCCGCTATGCCGCCCAACAAGCCAAAGAAGCCGAATCCAAAGCCGCAGCCAAAGAAGGAGGCCGTCGTCGTCGGACGAAACGCAACCGCCGCGGCCGCAAGACGCGTCGTCGCAGGTAACTCACCCGCACATGAATCGCGGACACTGCAGAGGTTGGTACTCGCCCGAAAACACGACTATATTTCCGAGGTTGGCAAAGAGGTGGAGCATCATGTGAGCCAGCGTGCTTTCCACGTACATTCCGAGGCCGTGGTAGTATACGCCCAGCGGAAAAAAGCCCACGCCCAAACAGAAAAACGCATAGTACGCCCACATGTATTGTGCGTTATACGCACGGACGAGAGAGTACGTGGCCAGAGCATGAACCGTGTAGACATCCAAGTAATATCTCCATGTGTTTTGTACAGGGTGGTACCAGTATAGGATGGATGTTAGATAGACGAAACCAGGGATCATGTAGACGTCTGCCGTTTTTCCGACCGCGTAGCCGTAGACTGCCGACACCAGCGACATCCACGACGAGCCCCATAGAATCCAGTAGTACGGGTACGGCAGGCACGTGGTTATTTCTGCCGACATTATAGATTTTACGAAGCTCTACTTAAATTGTCAGATACAGGCTGTTGGGCACGACGACGCCGCGGACGATCGTGAATTCGCGTAGAACCTCCAGCATCTCGAGGTCCTGCGAGTACGTCGCCAAGACCCGGAGCTCGTTCAGAACGCCCTCGACCTTCAGAACCGCCTTCACGAAATTTCCCTCGTAGATCTCGTACTCGGCACATATGCTGTTCAGCGGCGTCTCGCCCTTTGCCCACAGCAGGATGGCACACATCCAGTACGCGTCAATCCTCCAGTACATGGGATCGCTGCGGGGGGTCTCCAGACTCGACAGGTGGGACTGCACGGCCTGGATACGTGCGTAGTGCGGCAGTACTTCAAAGGGAACCTCGGGGGTGTACTCGTGCGGGTCGGGCTGCACGAAGCACGACAGGAGAGCCGCGACCTCTGGGCCTGCCAGCCCCTTGAATATGCCCGCACTATATGCCGTCGACATCAGTAGAGGGTGCCCCTCGTTGATTTCGGACGCCATCACGCCCAGCGGGGTAAGCTTGCCCTCGCTGTCCACACACTTCATTCGCACGAGATTGTCGAGAAACGGCACCTCCACCTTGCGAAGCACGGCAATCGTCGCCGTATTGTACGCGATCTTGCCCCGCTGCAGCTTGCAGGTCTTGTAGTGCACCCACCCCTTGTCCCACCGCGGGCCAAAGTGCTTGTTCTTCCATGTGTCGAGCTTCCGCTGCCACTCCTTGCGGTCGCCCTGCGAGCACGCCCGCATGTTCTCCTCGATGTTTTCGCGAACCCGAAACTCTTCCGAGTCTAGACACACCCCGCTCGCCCGCTCGAGCTCCTCGTTCTGCTCCTCCAACCCCGCAATCTCGGCCATGCGGCTCGCGTACCAGTACGACTTGCACATCACATCCTGCCACGCGGCTCCCGACAGCAAGCACTTGATTATGAAATCGTAGTGGAAATCCATGCGGCTCTCAATCTGCTGGGAGCGACCCGTCATCATCGCCTGAACGTCCTCGACGCTCTCGGGGCGGTGTGCGGGCAAGTACAGCACGAGCCCCTCCGTATCCTTGCCGCGTCGCCCCGCCCGCCCCGCCATCTGGATGTACTCGTGCGTCCGGAGCATCCGCATCTCCCCGCCGCTGCCGTCCGTCACTTTGCGGTACGACGTGAAGACGACCGTCTTGGTGGGCATGTTGATCCCGACCGCAAACGTCTCGGTCGCAAACAGTACTTTGATAAAGCCCTTTCCAAACAGCACCTCTACGATCTCTTTCAGAAGAGGCAGCAGGCCGCTGTGGTGGAAGGCCACACCCTTCTCGAGCAGCCCCATCAGTGCGTGGTACTGCGAGACCGTCTCGATATCCGCGTGGCGGTGCAGGTGAAACCGCACGATGCTGCGAACCTCGGCGGATTCCTTGGAGGACAGCAGACTGTGTTCGATCTTGGCGGCGTACTGCTCGCACTGCCGCCGCGAGAACACGAAGAATAAGGCAGGCAGCAGGCACTTTTCGCTGAGCGACTCGACGCAGCGGTTCATGCGGTGGATAAAGCTCTGAACGCGAACCGTCTTCTCAATGGGCTCGTCGCCCTTCTCGCGGCCACGCACGGCCTCGGCGAGCTTCCGCTGCTCGTCGTCCTCGTGTTTCAGCTTCCGAATGTACGCCGAATACACCTCCTTATAAAACTTGTTTCGCTCGTCCATGACGGTTTCTCCGCTGGGCAGGCAGTGCTTCAGAGGGACGACGCGGTGCTCGGTCGAGATCAAGTGGACGGGTCGCTGCTTGAGCTCGCCCACCCAGTTCGCAAACATCTCGGGGCTGTCGATGGTCGCCGAGAGCATCACTAGATTTATTTCGACGGGCAGCAGCATGATGCACTCCTCCCACACCTTGCCCCGTTCGGGGTCATTGATGTAGTGCACCTCGTCGAAGACCACCGCATCCACTCCGTCCATCGAGAGCATTGCGGTCGTGCCCAGACTCTCGGTGGCCGTGCCCCGCTTGAACAGCAAGTTCCGCAGGATTTCGGTCGTCATCACTACGACGTCGGCGTTCGGGCAGAACTTGATGTCGCCCGTCATGATGCCCACGGACGGATAGATCGCTTTCAAATCGCTGAATTTCTGGTTCGTGAGGGACTTGATGGGTGTGGTATAGAACACCCTCCGGCCCTTTGCGAGCGAGTGCTCTATCTGGTACTCGCCCACGAGGGTCTTGCCGCTGCCGGTCTTTGCGGTCACCAGGACGTTTTCGTCGTGCTGAATCGCATATACTGCCTGTTTCTGGAAAGCATCGAGAGGGTGTGCGTGCTTCGTAATTACGACGGGAGTTTCAGTGGGAATACGGAGCATTTTCTGTGCCATCCGATACGTTCAACCGAAAAATATCCGTTTTAGTTAATGGCCTTCAAATTCCCGAGGCGGTTCAGTCGGTCGTACTGTAGGGCGAAGCCTTGTACGCGTATGGGCTTTACTGAAAAAGCATCGTGTCGGCCGTACAAAAACTGTTACACTCGGAAGCTACGGCGACGGCGTTAGAAGAACGAGGGCGTGCGATCATTTTCGGTGTAGTTTCTTAGTGAGTTTTCTAGTACCTCTGGGCCGAACTTTAGTCCGTCGGCGCTTACGTCTTCCACCATCTTTAATTACTTCTATGCCATGACTCTTGAAAAACGTATCGTTAAAGGCAGATGTTTGCGTTGCTGTAATTTCTTTTTTATTTTTGAGTGCGTAATCTTTGAAAATTAAAAGCAGAATATTTCCGATAGACGCTGTGTAAGGAGGGAGCAGATCGATTGTGTCCATTCCAATTATTTTCCATTTTTTACCGCCATCTTCTCTCTCAAACATTAAAACCCCTAACTTAATATTGTCTCGAAACACTTCCCATTCGACAAGATTCATCGCAGTTTCATCACGCTTTGAACTTTCAATGGTAAACAGCACATCTCTCATACTGTCATGAAATGCTATGGTAGGGGTTATGGTTTCTTCTGCACCTTTAATCATCCGATATTTTAAAGTTAAATTAACTTTTCTAGGTACATCGCTAGCTAGCAATTTGGTGTATTCTTCATTAAAACTAGAATTAATAAGGTCACGCAGTGATTCTGTTACTGCGTCTAATTTTTCTTTTTTAATAACATCGGTAAGAAGTCGGCGAGGGTTATCAAGTTCTTCTTGCTGATCAGCATCAAGTACAGTTTTTAAATGATCAAATAGTTTTTTTCTTAGGTTTTCTATTAGCTGAAATTCTACTATCATCATTTTTCCGGTAATGTCAAAGAACATCTCCGCCAACGGTGATAATATAGAAAATAAGTCCCAAAAGCGAAACCATATTTGGTGAGCAAAATGCAGGGATTTATGATTGGGAAGATAGTCTTTGCCCATTGAATCAATTACACTCAATGAAAGCAATATATATCGCCAATGTTCATATTCAAACAACCTAGGATTACTTCGTTTGGTGATTAAAATATCATAAATACCTGTGCCATTTATTGTTTTCAATTGTTCTGTATCACCAATCTTACATTTTTCCCAGTCGTGTAAAACAATAATATCTCCCTTCCAAGAGACATTTCCCTGATGAGCATCTGTATGGAATACTTGTACCGAATAACTATTCATCTCAACAATTGCCCGTAAAAAAACGTTTAACGCTGCCATTGTTGTTTTTGCGTCTTTATACAATGTTCCATCGGGGGTTATAAGATCCGATTCTTGCGAAGGGGTTAACAAGTTCCATAATTTTGTATCGCCAACTTTTATCCGACCTTGTAGTCCTCCAACTTCACATTCGCGTGTTAAGTCAACTTCCTTAAATTTGGCTTTACATACCTTCGTAGCGAGATTAAAATGTTTCGTATATTTTGCATCCATCCGCGAGAATTTTGCCTTTATTGCTTTCTGTACGTCGGGTTCAATGGAATCGTCAGGAACTATTCTAGATACATGGCCTGCTGGAATTTCACTACCATCTGTACATTCCACAGGTGGGCGATAGACGCACGTATTATTGCCACTGGCAAGAAATGCACCGCCTTTCTTCCGTTTTATGATTTTACCCATATTATGTCTTGGGTAGAGTTTAATATAGTATACAATGCTCCCTCTATCCGTAATGGCCAGAGACAATGCAATTCTGATCTTGTGTTTGAGAAGTTTGTAGAGAAACACGGGGTGGTTCTCGTGGTAGCCGACGAATGAACCGTCGTAGGCCGTACAAAAATTGTTACACTCGGAAGGCGGCGGTTAAAAGAACGCCGGGGGGTTCGCTTTGCAGTACGACGAGGACACAAAGTAGTAGAACCAGTAGACGGGACCGAGGGCGACGGCGAGGATGAGGCCGAGGAGCTTTTCGCCGATGTTGCCGGTGTACCCGAAGCACACGAAGGACATTATGAAGCCCGCAAAGCCAAAGACGAACCATACGATCCCAAAGACCATGGCGTACGGACCCAGAAGGCTCGTGGAGAGGCCGGACACGTAGCTCATCAAAGAGCCGGTAGGCATCGAGAACCCACTGGAGGGAGCGGGCATGTCGCGCGGGTCCGCACGGTCGTCGCTGTGCACGCTGGTTTTGAGCGGAGGAGGAGGACCGGCCATTATTCCTTACGAAACATTTTCAATCGCAGGTTGCGAACCTCTTCCTCTGTTAATTTTGCAGGAGGTTCCGCTGCTCCAGCTCCAGCTATCACATGCCCCACGCCGCCCGAGCCGCACATCTTCAGCCACTCCTCCTTCGTCGTCTTGCGGAGCGTCCCCAGGCAGTACGAGACATCCTTCAGGGTCTTCTTGCCCATGTGTCGGACGTACGAGCAGTTCGTCATGACGATGTACTTGTCCCACGGCCCCGTTCGCATGCACAGGGCGTAGAAGGTCGACAGGGCCTTCCACGTGACGATCTTGGTCTTCATGGTTTCCTGCTTCTTGTACTTGCACTGCACGGCACTGTACTTGCCACCCTTCTCCGCGACCAAATCAATGCCCACGTCCCGCCGCTGCATGCTCAATTTCGTGAGAAGCTCTTCGGGCACGTCTTCCAGCAGCCACACGTTATCGTAGCCCTTCACGTGCTTCAGGTATTCCACACAAAAGTCCTCAAACATGTCGCCGCGTATCTTCTTGTTGTCCCGCGTCCGCATGTCCACGAAGCTGTGAGCCGGGGCGTCGTAGAAGGTCCTGCACGCCGCTTCGAATTCATCCCAGAGGTTTGTCGGTGATCGCAGAAATATCTCGTGAAGCTTCTTTGCTATGCTGTCGTCCATCCTGTCGTCCTGCACATCAAAGCAAAAAGACATTAGGAATCCGTTTTTACATATATTAGCGAGTGAAGACCTCGCGGGAGAGGCGGGTGGCGTCGTCGGGCGTCATTGTGGCAATATGGGCGGCGACCGCACAGAGTCCCTCGTGGATGGAGTTCCACTCGTCGTCGTCCCACGGAACCTCCGTGGTCCTCGGCGGCTTGCCGGGAAAGTTCTCCAGAAGCACGCCAGGAATCTTGCCACGCATCCGCATGTAGCACCGCAGCTGCACAAAGTCGTACGCGGGCGGCACGGGCCAGAACCTCTTGCGATTCTTGGTCTCCACGATGCGGCCGTCCTGGTAGCCGTCAATGTACCCAATGAGTCGGTACTCGGGGCACTCGAGCTGTGCGAACGTGTTCCGCTCCGAGATCTCCTTGCCCGTTTCCGCGGCAAACGCGTCCTCGGCCTTCTTCTCGAGCTTCGTGCCCCGCCGCTTCTGGATCTCCGACGCAAGGACCTCCTGCTCCGGCAGTGCGTCGATCTTTTCACGCACCTCCTTGGTCACCGACAGACGCTCTAGCTCAATCTCCGGCGTAGTTTGGCCCGTGTGGATACGGAGCTTGGCCGCCTCGACCTCGGGGCTGGCGACCGCCCGGCTGCCTTCCAAGCACTCCTTCAGCAGGACGCGGGCGTTCGTCTGCTTGAAACTCGACACAATGCTCTCCACCTCCGCGTCGCTCGTGGCCGTCGTTGCCTCGCGGACGCACTTTGCGAGAGCCACATGCACCTCGTGCGGGGCAGCATCCACAAACTCCTTGTCCGTCTTCCCACCGACTGCCGTCTTTGCGGCCAGTACGATCTCCTTGAACTGCGGCATCTGCGAAATGACCTTCAGGAGCACTTCATTCTTCGTCTTGTAGGGGTTGCGGCCCAGTATACCTGCGACTTCGGATGCACTGAAACGGGGCTTCATTCTGTCTGTGTTATACCAAGACCTCCGTCCCACGAGTATCCGTTTTCACGAGCGTACTCTCGTAGGTCGTCTGCGTACTGTTGTATACCCGGAAAGAACTTTGCGTTGCCAAAGAGATGCGGTAGGTACCACGGGTCGGGCCTGTTCCTGTGCCGCAGAATGACGCCGTACATTCGTAGACCAACGTCGTGTCGCCTCACGCGATCCGCCACAATGATCATGGTGTACGGCAGCAGAAATGTGTGGACGTCAGGATGTACGAACAGTTTCGTCGTTCGGTCTACGCTATCATACTCTGGGTTCAGCAGTTCGTAGTACTTGAAGGCCACCGCCGACATTCCCCGCAGCAGGTAGTAATTTATGAGGTTGTAGAGGCACTCGGCTCTATCACAGTCGAACCGCGTGGACTCGACGAGGGCGTAGAGTCCCAGCTCGGGCGTCCCGAGTTTTGCATACATCTCGTAGATCCGGAGGCAGGCAACGTACTTTTCCTGAGACCACCCGTCGAGTTCCAGCGTCCGCTTGTACCACCGAATCGCCTTTTCGCAATTCCCACAGTCCTTATACGAATTCGCACAGTAGAAGGCGTACCTGTTGCGAATGGGATCCTTTGTAGCCTCAAACGCCGCCGCGAGCGTTTCCGCGTCCTTGCGAAACCTGTCGGGATCCTTCGACCGAGCCCCCTCCGTTCGGGCGACGCACCGGTAATTTCCCACGATACTTTCCTGCCGCACCGGCAGCCCGTCCGCACTTTCTAGGTATTCGTGAAGCACGCCCATGTACTTCCACTGTCGCCGCGTATTGCTGAAGATGCTCGACCGATGAAACTCTACGCAGCCGATACGGAACGTCAAATTGTAAATGTCTGCCGTCATTGATTCCGGAAACTCTATCACGCCCTCGACCGTATCGTCGGCGTCAAACATCAGTGCGTAGTCGGTCTTTCCCCGAGCCAAGTCTACGGCTTGCGTCCGGTTCGTGCCAAAGTCGACCCACGGAACTTCGTGCAGCTCGCCCGAAATGTCTTTCAGAGTCTCTCGGATGATGTCTTGCGTTCCGTCCGTAGACCCCGTGTCGCAGATAACCCAGTATTGGAAGCGGACCTTTTCCTTCAAACACCGAAGGGTCTCCGCGATTATGTGCGATTCGTTCTTGACGATCATTACGAGGCATAGGCTCGCGGGCATTGTCTATCGTTCGTACGATGCTCTAAACACTCCGAATGAACTCCCACTGCAGGTAGTCGCAGATCTTCTTCCAGATCTGGTCGTGCTGTATCAGTCGATCTCGGGATTTGAGCAGGGGAAAGTGAACCTTATACTCGTCCAGCTCCAGCAGTTCCAAAAACTTGTAAATAATGTACGAATACGACAGAAAGTTTCGACGCTCATCGGGGCAGTACAGCAGATAGGGTGCCTGGACTTCCTGGAACATGGCTCGGATCTTGTCCTCGATCTCGGGCGTAATGGTCGGCGGCGGATTGCCGTTCAGACGCGAGAGGATATGAGCCGCGTGCTCATAGTATCGATTTCTGCCCAATTTCTTCAGAATTTCTCGGATATTTTGCTCGGTCAGCGAGGCGATATTATCAATGCGTCGCTTCCGCAGCTCGCAAATAACTTCATTCATAACGTCTTCGGGGATTTCCGTGCTTTCTTTGGCCTGGAACTGGTTCAGAATCTCGTTGAGGTGGTTCTGCTTCTTGTAGGCATAGTTGTTCCGCTCTTTCGGAGTGTCGCGGAAGCTAGGAAAGTCCGAGACGACGAGGGCGTACTCTTCGCTGCCGCACTTTGGACAGACGAGAATGCCTTCCGACGTGATTTCTTCGCGGGGTACGTTGCAGGGAGCACAGTGCTCGGACATCTTTTTGATCTGCTCGGGGTTCTCGATGAGCGACGTGCCGTCCGACAGCCCGCGACGGACCATGTACTCGTCAAACATCTTCTTTTTAGACGGCCCGATGGCGGATTCAGAGACGGAAAAGAGCTTGTCGAACGTGCCTACGGATATCTTGGGAGCCAATGGCACGTGAACCTTGTTGGAGGTTTTTGCGTAATAGTCCAGCATAATGTCTCCACTGGCGAGGTAGTAGTCCCGAACCTCCTGCTGATTCAATGCCGCAGACAAGCTCGACTGTAGCCCCGCCAGCTCGACCTCCATCTTTGAACGTCGAATCGACTCCTCGAAATCAAAGATATCAAAGTTAGAGTCTAGTTGTCTCTGAAGCACGTCTATCCTCTCGCGGATGAACCCAATGCTGCGTGGCGAAGACTTTTCGGCGAGTTCGTGGATGTACTGCTCGTGCATCGAGTCCAGCGTGCCGTAGCTGTCTTGCGGCTTGGAATGAACGTCACGCGTCTTTTTTACCTTGAAGACGTCTGAAGACATACTGCTTGCTCTTCTTTGGGTTTGAGTGTCTAACTCATTATTTTGAGAGCCAGGAGGGCGACGACGGCCATGCCCAGAAGAACGTAGGGGGTCGTATCTGCGTTGACGAGCTTGCGAGGAGAGTACGAAGACGGGAAGAACGGGGTGGCGTCGTCGAGCGGCGAGTCGTCGAGCGGCGAGCGAAACATCTGAGTGAATTTTTCTGCGGGCGGGGCGGGCGGCTCTGCCACTTCCGTACATCCCCGCATGTTGAGTTCGAGCGAGGGCGTGAGGAACCGAGTTTCGCGACCCTTGTCGATGCCGGACAGCGGGTCCGTGACGGGACAGCTGTAGGCTTTGCAGTCGGGGACTCCGCTCATGATGAGGGCGTTCCCGATCTTGAGGGGGTTCATGGCGGCCACATCTCCGGCCGCACCCGGAATAATGCCGTCGAGGCCGCCGCCCGACACGGCGTTTGCAAAGCTGGGACCGAGCACCTCTGCGGCGTCTTCGGCCCCCAACTTGTTGTTGGTCCACGTCGACCGGTTCACGATGCGACCGCTCGGAGCCTTGCACTGTCCGCCCGTATCCTCAAAGAACTGGTTGCCTACTTTGGGTCCACTCAAAAGACTCGTGACGTAGCCTCCGATCGCAGTGGCGTTCGTAAAGACCTGACTGAACGTGCCCGCACTCGACACGCCCTGTGCGGCGGGTGAACGGATGGTCTGCAGGTAGTCGAACGACCCGGGTGTCGTGCTAGCCATTATTCAAGAGCGAGAGTTGCGAATTTGCAGAGGTACTCGTGGAAGTATATGTTGGTCATGATACAGGGTCGCTGCCGAGCGGTGTTTTCGACGACGATCGGCAGTTTGGCTCGGAAGCGGCGGACGACGTAGGCCACGGCGAGAGTGGCAGACCGATTCATGCCCGCTTGACAGTGGACGTACACATTCTGGCACGCGGGGTCCCGCAGAAACCTGTCCATTGCCGCCTCAAATGCAGCATAGTGCTTTTCGAGGATGTTTGATTCGTCGTCGAGGGCGTTCATGCACGCGTACCTGCTGCTGCCAAGGGCATTGCGGAGGCCCAGCGGACAGGCCCCGTCTTCCGCACAGTTGATGACGTGGGAGATCTGTCGGGTCTTGACAAACATGGGCGTCAAAACAAAGCCCGGTCCCAATAGAATTCGAGGGTAGACAGTGGCAATCGGGTCGCGGGCAAAGCCTCTCGACGTGTGCCTGTACTTGTGAAGTATGCCGTTCAACATTATACGTTAGATGCGAGATGCTTGTATACCATATGGACGAGTACCTGGAGATTCCCGCGTTTGTCGTGTGTTTTGTCGTTCTGCTATGTCTACTGATGTCGTGTATGGACTGGGTTGATGGAGTTCAGTACCGCGGGCAGATCGCCCGAGCCCCACCGCTCTACTGGCACCTCCCGCGGAGACTGTAAAAACGGATCCGTCCACCTCGTCGAAAAAGGTAGCATCGCAGGACAAGAGACGCAGCAGAATGAACACGCCACAACTGAAAGGGGCACGCACATGGTTACTCGACGCCAAGGATAAACAGAGTATCGCACAGGCCGACTACGATGCCGAAGTCGAGCTGTACAAGCAATGCGAACGAGACCTACTGGCCGCGTTCAACGAAAACGTCTCGACGGATCGGTTTCTGGAGATTCGCGAGATGAAGAGGCTACAAGGTAAGATCGTGCGTGAGTCTCACCAGCGTCTGTCGCTGGCCATGCACATCGTGGACTTGGCCGAGACTGAGTACGACATGGCGTTCAGTCGTGCAGCTCTCGCCACTCACGACGCCGCTCGCGTCGCTCCTCGCGTCGCCTCTCCCGCCGCGGAGACCACCAGTCGTTAGACGAGCCGTAAATGTCGAGCTGCGTGGGCACCGCCGGAGCCGCGGGTGCCGTCGTCGCCTGGATGTACAGGACCGTCACTATAATTAATGCCACCACCGCCACCACTGCTATCGTCGTAGTTGCCTTTCCCATGATGTTTATTAATAGTATCTCTTTTTTACGAATTGTTGGTGAAAATGTACCATAGGATGATGGCCACACACATTAGGACAGCCAGAAACATCAGAGCCGTCGCCGCATGTGCCGCGTCGTATCCCCGCTTTTTAGATTTTGGCGGAGCAGCAGGGATCGCTATGATGACGGGTCGCGGGAGTTCTTCGGGTTCTTCTTCGGATGACGGCGTGGAGCACGAAAAGGATTTGGGCAGCAGGGCGTCCTCCATTGTTGTGTAGTGCGTCTTTCTGTTAAATTATACGAGGGGATTGAGCAGGACCTGAAGAATGTAGACGAGCACGACGCCGACGGCTCCGAGGACGGCCGCACCCGTCAGCGAGACGACGCCGCTGCCCGCGTACGATCCGGGGATGTAGCGGAGCACCAGAGACTGGACGGGTGTCAGCGAAATAAGAAAGACGGCACCAAAGATCGCCACGTAGCCGAGAATGTTGCGGAGAACGGACTTGACGGCCATGGGGTGCATCTGCGGCCCGCCCGGCTGCGGGGGCGAGACGATCGCACTGGCCGTGCCCGGCGTGATCATTTGGGGGTAGGTCGTGGCCGCGGGCAGCGACATGCTCGGCTGCTGCGAGCCGCCCGGGGGCATGAGCTGGTCGAGCGGGGTTGCGTCCATTTATATAGTTCAGAGTGAAACTCCGGCGGCCGGACATGACGCGTCCTCGATCCTATACCGGAAGCACTTGCCATCGATGCGGGTCACCATCGTCCGCAGGTCGTCGGGCGAATGGGCACACTCGCTGACCTCCGCCTGCGGCCGGTGGAACATCAGAACGGCGATGCCCACGCCGATGACGAAGGAGAAGAACATGTTCGCTTCGGGCTTCCGCAGAATTTCGCTGATCATTATATAAAGCAGATGCAATACTTCGGAAGCCATAGTTCGGGTGGCGGCAAGGTCAAGGTCGCCGACTCGTCGGACGTCCTGAAGGCTCTCAAACTGCAGACGATCAACAACGCGAACCAGTCGGCGTACCGCAAGAACGGCGTGACGACGAACATTCATTCGGGCATTTCCCCGCTGCAGGTGGCACAGTATAATGCGGCCACCCAGCAGATTAATTACGGCATCAAGTACACCAACGCCCGGCGTTAAAATATTGTGTGAGGAGGAGGATAAATATGGTTAAGAGAACAAGAAGGCAGAGGGCAGCAGGGAAGGCAGATACCAGGTCAGAAGGTGCAAAAGCGAAGAAAGCACTTGTGGAGGGGAAAGCACCTGCTCCCTCCACACATTCGGGATTCGAAGATAATGGCGTACGTGCAAAAAATGCGGCAGTGTGGCAGGCAGATAATCTTAAATTACTTGATGCACCTAGTGCCGCCATGGATAGAGCTAAAAAAATGGGTTACGATCCGAAAGCCGAATCCGAATTTTGGGAGTCAGATGAGGGTAAAATACTCAAACAAGAAATTAGAGGAAAAGAACCCCCTAAATTTAATCCGAATTTTGGAAAAAAGACATATCAAACTTCCACAGACACCAATAACTCGTATACGAATAAGAGTCCCTTTAGTGCTGGTCGCCGCGGCAAAAAGACCGCAGGTCGTCGTCGCCGGAGCAGCCGCCGCAACAGCTTGTCCGCCATGCTCGGGAAGCCGCTGAAGATGCTGATGGGCAAGAAGACGCGGAAGCACCGCCGCGGCAGCCGCCGGCACTAGACTTACAAGTAATCTGAGTGGGTACATAAATGTCTGAGGCCGAGGAGTACGATTCGTTTGGCGAATACCTTGATGCCGCATCGGAGATACACAAAAAGAGGGCCGATGAGAACAAAGAGTACCTTGATGGACTAAAAAGGGCCGAGGAAGAGAAAAAGCGTCATAAGGAAATCTGCAGAATTGTAGAAGAGTATAACAGAGTCCAACGTGAGAAAGCAAAGTCGCTTGCGTTGGCCGAAGGTAGGGAATGGTATGAAGTGTCGGGGGTGGAAGAGGTCGATGCAGCCTCCGCAAAAGCCAGGGAACCATCTAAAACAAGGGCCTGAATAATTTCGGAGTAGTAAATAAAATGAACGAGGCAGCGAGAATAGCCGAAGCCGAAGCCGAAGCCGAAGCCGAAGCCGAAGCGTTGTATAAAGAAGAATATGAGGAATTTGCAGAAAAGCGGAAGAAGGAGCTTAAAGAATTAATGGGAAAGCCCCGTACACAGTGGATTGAGAAACAAATGAAACGTCAAGAAGAACTTAAAAATTATGTCGAGAGTATGTCAGCCGCACAACACCGCAAAATCTTTGGCAAAAAGAAACCGACGAAGGGCGGTCGTCGCACCCGCCGCCGCAGCATGGGGGTCACCCGCCGCCGCCGCTCCCGCCGCTAATTAATTCAAAATATCCACGGTCGACGTGCACGCCACTTGGTAGGCACGGGCCTTGAAACAACCATTCTCAAGCTTCGGATTTCGGAACACCAGCTCGGGGTTCTGAACGTCGGGGACCATCTTTTTCTTCATCGTCGGCGGCACAAAAACAGAGGTGATCGTCATGCCGACCACGATGCCTATTAGGATCCAGATCGGATCAAACATTACTTTATGTCTACATTTGTTGTGTCGGGCAGGCCGAGTCTCGCGTATACCCTATCGAGAGTTTCAAGGTCGTTGCCGCACCAGGTCATGATGGGCATCGGCGGGCGGATTCGGGGCGACAGATCGCCGCTGAAGCATACGAAGAGATCCACGTCATCGTAGAACTCCTCGTCGTCTGGCATGAATATCACTTCGTCGTGCAAATGTTTGAGCTCGGCAAAGAACCGGCCTGCCTCGTTACCTCCGACCAACATCACGATGAACATCCTTTTGTGTGGCAGTAAGTAATGCTCAAGGATATCCGTTTTTTCACGGACGTGCGTCTGCTCTTCGTGATCGGTGTAGCGGCGTGCGTCGTCGATACGGCGGGGCTCTTCGTGTGGAAGCAGTTCCCCCGCAGTGCCGCGATCTCGCAGTGGTACGACAAGCTCGGCGTGTTTGCCTACACCATGGACGTGACGTCGATCGTCCTGGGCATCTTTCTCGCACAGGTCGTGACATCGTACGTCGGGGGCCCGTGGAACCCCGCCTTCTTCTGTGGCATAGCGGTGCTCATACAGCAGGTGCACGACATTCTCTTCGCCAAGTTTGTTGTGCCCGCCGTCAGCAACAACGACGCGATCAACGTGATGAAGCAGTACATCGGCCACAAATCGTCGCGATGGATCCTGTTTTTCGACGCCCTCTATATGGTCCTCACCTCGCTGCTGGCGATGGTGCTCTACGACCAAAAAACGTGGGTCTCGGTCATCCTGCTGTGCTTCGCCCTCTACGTGACGGGCTACGCGATATTCACGCATGCTGGGTAGGCATGTCGATCGGATCGTCGTCGGTTTCTTCGTCGTCGAACCAATCATCTACGTCATAATCATTTTTGAATTCATCGAGTTGTTCTGTTACAAATTTGTCTACAAATTCGAGAAGTTCGTCTATATAGTAATCTACCTTTAAGAAAATGAATGATTTGATAGCATATATTATGTGTTTACCTGCAAACCACAACTGTCCTTCTATTTCTGGTGTTATTTTGTCTCCAAAATGACTCTTAAATATATCCTGATATCCATGACCAAACTCCATATCTGCGTCGGATCTCAACCACATATCGAAAAATCGATTATGATTTTTTGATACAGATTGTTTACATTGTGAAATAAGAGACTTCTTTGCCAAATTGAATTTTTCTTCCATTTGATGATGTTATCTGCATGTATTTAAATGGAAGACTAAAACAGCTTCCACCAGCGGTGCTTCTTGAGGTCGGCCGGGACCTCGCAGCCCCAGCGGGGGATGGTCAGGGTCAGTTCGGCACCCGTGCGATTGGGCGTCTCGAACTCGAGCGTCGTAAGGTTCGGCAGCACGATGTATATGGTGCAGTACATGTCCATCGAGTACCTCCTGAATTCACGGAGGTACTTGCAGAGGCGGGGCGTAAAGTCGTGGTACGTGTATTCGGACATGACGTAGTGCCGGATGGCGTCGCGGATGTTTCGCGTACGGTTCAAGCGGACGGTCATCGTTTCCTGTTGCGTTTGAGGGTCCGCTGCCTGCGACCAGATCCTTTTTTGGCAGTTCTTCCGCGGCCACGTACTCTCCCAGTATAGAATCCCAGTTTCCTGGAGGATTGATTGAAAGAGGGGGGTTTTGGTTGGATGTACTGTTTCGCTTCTTTTCCGGGAACTGTTAGCAGAAACACAAAGTAAATGGGCTTACTACCTCCGCTTATAGGGTTGATTTCACTGGTATTTGCTTTGCGTGTACCTTTATTAACTGTAATAGTAAGAGCATGGGTACCGACACAGGTCGATGAAAATTTATCGTAATCAATTGAATTTGGATTTTTCTCAGGAGAGACGATGTCAATGGTTTGGATTCCCTTGATAATGGTGGTGATATTCTTTGTCATGCTGTCTAGGTCGTTTTTTATTAGAACTGTTCCAATTTTACTTCTTATGAAGTTGGTTATATGATCCACGATATTTTCATATAACGGTTGTGATAATGTTTTCTTGTATCGACAAGTGAAGTCGGCACGAGCAGCAACCGGAGCAACAACGGCCGGAAGAGCAGCCGCCCCAGACGGAGCACCAGTCGGAGGAGCAGCGTCGATAGCAGCAGAAGTGTTTGCAGCCGGAGCAACAACGGCCGGAAGAGCAGCCGCCCCAGACGGAGCAACAACGGCCGGAAGAGCAGCCGCATTAGCCGGAGCCGCATCAGATACGAGGGAGTAATTGCACTCTACTATTTCTATATTATTGATATCTTTGGTTAACTGATCGACTGTATAACTTCCTTCTTCGGTATTGATCGAGTTTGGCTGTCCGTTGAGGGTCCTTGATAATTTTTTTACGATGATTTGATTCTTATATACTTCCGAGACTTTTACGAGCGTTTTAAATGTTCCAGTAGATCGAACGTTTGTTAAAACAAAACATATACCTTTTTTGAATTTTTTCCCAGATATGACAAGTTCTGGGATTTCATCGGGTTTGGTTCCATATAACCCATTTGCAAACATGTTTGCAACATCGGGTCCGATGTTCGCTGGGGCCATTGTTGCAGGACTAGACCAATCGTCTGCAGCCGGAGCAGCAGCCACGGCGTCGATAGGACCAGCTGTAGCCGCAGTTGGAGAAGCAGCAGCAGCCGCAGCAGGAACAACGGCAGCCGGAGCAGGAGCGGCAGCGACAGGAGCCGCAGAAGCAGTCGGAAGTAAGTATTGGTGATTAGAAACAGAAATAAGCTTATCGATGTTTTCGATAGCAACCTCCTTCTGCGGCTCAGTTGCATCTGCGTCGTAGTAATAATCGATGAGGGTTTCGATATCTTTATTGAAGTTTTCTTCATTTTTGTAGTGACCTCCTGGGTTTGTGAGAATCTGTATTATACGGTAAACCTTTGCATATTTATTGGCTGCATTAGCAACGTTGGTTAGGGCTGTGGTATCTTGTAAATTCGCCGGAAGCAGCTTAATAGAACCTGTTCCGGCAGCCCTATCCACAGCAGCCTGCTGTAATCTAGTATTTTCAATCGTAAGGAATGTATTCAACCTTTGTTGAGCTGTAGTTAGTGTTGGAGTAAAGCTAATCGCACGCGAAGAAGGAGCCATCGAAGCAAATAGAGTCGATGGAGCAACAGCAGCCGGAGCAGCCGCAGAAGCGTTGAGAGGAGCAACAGCAGCCGCAGCGGCAGAGCTGGGCAGGGTAGCGGCCGGAGCAGGAGCAGCAGCCAGAGTAGATGGAGCAGCAGCCGCAGCGGCAGAGCTGGGCAGGGTAGCGGCCGGAGCAGGAGCAGCCGAAGCAGGAGCAGCAGCCGCAGCGGCAGAGCTGGGCAGGGTAGCGGCCGGAGCAGGAGCAGGAGCAGCATCAGAACCGGTGACGGCGGTCAAAGTGATTTCTGCAATGCCGTTGTTTATCTCCGCCACGGTATACATTGAAAAGGTATTCGGTTCTACGGCTACATTAACCCCATCAACAGTCCTTCCTGTGGTTTTGAACATTACCCTACCACGATCGTATACCTCTTTTACAACCATGGTGTCTTCATGTGTTTGTCCATTTACGGTGTAGGTATACTTGAAAGTTTTGCCTGGGGTTACGGTTGTTCTCCCTGTTTCTACTTTTGGAATAATTTGGTTCGAAAGGAGGCCGTTCGACTCTGCCCATGCCGTCTCGGCAGCCGTTAATGGGGCACTTCTTCTGGCAGCAGGAGACGCTGAACGGGCACCTCGATTGGGATTGTCAACATAGTCGGTAACATCGGATGGGATATCAGACAAATTCCGAGTTCGTCTAACTTCGGCCCCCAATGCTGGAGCATATACTCTGTTAGCCGCAGGGCTAAGCGATCTGGCACGCGATGCGGCAGGTGCTTCTGCAGGGGTTCCGGGTGTTCTGGGGTCGGTTCCAGAACTGGCTCCAGAACTGGCCGCAGAACTGGCCGCAGAAGCTGCTGGAGACGCTGATCCACGAGCATCACTCAAAGCAGCGGCTGCGGCAGCGGGGAGTACAACGGGAGCCGCAGTTCCACGTCTTATTGACCGGCCTCGAGCCGATGCCGGAGCCGCAGCCGCAGCCGCAGCCGGTGCCGGTGCCGCAACAGGAGGCGGAACAACCGCACCCAGAGGAGCTAGTTGAACAGTTATCGGAACGACCATTTCGCTCCCAATTGGACATTCGATTTCGATACCGTTTATTATCGCAGTTATCGGCTCGGTTAGAGCTACAAAAACGGCCAACCGACTGTCTTCTTTTGAAATCCTCCGAATTGTATTGTTTTCGAATTTGACCCCAACAGGACCGGTATGGGGCTCAACAGAACGCTTGTACTCGATGAAACTGTCCGATTTGAATACGACGGTTGTAGTCTTCGTGGACTGGTTAGCTGCCACCGGGGGTGCCATGAACAACTTCATAAGGTGTTCGATGTTAAAAAGAGGCGGAACCGACCCACCCGCAGCAAGAATCGTTTGTCTATACGCGAACGCATTCGGCAGCTCTGCAACAACTTCGTTGTTATTGAAAAATATAGGCAGCCTTCTCCCAATCTCGAGATCGGGAATGGGGTTGAACGTAGTTTTGCCAAACGTCTTTCCGAATTTTTTCTTAACGTCTTCGTGTGGGTCTCCGGCTACAGTTATTTTAACTGCGGCCTTTAATCGATCAATATCAGGAGTGCTTGAAAAACTTGGTGCAAAATATTCAAAATCGACATAAACGTACGGCGGGTCGTGAGGGTTTCCGTCTGCATTTACTAGACTCACAACTCCGACATTATTTGGAAGTTCAGTATTTACAACTGCTGCAGGTGCCGCTGGAGCCCCTCCTAGACCTACACTAGCACTCATTATACTAGCGTAAGAAATGAGGTCGGCCGCCTTTTCGGTACGTCAGCAGGTGCTTCTTCGCGACCCTATAATACTCCCTATAGGCTGCAACGGGATCTTCCCGCTTGTATTCGTCGGGCATCGCCAGTCTCGGCGGCGTCATTCCTGTATCTGCCAACGCGGGCTCGTTCGCTTCCAGCCACGCAATGTGCTCCTCGCAGGCATGCTTTCGGCCGCCGTACCGCCACCGGTACTGCTTGACGAGCTCCTTCGCGAGGCGGACGAGCCACCTGTAATTCTGCACACTCTCGCGTACCCATATGGAGCACGGATGCTTCATATGCGTGGGCTTGTACCCGCCGCTCGGTGCTGTTATCGTATCTGTATGAGCCGCGTACAGCAGCTGCGTCGACTCCAAACTCATCTTTACAACATGTTTGTCACAGTGGAACCTCGCACACAGGTGCGGGTTGCGGTGAAGGAAGAATATGTTCATTTCGGTACCGGTGCTGCTGCTGCGGGTGCGGGAACGGATACGTTTTCCATGAATTTGGCCTCGGCCGCTTCCCGTGGCACGCCGCGGTACACCATGTCCATCTTGATTGTCAACAGAGCTTTGCGGAGCTTTTTTGGGTCCATTTACTACAGGTCTATATGATTTCGCACGCTGTTGTTCCACGTCAACTCCTGTCTCGGAATATCTTTCCGCGACTCTTTGGCCTGCAGGACGAAGCTCGTGGATGTGTACTGCGTGTACAGAAACGTGACCATTATTGCAGCAATGATGACGAGTGTGCCCACGTTGAACCACCACGAGCCGTGGAGGTTCTGGATGGCTTTGGACTGGAGGAGGTTGTTGCGGATACGCAGGAGCGTGCTTTCGTCCACGAGACCTTGCATATATTGTGAGCAAGCAATAAACAATGAGCGGTGCCGGTTCCGCGACGTCCGCGACGTCCGCGGCGTTGAGCATAGCGACCGCGGCCATCTGCCTCGGCCTGGGGTACGCCGCCCAGCTGTTTGTAAAAGCCGAACCCTTTGACGGCGATCCGCGAGCAGTCGCTGGCACGCACAACCTCTACACCGTTCAGGAACTGAGCAAGATGACAAACAAGGAACGCGTGGACGCGTACTACAACAAGCGAGCCGACCTTCACGATGTTCTACAGTCCACGGTGGGAACGAGCAACGTGAAGGCAGCGTATCTCAAACTACAAAACAATCCAGAACTTCTCCTGTTGAAAAAGGCGATCGAGCAATATTATCCAGGCGATGTTGCTCCTCCAGTTACGCCAGGCAATTTCGCACAAACAAACCCGATGGTGGCTCCGGCTCCGGCTCCGGCTCCGGCGGGTGCAGTCGCAGTCCCTCTGCCAGCTCCGGCTCCGGCTCCGGCGGGTGCAGTCGCAGTCCCTCTGCCAGCTCCGGCTCCGGCTCCGGCTCCGGCGGAGGGTGCAGTCGCAGTCCCTCTTCTCCCCGGCGGACATATTAATCCGATGGCCGGAGGTGGCTCGCAGACAAACTCAGACTCAGACCAGAATTCTCCAGAAGCAGGCGGATCCACGGATGCACCTCACCCACAATCCGGAGGCGGGGTGCAGCCGCAGGGTTACTTACTAGGGCTCGGACGCATTGGAGTTGGTCAGTGAATGACGGATTTCGCAGCTCTACCTCCAGCTTTCCGTAGAGCAGCGATTGAATGGTGTCAGCATCCATTACTATATACTCTGAAGACTTTGCGTATACGGGTTCGCTTTGAACGCATCCAGGATAGCAGGGTCAACTCGCTCCCAGTCCGCATTGTTCGGCAGCTGCTGCGTGTACCGGAACTCGCCCTGCTGCTGGGCTGCCGCCGCCGTCGGGACCACGTTGCCCGCCCCCTCGAACTGCCGCACGTTGTTCAGCATGCTCTCGTCCTTGTTCACCTTGACCGCCCCCGCCGTGGCCTCGCCGCTGTTGATCGCGATGCTGCCTGGTGTCGTGTAAAAGGTCTCGACGGAGGCCTCGCGGCCCGGGTTCGTGTACGCGACCAAGTACGGGTCCACGACGTACGAGCCTTCCTGGGCAGAACCACCGCCGCCCGCAGCACCCATCCACTCGCCCACGGTCAGCTTCATGAACTGCTCAAAGGGCTCCGTGAACGACCGCACGTAGCTCGCCAGCGTCGCGTCCGAACCCGCGAGGCCGTAGTACTCGACAGACGTCGTCTCGCGTTGCTGCTCCTTCAGCAGCTGCTGCGGGAACGACGCCGGTGCGACCTGGGCTCCCACGGCCGTGTTCAGGTGCGTGAGCTCGCCCGTCTTTTCGTCCACCAAGATGTTGAACGTATCCGGTCGATTTTTCAGGACGGGTGCCTGCAGACCCGGCTCCGTGATAAAGTGCGAACCGGGAACGACGGGCTTGTCGTACGAAAGCTTCGGCTTGTTGTCCGTACGCAGCTCGTCCGTCGTACGTGGTTTGGCGTACTGCTGAGCCTCGTTGAACTGCTGGTATCCGCCCGAGCCCAGATTGGTGTAGCCGTCGTTAATGCCCGGGGCGACGTACGTCCTCTCGATCGGTGATACGTTCTTCATGTTCATGCCCGCCACCTGGCGAGACTGGTAAAAGTCCGACTCGTTCGCGTTTCCGAAGGGGTTGCCCTGGCCCGGAACGACGTCGTACATCGAGGCCACCTCACGCTTCTGGAAGTAGTCGCTGCCCGTGCCCGAAAACGTGTCCAGGATCGATTGCGTAGCACCCGACCGCATGTTCTGCGTCACTTTGGAGCCAAAATAGGGGACCATGTTTCCGTGCCCCTTTGCAGCCTGCCCAAAGCTCACCTCGGACCCCGTCGTGGCCAAGGTAGATACGCCCGGTCGTGACGCCGCAGCCTGTCCGCTCGGCAAGGCAAAGGTCTCCTTCTTCTTGTCTGCAGTGTTGCTACTGTATTGGGTTGATAGGATGTAGCCGAGCAACCCAATGCCCGAAAAAAGGGCGACCTCTATCATTATTTACTCCCCGTGAAATTTCGGGAGGACATTAACCTCGAAGGAGCTCGAGTGTTCTTAAAGTACTCGAACGGCGGGATGGCGTGCTCCTGCGGCCGGTAAATGAGCCACTGGAATGCGTTCGGGTCCGGCTGCTCCCGCGTCGTCGGAACGTTGAACGTACCCACAAACGGCGTACGCGGAGGAGCGTCCTGGGCGTTGTACGGCGTCTGGAAAACCCATCGCGATTCCTGCGTATGTGCATCATTGAAATCTATACGACTGGCGGCCATCTAATTATACATTCACCAGATCTTTTACAAACTGCGATAGACCGCTGCCCACGTGACCCACGACGCCAACAGCCGCAGACCCGGCTCCCCGCACGGCGGCGGCGGCGTTCTGCGAGGCTGTGCGAGGACCCGGCGGAGGAACCGTCCCCAGCGACCCCGTATTGGTGGTCGAATCCACGATATTCGATGTCGGCGGAGGCGGAGGCGGGGCACGTTCGGACTCGGACCATGCGGCCTTGTTGAAGGGTAGTACGAGCATATTGTCGAGGTTGTCTTTCAAGTACCCGATCTCGCGGTCATCGGGCGTCGACTGCTTGCCCTCCTCGTCGGTCTTCTTCTTGGTGGGCTTCTTGCCGTAGCAGTTCACTCCAAACTTCATGCTAGGGTCAAAGTATCCACCGTTAATACCCGGCCGGCCGCACAACTGCCGCTTCGACTCGCTCGTCTCATTCATCTGCCGCTTCTCCCACGAGTCCTTCTGAGTCGGAAACAATGCAAGGCCGCCCACCGACCAGCCGTAGCCGCACCACTCTGCCCCCGAGTTGTAGGCCTGCTCGACTTGGGAGTACGTGGCCAGCTCTGCACCGTACGCCTTACACACCTTCTCAGCCTTATCAAATGTGAACGTGTTGTCGCCAATGTAAAAGACTTCGTCATTATGCACTTCAGACGACGGCGGCGGCGTCCCTACGGCTGACGTCGTGCTGTCCACCCCCGTCGGGCGAGGCGGTTCGGGAACAGGGTAGTACGTGATGTCGATCTGATTGTTGCTCGTGTCGACCTTTATGAACCCAAAGTGAATAAGTACGAATGAGAGAATGCCCAAGAGCAGAACGAGAACCACGAACGAGAATACGTTGCCGGACACGATGAAGAGTATCGAAATCACGAAAATGACGCCGAGGGAAATCATCGCACCCAACGTAATGTCAATGCCTTTGTCTTTGGCGGGTTGCTCCATTAGTTTTCAGCTAGGAAATAAAGCAAGATTCGCATCGTCCTGTCGAGGGGAAACCGACGGGCATCCATGCTGACGACAGTTTGGTCGTCGAGAACTGTCCATGGGTTGCCGGGTGGAAGCTTGCGAGCATACGTCTTCCAGTGACCCCCGTTGAAGCACACGACTCCGAATAGGGTGTACGTCTTGCTGTTAATGACGATGACGCTCGAATATTCTACCGGTTTCGACCAGATCATCAGGACTTTCGGAAATCCACCAAACAACACTTGCTTCGTACAGCCCTTCTCGTTACACTTTTCACACTTCCAGTCTGGAATCACGTGCGGCTGTATGTATTCCTGAATGGCCTGGAGAATGGGTATGTTGGGCTTGGACGGCATCAGGTTCAGATCAATGGTGGTATCGGTCCTTAGCTGGGCATCCTTGCAGTGACAGCACTCGATCCGGTCCCCGATCTCGAAACGGAAGGCCTTATCGAGCCACGGCAGTTTGTCGCAGAGGTGGACGATGAGTTCGTGGCTGTCCCCGATATTCTGACCGGCGGGCATGTACGTCGTGCGAATGGTACCGTAGAGCTCCTTCAGCCCCGTCGTGCCCTTGCTCGAATAGACGGCGTGAAGAGCGACGTCAACCGCATTTGCGGCATCGGGCGGGGTCTCTTTGTAATGGTTCTCCAATACGGGGCAGGAAAAAAGTCCTTGCAGGGCGGCATTCACCCAGCAACTGCCTCTGACGTTGGGTAAGCCGAACATTATATATTACTTCATAAAAGCATTAAAGGCGTTCAAAAACCCAGACGGCTCTTCCTGGTTCTCGAACGCCTTCGAGAACGGCTTCATGATGCCGTACTGGTTGGGTGAG